GGCAGATTCAGTTATCGGTTCTGTAGATGAATCTGCCTTAACAGTTTCGGTTGGTTCATTTGTTTTGCTGCAACCTAAACATAAACTTAAGGTAATCAAAGATAATAACAATAATATTCCGCTTTTTTTTACCATGTTTTCCACCTCTTAATTTTAATATACAATAAAAAGGTAGAAAAGTAAACCTAAAATTTTAATCTTTCCTCGGTCTGAACCGTCTCCGGCCTTTAACCGATATAGCTATTTACTTACGCACACATTGCTGTGTGGTTGGGCGCATGAGTTTCACCCACAGTATCAGGATCTTGTCATTCTGTTACTTGTTAGCGCTGATATACCACTAATCTGACCGCAAAGCGGCGGTGAGGTCTTTCGGCCTCACTCTCACGTTTCTTTTCATTATATCGTGAGTTCGGACTGTATATTACACCCTTCCCAACAGGGAGTGGGGTGGATCACTTCAGCAACAGCGTTACCGCTGTCACCCCGCAGTCTCTACGGATAAATGCAATGAATTTATCAATATATTGTCAATGTCTTTATATTGATAATACCAAATTTCAATAAGATTGATATGGTTTAGAGTTGCGAACTCCCTCTTTCGCCGATCGTGCTCTTTTTGGACGATAAACGTATCCGTATTGCTTAACCGAGCGGTTCCATCGTGAAATTCACCTTGATATTCTATCAAAGTATTATGCGACGGTATAAAAAAATCATACGAAAGTGGTCGCCCTTTTACTCCAACAAGATTGGGAAATCGTTTCTACTCTGTGAAATTGATATGGTTCCGCTGTAAAAATTTAGAGATTTGTTCTTCTCCTTTACTGCGATTACAATATGGACAGAACTGCCGTTGTGCATTAGAATAGGACATTTTTTGAATGCCTTTATCTTTATGATGATAGCAAATATATTTAAGCGGTAAATGACTATTAACATATGGCTGTTCTATTAAAAACATATCATGCGCATTAAAAGCAGCCTTCACTTCTTGATATGAGGTTCTCCTCTTTTCTTGCGTTTTTTCCTGCCCGCAAAATAAACAACCACAACCGCTTTTAATATTATTATATGTGATAAACTGTGAACCTCTCTCTTGATGCTTGGGACAAATGTATTCATATTTCTCTTTTGCTTTTAATTTCTCATTTGTAATCAAAAAATATCCTCGCGCATCGAATGCCGCTTTTATATCATCAAAAGAAGGTCCTTGCAATTCATCAAAGCATTTTTTACTACAACAGATATATTTCCGTTTGCCGCTATTTAATTGTTTTATTTTTGTGGACGATACTAAAAAATACTCTCCGCAATTATCACAAGGATACATCTGCGGAGCTCCTGTCGCCGCACGGCGACATTCCAGAGAACAGAATTTAGAGTTCGGACGATCCTTTCGGCCACGATATTCTTTTCCACAATATTGACAGATTTTCATTGTTATCTCTTTTCATTGCAAATTTTCCTCGGTCTTTGCTGTCTCCAGCCTTTAACCGATATAGTGATCTACTTGCGCACGTATTACTACGCCGCGTGGCAAAGATCTACCACTTCATTTGCCGCTGTAATTAGCCCAAGACTTTCGTCTAATGAGTTGCCACCTGCGGCCAATGCGGCTGCCGATCGTTTCAGGGCTTCGCCAAGACCCTGTGAACTTATTGCGTAGTTGTTACCCACTTCATTGAAACGATCTACAACGCTTCCAACTTCATCGGCAGAAAGATGGAAACCTTGCAGAGTAGAAACGAGTGACTGCGCCGCATCTTCAATGTTCGTGTACTCAGACACGTTCATATATTTCGTCGCCCAGTCACCAAGATTGGAGGCATCCTCCAAATTGTATCCGAGTCGGCTGAACTCGGATGTTGCCCCGATAACATCAGTCATCGAAGCGCCAAGATTTTTAGCTCGATCAGCAGCACTGTCGAGATAATTTGCATAATCCTAAGCCGTACCATCCGAAACCTTCTTCAGGTCAGTCATCGCGGTATCGACATCAACTACATTCTGAAGCACTTGCTGCAGGCTGTTCTGGAGTAAATGAAGACCGGCCATCGCAACAGCGGTGTTGAAATGGTCCTTAAATAAACGAGTCAGTCTCTGTCCAAGATTCTCTGAGGTTAAGCCAAGCTCTTCCATACTCTTGCGAGCAGCGGCAAGATCCCGCTGAAGTCCTTCGACAGAGTCGGTGTCTCCAGGGTTAGCTGCGCGTTTCATGATATCTTCAAGTTCGCCTCGCAAATACGAGTTCTGTACCTTCGGATTATTCCTGATTGACTCACTTGCTTGACGATATATGTTGGCCAGATGCTCCTGTTGACGCTGAGTACGAACAGTTGCTGTATTCGCAGATTCAGCGATTCCTGCCTTTGCACTCACTTCTGTGTATATCGAACCAAGATTTTCAACTACCTGAGCCAATCTGTTGGTCCCGGCAGCCGCCTGATCGGTTCCAGATACTATAGCATCTAAAGCGCTCTTCGCAGTATCGTAGCCACTCCAGTCATATTCTCCTAAAGTGCCTCGATTTTTAATCTGCTGGATCATATTCGCTTGTTTTTGTGCACTCGCGATTGCTTTCTGAACAGCTGCATCAGAATTTGTTCGTTCTGCTGTCGTCCAAGCTTTCTTGATCTGCTTCTCTAAATCGTATTTAACTGGCGTAAAGTCTTTCTCCGCTCTGTATTTTCCGAGCAGACTATCAAGATTTTTTACGCTCTCCTAATCTATAATATGTCCCTTTTTAAGTTTTCCAAACTTCGAGCTAATCTGATCTACATTCAGCTGAGACATTTGTGCTTTTTCAGCGGCTCGAACACCATTACGTGAAAAGGCAACATTGATTGCCTGTTGCGCCTCTTTCAAGGCGTTCATGTTTTCTACAGTGCCTTTAGTGGTCGCATCAAACTTCTTCATCGCTGACTCGGCGGTCTTGATTGACGAAGAGTCAACCGGGGTCTTCATAGATTGCAGATACGACATTGTCTGCCTTAATCCGGCAGCCTGTCTTTCTGCGCGTTTGATAGCTTTCTCAGCTTCCGTAGCGCCTTTCTTAGCAGATGAAGTCGAGCTTTTCGTTGAACCGCTTGAAGTAGATGTGGTCGAAGCCTTACCTGAACTTCCTTTGGAAGACTTCGACCCGTTATCGGATTGGTTCGAACCGGCCGCAGCAATCGCGGCCTTTACCTGTGATGTAATGCTCTATGTATCAACTTTGATCTTGAGAGGTGTGTTAGCCCCAGCTTTGATTGCTTTCTGCACATTACTAGTCAGTTTCTCGGCATCAATAGGAACCGGGATCTTCTCAAGCTTCTGAAGGGCTGCAATCTTATTATCAAGCTCCGTAGTGTCGGGCTTGAATTCAACTGTTACGCCCAAATCAGCCATAATATTTCACCTTCCTTATAGCCTAAAATGGCCGCGGGGAGGCGCGGCCGTTATGTTTTACTTAAAAAGTTCCGCGAACAGCTTGCTTGCACTGCTGCGAACGTCCTCATCCAGATAAATGCATCCAAACGATTTCTCGCCACGCAGTTCATTACACATCTTGACCAACGGATTGTTCGCGGTCTTGTCAATCAGAGACTGGCCATAGTCGCCACTCATGAAGATACGACTATTCTGTCCAAGGCGAGTACCCACAAGACGGATCTCTGCTTCGGTGAGATCCTCCGCCTCGTCGACAACCATGATCGTATCGTTGTAGGTCGTGCCCTTCATGTAATATGGGATATTGGTGTCCAATACACCTCTTTGCCTCAAGCTTTCGAGCTCGAATTCGCCGCCGTTAAGCTGCTGCTCAAGCGGTAAAAAGAAGTTGCGAGTCTTGTCTTCAAGAGTACCCTTCAGATAACCGACCGGCGCTCCTTCGCCAGATGGTTCGCGGATACCAAGCATTTTCGCCTGATTTCCTTTTTCGTTCACATGATACAGGCCCATTCTGGTGGTCAGATAAGACTTGCCGCTGCCATAGGTTCCGAGAATAGCCACAATCTCAATGTTTTTATTCATCAGAAGGTCGAGGGCGCATCTCTGCAGAGAATTTTTACCCTTCAAATAATTGGACGGCGGCAGGCGCAGTTCAACGAACTTCTCTCCATCGAAACGCATCTCGGTTGATTTCCCAGTCTCTACATCCGTCAGAATGAGATACTGATTAGGGAAGAGGCTGTCAGTATTCAGCTGTTCCATATAATCGTTAATCTCGTCGGCCGTGCCGTTGAACTGAATATAGCCTGTGTAGATATCGTCCTCGACATCAGAAGAGGTTACTTCCAACCTATAAACGTCGCGGGCGATGCATCGGCACGAAAGATCGTCGGTCACAAACACGATCGGTTCAATGCTTTTTGTCTGGAACGCATCGTAGCAGATCATATAATCAGGAGCCCCATCATATATCGAAAGCTTTGTCGCCGGAGCTTTAGTCGCATAGTTCGCAACCTGATACATCTCTGGATGACTGTTCAGCAGACGAGTTACTTTACGAGCTTTGTGCTTAACCTCGGCGTCTTTGCTTCGGTTCGTCTTAATGCTCTCAATTTCGCGAAGTGTTACAACGGAAATGTAAAAAGGCTCCGCGAATGCGCGTTCACCGGCATTCAGCAGAGCACAGGTGTCATAGAATTTCTTCATTTAGATTACCTCATCCACAAGACCATACTTCAGCATCTCTGCCGAGTCCATAAACCATTCGTTGCGTTTCTTCTGGTTGTAGGTTCTAGCGTTGATCTTAGAATGAGAAAGAACGTACTCCTTGAGCTGCTTCTCATACTGCTCGGTGAACTTCAAAGTATCCTTTACCTTTGAGTTAGAACCTTCGAGTTCGATCGATCCGTCATGGATCAGAGCAGTGGAATGCTTGAAGCACTTCTTGGTTACGTTCGGATTGTTGTATCCGGCCATCAGAAAATAGCCGCCCATCGAGTAGGCGTGGCCGGTCACCAGAATGGTTGTCGGAGTCTTCAGATTATCAATAATGTCGCAGAACGGCATGCCGTCCCACAGCGAACCTCCGTAAGTGTTCAAAATGATGGTGATTGGTTCACCCGTGCCATCATTGTCCATCTCCATCAGCGGGATCATTGCGTTCTCGACAATATACTCGTCAACGTCAGCATTAAAAATAATGCGGCGCTCCTTCAGACCCTTGAAATACTGATAGGTTGCGGGATCAGTGGTTTCGCTGATAATCTTCTCCAGATTGATAATATCCATTCGGTTTTCTCCTTGAATTTTTAAGATTTTGTGAGGTTTCCCTCAGATATTGGCTAAAAAGCCGGCGCGAGCTACAGAAATAAGCTCGGCAGAACCATCGAGTTCTTCGATAGCTTCATCGTAAAATGGACGCGGATGCATCCATGGGTAGTCCTTGCCATTAAACACATTCGGCACACCGGTGTCGTTGATCCACTGCGCCAGGACTCCATGAGGCGGCAGGGGATAGCCTTCGACTGACTCGTTTGCTGGTTCGGAATCGTAAATATTGATCGTATACGCTCCGACCATACGAGACTCGAATGTATCAGAAAGACCGCCGCGGCGCTCGTAAATAACAGGGGAGTAGCTCTCGTATACAAGCTCGTCAACTTTCTCTCCAATTTTCTCTTCGACTAGATACTTGATCTGATCGTTCAGTGTCTTCTTGCAGGCCTTTTCAGCCGCGGCTTTAAGCGCCGCGACACTTTTGAAGGTTTTCATAGAATCCCTCCGTTACGCATTTGCGTTCTGCTCAGCCTCCGCCGCGCGTTTGTTCTCAAAGAACTTACTCAATCGCTCGGTTGCAGGCACATCATTATAAACCTGAACCATTGCGCTGTTAGCCCAGCCGACTACATCGGTGATATCGCTTTCAGACATGCCGTCGCGAACAAGGTTTGACACAAACAGATGTCGCATAGAATGCCAGTAGAACGGTTTAACCGTGAAGCGGTTAATCGTCTGAGCCCAGCTGTCAAGCGTGTCTGCCGAAGCCTGCTTATAACCCTTGTCATCGCGCGTTACAAAGAGCCACTCGCTATTGATGTTGAGCGCTTTTCTCTGCGAAATCCAGCGTTCAAGGTAAGGGTCAAAACCCGATTTTATTACATAGCAATCTATCAGCTTTGCACCCTTAGTCAAAACCTTCTCTGGCGTGCAGTAAAAGTAGTCAAAAACTACATTTTCCGGCTTAAACCAGTCAATTTTGAAACGCGGAAGTTCAGCTTTGCGTCGGCCGCTGTATACCGCCAGAGCGAGCGCACAAGCAATCTGATACTTGCCTTCCTCAGTCAGGCGAGTGAGAATAGTCTCAATCTCGTCAGTGGAGAATACGCTCTTCTCGCGAACCGGAACGTTCGCCGGGTTCTCAATCTTACGAATGATAGGGCGGAAATCCTCGTATTCATCGTCGAGGATGTTCTCGATGTAGTTCGAGAGGGAGCTCAGTGCAGCCTTGATACGTCGTACACGAGCAGGGGAGTTGCCGTTCTCGTTGATCATCCAGTTCTGAAGGGAAACGATTTCGCGCTTCTTCAGTTCGGTAAACGCTTTGTTCCCGCAGTTCTGAAGCACATAGGTAAACACAATAAGCAGATCGCTCTTGTATCCCTTAATAGTGCCCTCACTGCGTTTCAGAGAACGGAGGTACTCCAGAAAATCATTCATCAGCTGGATGTTCTCCGGATTTATCTGCTTCGTCAGCTCCGGAGATGTCAGCTTGTTCATCTAAGTCTGGCGTCCCATCAATATCGTCCTCCTCTCCATTTACTCCGAAAATGCCGTGTACAAGGTTCGACACCGTGTCGTCATCAATACCGCCAGACAGCAGAGCCTTAGCAGTGTTAACATCAATGTTAGTTACTACATTCTTCAGACCGCCAAGCAGGTCGGTAATCGCGTCAGCAACACGATCAAACGGATTCGACTGAGACAGGGAGTGCATCAGCACCTGCTCAGTCTGAATGGTTGCGGCGAGCTGGCGAATACAGCTGTCCTGCAGTTCGCCAACAGCGGCATATCCAACAGTCGCGCGGACGAGATCGTAGAGATCGGTTCCATAAAGGAGCGCAGCTTCAAATCCGCCATCGAGCGAAACACTCAGATCAGTGCAATATCTAACCAGAGCGCTGCGGAAAGCAAAATCAAGCAGACCATAATTGCGTCCGTCGCCGTCGTCTACATGATTACATACGTCACTGACAATAGCAGCACGCATCTTGGGAGTCATAAACGGCTTGATGTTCACCTTGAGTACAGTGCCATTGATGCTGAACTCCTTCTCAACAGACTCCACGCTCGGGGTCAGCGCCGCCATGATATCAGTTTTCTTCGACATTTATTTTTCCTCCATGTTTTTGAGATAGGCCATCGCAATACAGAGTGCGTCGGCCTCGTCCGTTTGAACGGACAGATTATAGGTGTCGCGAATCAAGTCAATTGCCTGCTGTTTCAGATTTTCGCGAGTGACGCGCCCTTGCTTAAAGCCGAACACCTTGCGCCACTGAGACGGTAAATATACCGTATACGGGATATTGAGCATATCGCAATATCCCATGATGATGCCTTGCAGACGAGCCAGAAGAATGACTGCCTGCGCAGATCTCTTGTACATTATGTCTTCTATTACCACATGGTCTGGTTGATATTTTCTGAGCAGGTCGCGAATATCAAAACACATGTTGATGAAGCGGCCTTTGCTGTCTTTGTCCGTGTGGCGGTCTATCATCCCATGACGGACATATTTTCCGTCGTCAAAAACAGCCCAGCCAGTGATAAGAGACGACTAGTCCAGACTTAAAATTCTCATAATTAAGATTCCATCACTTCGATGGTTCTCGCAATAACGATCGCAAATTCCTCTCGAGTTACAGGGTCTTTGGGCCTGAATTTGCCGTTTGTGTCTCCCTGCATGATACCGTCTTCAATCATGCGCTCGACATATGGCCGCGCCCAAGGCGAAATCTCGTCTTTGTCAGTCAGCTTCGCGAGCGGATCTTCTCTCAGATAAACGCAGAAAACGTTATCGACTGCGCGGTTCTCGGTCGGCGTATTCATGATCTTATCCTCGTGCATCTTTCTTACGGAGCCGCCGCCGTCGAGGTTCATCGCAAACAGTGCGTTATACTGGACGAAGATCTTCGCCATGTCAGCAAAGAGCATGCCCGGCTTGTCTACCGTCAGAATAAGAAGATCGCCGTTGTCACGAACGCCAATACCAGAGCGCAAAGTCCTGTAATTCAAGCTCGACGTATTGCCGTAATCCGTGTTTACCTTGCCCTTGATAACGAGCATCGGGTACGCCGTCATGAAATACTGCCACTGGCAGGACTTGTCTACTCCGTACTGAAGCAGATTTGGAAGACCGGGGAGAATACCCATCCCAGTAAAGCCGTTCTGATAATTCTGTTCTTTGCCTTCGCAGACAAAAGACATGACATTATGGCCGGTCTGCATATTGAACAGACCGCCGTTAATCATAATCTGCGGCTTCTTTTCTTTCCGAGCATAGAAGTTGCCGAGCGTTTCCTTCGGGTCTTTGCACTTCTCGAACGTCAGAGACTCAATCGAGTCGTATGGCACAATGTCGAGCTGCGTATAACTATTGATTTTCACTGTCTGAAATGGCTTAAAATTACCCAGAGCCATGGGGGATCGCCTCCGATCTGAAATTTTGGTTTTATTGTTTAAGTGAAAAGAAACCGAGGATAAAGTTGCAATTCCTCGGTTAATAAGCCTACATTTGCGCATTAAACTCCTTCGGCAGTGCGCAAATCCTCATAGGTGGTCGGAGCAGTCTCTTCGATTGGAGCCTCTGCTGCCGGTTCTTTCGCCGCTTCCTCTGCGGCAATGCGCTCGCGAACAACATCAACCCAGATGTTCCAGCATTCTGGGGAGCAGGCTACAGCACGCCAGCTACCTACCTGTTCGCATTTCGCGCAATGGTGATATTTTTTGCCGCAGACTTTGCATTCTGCGTTCAAGTATTCGGACATAATATATTCCTTTCTTAATAAATTTGGCACGAGCGCTTCGATTTGAACGAAGATCGGAGAATTTTAGAGATTCCCAGTTTACCAATTAGCCTACACTCGCGTATGGCAGAGATGGTTGGATTCGAACCAACGAGCGAGAGCGTTACCTCTCTTGGCGGAGTCAAATTCCGCTGTCTTTCCTCTTGACGACACCTCTATATATAATGAAGGGAGACCCGAAGGTCTCCCGGGAAAATCTGATTAGGCTACCAGATACATGTTCCAGAGGATCTGGCTCTTGGAGCAAACATCTACCAGCGTCTTCGCAGAGAATGCGTGAACAGCCGGCTCGTCGCCAACCTCCAGAGAATAGTTGCCGTCAATCTTAGCAACCGGGATCTCCAGAATAGCGTGATGCTTGATGTTGTTGTCGCACTTCTCAGCAACGGTGCAGTCGATCAGAATGCGAGCATTCTTTGCGAAGTGGTCTGCAACGTTGGAGATCTTACGGCCAACGGTAATCTCGTGCTCGTAGGATACGTAGATCTCGTCGCCCTTCTTGAAGTCGTCAGCTGCGAAGGTGATGGTCTTCTCAGCTGCGTTTACGGTAAAGGACTTGCCCTTAACCGGAGCGTCAGCAACTACGGTCAGCTCATCGCCCTGAGTAGCGTCCTTGTTTACACGCCAGATACGTGCAACCTCTGCGCCAGTAGCGCCAACCGGAACGTAGGTCAGCTTAGCAGTGGTGTCAGAGTCGCAGGAAACGCGCTCGAAGTTCGGAACAGTGATCTTGTTGTCCTCAGAAGCCTCCTCAATGTCGGTGCCAGCCTGAGCAGCAAGCAGACCTGCAACCAGATATGCGTTGTTCCAAGTAATGGTCGCAGCCTTGTTGCGGTCGAGGGAAGCCAGAAGCATACCCTGCTTACCAGTTACGTCGCTGGAGTCAACAGTGTTCTCCAGAGTGCCGTCCTTGATCTGATCGCAGAGTGCATACAGCTCACCAGTGGTGATGTCGAAAATGGATGCCAGGTCGAAAGACTCCAGCAGGAAGTTCTCCATATTCATGTGTTTTCTCTCCTTTTCATAGAATTAGAAAAGGGAAGCCTCATTCGAGACTTCCCAGCCAATTAAGAGCATCATCACTGATGCTCTTTTTTTCAATTGTACCGGCGTACAATGCTGCCGCCAGCTGTCGCGCTTCAGTTAATTTCTGAATGCGTTTCAGACTATCGTAAAATACGAATACTCTTACATTCCACACAGTGTCTGAATTATATTTGAACCCTTCGTGATTGCAAAGAGCAGAAACGATAGGGAACAACGATGACTTTTCTTGTTTTTTTCGCCGGGCGTATCTTTGAGCGCGTCTTTCTTTTGAGATCATATACTCTCGATCGTGTTCGGTCTTGGTTATGATCACCTTGCGCTTGATATCGTGCATCCGACGGAGGAATTGTACTATCTGCTGATAGATGGCTTCGTCTATGATAGTCTGATTTTTGCGGTTATACAGACGCACTGTACCATCAGTAGCATTGATTTGAGGTTCATACTCTGATAGGTTCAAATCTCCTAGCAGGATCGAGGTATCATCTGGTGTTAATTGACGAGTAAGCATCATGAACAGTTGAAAGTCCGTGATCTCCTCGTATCGGATACCAAGATCATCCAGTGCCACCATAAAGTCAGAGGGAGAACCGCAAAGAGAAGATACCGCTTCAAAGTAGTGTTCTTCGCCAAAGTCGGTTAACTCGCCAATTGTGGGCTACCGCACTTGGATGTGCTCGTTGATTATCAATGGATCGCCTCGGTAGATTTGCAGGTCATTCACCTATGAATGTTCGCCTGTCCGTTCTTCAGGTCGTTTCCGCGATAAGCAGAGAACTGAAGAGTTCGGAAATAGTATTGCTGTGCAGACATAACTCCTTCAGACTCGTTAATAAGTCGAAGCTGGAGCCCGAGGCAAGAGTTCCAGTTTAGAGTTTCAGAGATATCTCCAGCTAGAATATCAGTCCGCGTTCCTTTCTGACCTTTCACATGCATGTTAGTGATAGGGCAGAAAGAGGTCACGGTGATGATCAGCTACTTGAAGCGGTCATTCGTACCGGGGCCCTTGGAATCAATCGTCACGCCAATAAACGTGCCGACTTCCTCTTGGACTTCAGCTAACTTGACATACGGAAAGATACAGACCCATTCGGCCGTATCAGGACACTCGGGGTCGACCTGATCGTTATCAAGTATTTCGATGATATCTGGATTGCTGTACAGCATTTTGATAATTTCGCGTTTGAGTTTGGTTACCTCGGACTGCTTGTTGCCGTCACGCATCAGGAAACCACCTCCACATCGATACTTCCGGTTACATTACCACACTTAGCTATCAACTGAACCGTTATACCCTGCAACTCGACATAATCGAGAGCAGAGATGCGAGCAAGATCTCCATCAGGACTGATTGTAAACTTCTCGGCAAGAACAGGATCAACTTCTAAACGCCACTCAAAAGCAGCATCGCTGACCTCGTTCCCTTCAGCATCATACAGATGCGCCGTGAATTTTTTTGCTGAACCGCCTTGACGGATAGTTGCACTTCCGCTATAGGTGAATGTAATCGTCCCCTCAGTCGTCTGATCCGGAGTCGGATCTGGAGCAACAGAAGGTTCGATATAATCACAGATTAGCAAATCTTTACGGTCTGTCTTCGGATTGTACAAATCCTGAGTTACGTTTAACACGAGGAATCCACGAATGTCTCCGCTCATGTAGAAACGGTCGGTAATTGTATCGACGGAAGTTACCTTGTATGTCTTAGGGCTTTCGCCGATAATTTCAAGCATAAATCTCTTGTCAATGTCGATCAGAGATGTCTCTTCGTCGAACGTGACCTGAATCTTATACTCACGGCTTGATACCGTCAGCGGTTTAGCCTCATCAAGGTTGGAGTAGTACGGCTTCTCAGCAGTAACCCACCGACGAAGAATTTCTCCGGTGTTCCGGTTCTGCCAGACAAGCTCGCGGTTGCAGATCTGCATAATGCCTTTTGTGTATACTTCTTTGTTCTGGTCAACTTCAGTGACCAGCCACTTTGCATTCAATGCGTCTACAACGTCACCGGCGTAGAAGGTCTCGCCTGGATAAGCGATAATCCTTCTTTCGTTGGTAACACTTTTATTTTTGGCCACGATAAGTTCTTGCTGTTTTCCATTGATCTTCGTTTCAGGCTGATAGTCGATGGAGTCTTTGAAATGTCTTGCAAAGTCCTCCTGCAACGCAGCAATTCGCGAGTCTTTGGAATATGTGGCCTCTTTGCCGAAGCAAATCCAGCGGTTCTTCTCTAAAGCGTTCATTAACTTTCCTCCGTCTCATAGGAGGTATAATCAATCGTCTTCTGCTGACCGGTTCTGCGATCTTTCCGCATATATCGGTCGAGCTTGACCTTGTTCTCTTCCACGACTGTGTTATACATAGTCATAAAGGTTTTTCTGTCGTTAGCAGGGGAGAAGACCTGCAGGTCACTTGGCGTATATTGGTGCTGGAATGCACGGAGTTTGGAGACGTCGCGCTTCAGATACCCTTCGTACATGAGGTTGGCGAGAAGATCAATCTCAGCAGGATTTAAGTCTGCTGTGAAGTATTCCTTCTCTTTTCGCCCTTCGCCCTCCGTGTAGGTATCCGTGAAGTCGATGTCTGTATCGCACTCCATCTGAATTCTGACAGCCGCGTCACGAAGCAAAGCCTAAGCTCTCTGTAAAGCAAGCATGTAGCTTTCCTCGTCCGTCGCTTCATAATAGTTGAAAAAGTCACGATCCTCCTCGATCAGATCGAAGAAAACATCGTAAACAGCACTGCAAGGTGTAGACAAGGGCTCACCTCCTCACAGTTACTCGGCGTCTTCCGCAGATGTAGAAGCCTTAGATGCAGACTTGCGAGAGGTCTGCTTCTTCGGAGCAGGAGCTGCCTTTACAGAAACTGCCTGTGCAGTCTGCAAAGCTGCAAGCTGTGCCTGAAGAGCTGCCATCTGTTCCATCATTGCAGTGAGACGAGGATCTTCATCCTCCTGTACGCGCTTCTTTGCCTTCGTAATACTGATGGCAGAGTTGCGTACACCGCGGTTAATCTCGTCGTATCGCTGATTGATGATATCAATCATGCGGTTCGAAATCTCCGCGTTTTCATCATTCTGGAGCGCAACCATGTGGCTGCGAACGCGATGGATCTCTGCAACGTCGGTGATCTTAATGAATCGCTCTGCTGCGTCCATATCGTTATCACGAATGATACGGTCAATCTCCTCGTCGAAGAGAACCGTGTCCTTCCAGTTGTCGAGATAGAGGGCATGATAAATGTCATCCCGCTCGTCCTCAGCAAACTGAACGCGGCCATTGCGGAACACCGGCGTGCGAGAATTGATGTACTCGACATCGGAGAACGGCATGGTCAGAACAACCGGAACGCCTCGGTAGCTATCCAGATAATACTCTCTGAGCTGACCCGGCAGATTGATGGGACTGACACTATGGTTAAATACCTTTACTGGGGTATCTGCTTTGTAATTCAAAATTGGAAATCTCCTTGATATTTATTTTTTGGGCGGACTATTGCCCGCCCGTGCATCATAGATAGATTACTGCGCGTAAACTACCTTAGCTGCCTTGGAAATGTCAGTGATGACAGAGCCGAACGAGTAGCCAGAAACCTTGATGTGAATCTGCTCGTTGTTGATGTCGGTCTCCTGATAAGTGCGAGTCTCGCCGCGAGTGATGACCTTGCCGATCTTGCCAGCAGCTGCGAACAGGCGCTTGTCCGGAATGATGAAGTTGCCGTTAGCCAGCTTCTTTACGCCAGACAGACCGAACAGGCGGCAGCCAGCGTACTCCTCGAGCTTGCCGGTCTTGTTGTACTGGTTCTTAACAGCCTCAGAGAAACCGTACTGAGCAGACTGCAGGCCAGTCATGCCAACGATGTACTTGTTCTGGCCGAAGATTGCCGGCTGCTCGCCAGACTCAGCTACGTCCATCAGGTAGGTAGCCAACTTGCGGCATACAGCCTCGATCGGAACTGCGCCAGCCTCATCAAACTTGTTGTCGCCGGCAGCAATTGCCTTGTCGATAACGTCGATGATACGGGAAACGCGCTCGAGCTCGAAAGCCTCGTTGATGTGGGTGATCATGTTTGCTACGGTCTTGTAGCCGCCACGACGGATCTGCTCCAGAGTGAGAGAAGTCTCAGCCTGCAGGGTGCAGAAGGTCGGCTTCAGAACCTTGTGGTCGATAAAGGAGCGCGGTACGTTGCCGCCGGTGATCGCGTCGTATACCTGAATGGTGTTCTTCGGATCAACGGTTACGCGGTAGTCGTCGAACTCGCCGATGGAGTCGTTGTCGAACAGCATGTCGATCAGCTCAGAAGGAGCAGAAACGGTCTCCGGGGTAAAGGTCTTGGTAATCAGAGCGGACAGCTCATGATCCTTGTCGTAGCCGGTCTTGCCGAGCTCACGTACCCATGCGTCGGTAACTGCGGAGATTTCCTTATCCTCTGCAGTCAGCTCTGCCGGGGAATACTTGATAGCATTCGCCCAGTCAACCATACGGCCAGACTGGTTCATAATAGCACTGAGTTCAGTGTTCATGTGTTATCTTCCTTTCCTAAATAATGAAAAAGGAGCCGCGAGGGCTCCTAATGATGTTTTCTGTTGGTTAGATATAGCTAACTATCAGGCAGGATTAGCCCGCAGTTGCGATCTCTACGCGGACAATCTTGCCCATCTTGATACCGGTCGGATCAGAGTAGATGCCGCGGTACTCGTAAGCGTACTGGCCAGCAGTTGCCTTTACGAACTTGCCGTCCTTAGCCTGCAGCTTGTCGCCAGCCTGCAGGGTATCAGTGTCCAGCTCGGAAGTAGCATACATCTCGCCCGGCAGAGTCTGGATAACGCGAACGCGAACGCCAGCCGCAGCATTCTCGAATGCATCGTCGGTCGGCTCAACGATAGCGTTGAGACCCTCATAAGTTGCGTTGATGTCGCACAGCTTGGTGCCAAGGCCGTCAGCGGTGTGCTTTACGGTCTGGTCCTCGGAGTCAACATCAATCGGTGCGCCCTTCTTAACGGCCGCAGAAGTCAGAAGCAGCTCAACGGGCTTATTCTGAACAGTCATAAGTTCACGGATCATGTGAAAATCTTCCTTTCTTGTAAAATTAGCATTTGAGGAACGCATGCATGATACTTGCAGCGTCTACAGATGGCTCATTTGCCACCAAATTTGACGTATTTGACATCTGAGACTGCGAAATAGTTGCAGATGCCTGCTCGTGCTGAGCCTGTGCAGAAACTACACGGTCAGCAATCATCATCTTCAGAGCGGACTCATTGAGCTCGCTGAAGATCTTAGTCATCTCCTCGCTCTGGAGCTCCTCGTCAGTAAACTGCTTGGAATTCTCAGCGTAAGCGCGGAGCTTTGCCTCAGCCGCGTCGTGCTCTGCCTTCTCGGCAGCCTCACGGAACGGAGTCAGCGTGTCGATCTCTGCCTGCAGGTCGTTGACCTTCTGGTTCAGAGATGCAATCGTGTCGGTCATTTCGCCGAACTTCTCGTTGATCTGAGATACAGATACCGCCAGCTTTACATCTACCGGGTCAGATACCGTAACGGTATCGTCATCAGCAACTGCATAAGTTACCTGTACGAAAGACAGCGTGTCGCTGCCTTCTACGCTCAGAAGTGCCTTGTGCTCCTCCGGGAACAGGTAAGCTACCCAGAACCAGCCTTTGACAACACTCTTCGCAGCTTCGCGGACTTTCTCGTAAATATCCCAATCGGTCAGCGAAGCAACTTCGGGTGCAGCTTCAGGTTCACCCTCTGGCTCCCCAGAAGCAACCGGATCAGCCTCCGGCTCAACTTCAGGCTCAACCGAAGCAGGCTCTACAGTCGGCTCGACAACAGGCTCAGCTGCCTGCGCGGGCTCTGCAACCGGCTCTTCAGCCGGAATAGGCTCTTCAACCTGCGGCTCAACAATCGGCTCGGTCTGCGGTTCAGCCTGTGCGGAAGTCTTATTCTTCTTCAAGTCTTTTTCCTCCTTGTTAGATTTTTGATCGATCAAGTCGCGGCTAAGTGCCTCAGCAACCATCAGCTCATCCGTCTGAGAAAGAGAAACAACCTTTGCATCCTTGCCGTAAGCAGGATCCGCAAACTCGTATCCGAGGAACGTATTACCCTCGAATTCGTATCCACTAATGGTTTTGACGCCATTAGCGAAGCTGTATTCATAGCTTGCAATCTCCCAGGAGTTGTGAAGCTTTCCTTCAGAAAACAGACGCCTGATTGCCGCAACAGCATTTTTGTTGCGCTTCCAGATCTTTTGAGTTGCAAAAAGGCAGGGGAGAGTCTCCAGTTTACCGTTCACATCGACCGTGTCGTCTTTGATCTCGACAGCGGTATGAACGCCAATTGGGGTCGTATCGAAGAACAGCTCTCCGTCCTCGTCCAGCGCAACCTCGTGACTGCCAAAGGTAGGCTCGCCATCTGCGTTTGTGCGGCATTTTGCATATACCGGCATGTCAATCAGAGACTTAGCGCACTCCTCAGCAGTGTCGGAGGGAAGCAGAACCGAATTCAGATTGGGCTCGTCGTAATAGCAGATACGGTTAACCAGAGTAAGATACTGAGAATTTTCCTCGTCCTCGCTCAGGTCGATTGCAGTGCTCGACAGAAACATCTTTTCTTTATTCATCGTTCTTTTTCACCCCCTCAATGACGCCAAACTCGATTCCTTGCTCTTGGAGCTTCTGTGCAATCAGTTCAGCGTTTTGTGCAGCAAAAAAGGCATCTGCGGAAATACAGATGCCTGATTTGGAAAGATAAAGTTCCCGCTTACAATGCGGGCAGATAAGTTTATGGCTCATTGATTACTCCCTTGTATCATTATAGGTTTCGTCATAGCCCTGCTTATCAGGGTCATTTGAGTCAGCAGGACGGCCGGGCTCACTCTCGCCATCTGCATTGCCGTCGGAATTGAACGACGTTGCATACGGTTTGAAGATATCGCTGAGGCCATCAGACTCTTCCTTCTCGCGCTTAACCTTCTCATCTTCAAGGTCGATACCGATCATGCCAAGAGCAGTATCACGGCTGACGGCGAATGTGCTGTACAGCAGCTTGCTAAGCTCCATACGCATATCCATATCGAGCAGCTCGGAGTCGATAATCTTGACAGACGGGATGTACTCGGGGCCAATGCCGTTCAGGGAAAGAACCTGACGATAGAAGTGCTCAATCATGCGCTCTACCTGCTCAGAGATAGAGTTAATACACTTGAGCAGCTGCGAGAGGTTAATGTTTGCAGTGGATGCCGTCTGAGACTTGTCAGCTGCAAGAAAAGCTACGCCCAGAGACGACAGAACCTTGTTTCGGTACAGGTTGACCGTCTCAGCAGAAGTCTCATTAACTTCTGGCTCGACGTACTTGATCTCTTTGACGGAAGGTCCCGTAGTTACAACCACAGTGCTGGCCTTCCAAGCCTGCATCAGGTTGTCATGGTTCCAAGCCTGCTCTTCAAAGCAGCGGCGGTCTGCGCTCGGACCAAGGCATTTCTCATTCATAATCTGATGGATGATCTTCTTTGCCTTGCTCTTAGCAGTGGTCTCATCAGCATTGCGGTATGTCTCCAGCATCAAAACGGAAGACATCGCGCGGAAGATAGGGGACACGCCATACTTTTTGCCGAAGTTATTGACGCGCACCATATAAGTGTAGTTATTGTCGAGAACAGCGTAGGTCTCTTTAGACTTCATAGCCTCGCCGACTTCCTTCGGGAAAGTTGCCTCGACCTCTTCCTGTGTCGTCTTGAAGAAGAGCGGCTGACGCTTCTTGTTCATCAGCATTGTCTTCTGCAGGGCAGATTTCAGGTTTTCAATTCCAACCAGCAGAACAGGGTTGCCATTCACTTCATATCCGGAGTTCTCTATAATGTCGAGCGGCAGCCAGTCAATCTGCCAGTTTTCCGTGTTGTTGCGGAGTACAGCAGCATAGTTGCCCTCGATATAGCTTGTGATGATTGCCTCGCGGATAAAATGCTCGAGACGTACCTGAGAATTGAAATCGTTCAGGATCGCCTGAGCTTTCTCGAGCGTCTTTGTCTTGTTGCGTGCACCGTTAAAGTTACGGTACGAGAGACGCACATCAGTGTTAATGTTGTTTTGAATCGACTGTACAACCATGCCTACAATGTCATCAATATTGATGTACTTTCGGATGATGGCGTTGATACTCTGGATGCTGGAAAGGTTAGATTGAGCTCCTTCACCCAGAGAGGAGATTGTGCTGGTCGTCAGATTGCTTGCAGACGCGCCGTCATTCAGATAAGCACTATACAAGCGGTTCTGGGGATCGTAAGTTGCCATTGCATGTTTGTAACGCTCGGCGGTCTCACGATCAATAAACGAGGTGACGATGGTCGTCCCATCTTCCGCCTCACTTGTGATTGGCTTCGGATCTTCAGCCACAAAGCCACCTCCTTAGAAATCCACGGTAGATACGCACCGTGGCGCATATTTGAATTCGTCCTTCGAACGACGGCGAAGGTCACGCTCCAGCTCAGATGCGATGTAGTTCGCGTATGACAGACTGGAGTAACGGTCTTTGCGCATGCCGGACACCTCGTATACCTTGATGTTCTGGCCGGCCATTTCGTATTCGAGGTTGATGGTCTCGTTTACAAATGCGGTCGTCTGGTAATACGGGTGCTGGTACGCAACCTGTTCCTCAACGGAGAGCTTGCGGTAAGCCTTGCTCTTTTCGAGCAGTTCAACGCCGTCAATCTCATTGATGAGCAGACGGAGCTTTCCACGCTTGATACAGTCGCGGAGTGAAACGGCCATTTCAGAGTTCTTCGAAGCACTCGCTTTTATGGAGTACACAATGCGCGGAGCATTGGGGTTCCGACTGCGAGCAGCCATGTTCTCATCGTTAACGCAAGACCATGCCTTATACTCGACTCCTCGGGTTTCGTCGTATAGGTCTTGGACAAGCTAGTCATAGATGGAAATGCCCACACCATTGGTATCAACTACGACGTAATCCACATCGAGATCGTCATACAATTGACGGATTCGGATTGCCTGATCTTGGCCATGACCACCATCAATAGTCTCCATGTAACATTCATTGCGGATATACTGTCCGGAGTTGTTAGGCAGGAGCTGCAACAGAGTGATCGCTGTCGCGTCGTTTCTTGCGCCGCCAGAGGTTGCGATATCGCAGCTTAGCAGGCGAATTTCTCCCGGTTCCTTGTTTGTGTACTTCAGCTTAGGATCGCCGAGTGCCGCATACATAGGCCGCGGATAGATTGGGCGCGTAATGCGCCGTACAGAGTTGAGGTCTGTATAAGAGAAGAATGCACGTTCAGACTCGCCGTAAAATTCTGAGCACATTTCCATGCTCCATGAGATTTCGTTGAAATCGTCTTCTTGCATTTCCTCTCGAATCTGTTCCATCGGATAATATCCTGCAGAAACAGGTAACTGATAAGGGAATCCGCACACGATGTACGGCTCGCTCTTGATCATTGACTTAAAATAAGCCTTAAACTTAGCCCAGCTGTAATGCCATTTGAAATATGCCGAGCTGATGTACGTCTCCGTGTTACGTTCCTTTGGGTAGTTCTTATACTTTGGGAAACTGTAAAACCCCGGAGTACGCTCGCCAGCTTTGAACTTTCTGAGCACCTTATCAATAATATCCTTCGGGATCTGCACGAATTCGTCCGCGATCATCCAGTTTGTACGCGCAGAACGTGAAGAATCACGCGCTGTTACAACTTTGACCACGGAGCCATTCTTGAATTTGATGTACGCCTCACTCGGCGTCACCTTGTAGTCCTCAATCTCGTTTGTTAGATTGGGGGAGTCTGGCATGAATTTCTCGACTATCTTGTTCAATAGGTTCGTTGACTGACTTCGGACGCCGGCCGCGACAGTTACTTCGAGTCCGGGATACAGAATACAGCGTACACAAATGGCCGCGGCGACAATCATGGATTTACCCATGCCGCGCGACGCGATAATCATGACGTATGTGTTCAAGCAGATGAGATCCAGCAGAATACACTGGAACATCGCCAGCCACTTCATGCCAAGATAGTCCTGAGCAAAACGATGTGGGTTAGCTCGGTAAAAGCTAACCCACTTACACATGCCTCGTTCAATTTTTTCAGCCTTAGTTGCGTCCATTACGGCTCACCGCCGTTCTGTTCCGCTTTCTCTTCGGCTTCCTTTTCTGCCAGGAGGTCGACACCCTCCATGGCTCGGTTCATAATTGCGTCGAAAACATCTTCGTCGTCAGCATCTTCGAGTTCAGGGTCATCAACGCGATATTTGTTCATCTCGTCCTCGTACATCTTCGCGTGCCGGTTTTTAATACCGAGCATATGACAAAGATGGCCGAGGAAATAGATTGTGATCAGTCGAATGATACCATCGACATCTCTCCACTCCGGCAGAGGTTCCGGAATCGGATCATGATCCTCGAAACGCTTTATCATCTTCCCGAGCGGGATCTCCGACTCGCGGTCTTTTGCTTCGACAATCTTCGGAGTCAATGCCGCGCGGTCGAGCGTCTTCTGGTAGGTGTCCGTCAGTTTCTGATACAGGTCAATCTTGCCGTCCAGAAGCATCTTGTTCTGCTGAAGCTTAATAACACAAAGCTCGCGGACCAACGACTGCTGTGATTTGCCTTTGACTACGCATTTGGCGAGCCAGTCCTGATACTCGTTCTCAAGGAATTCGTACTCGGTCGCAGTGTAATTGATACCCCATTCGTTCATCAGTTCCTTCGTGACTTGGAAGTCAGCCTTTTTAGACTGGCTGTCCAGCTCATCATAAGACTGGATCGCAAGGTCGGCTTCTTCACGAATGGTTGCATCATATGTCTTTGTGTCGTATTCCTTTGTGTTCAGCTTCGAGATGTAAGCACCCATACGGTTCTTGTGAATGCCCGTTTCTTTTGAAGCGTCCACGATGTCGTCCGAATAATACAGATCGAACTTCATGCAGATGCGTCGGATGGCATCATATTCATCGTATGCCTCACAGTAACGGTCGAACATCGCGTCAACACAGCCGCGGCATACCGGCAGGCGGCCATTGTTGTTGCGATACAGAATTGTGTTGGGTGCTTTGTAAAAGTCGGTAATCTTCGGATACTCATTGCCGCAGCAGACGCATCGTTTAACCTGATGCGGCTAAATCTTCGGCTTGAGCTTGTCGTTATCCGGAATTGTTGGAATTTTAGGGATGAGGGGTGGAACTGCCATTAGTTCTCACCGCCTTTTGCCTCCTCTGCTGCCAGATGGTACTCTTCAGAAACAGAGTTGAATTTCTGGAACGGAATGAACTTCACCGTGTATTTCGTCGGTACAAGTCGCTTCTTGCCGTTAGAACCCGGGAAGTTGTCCGTCATCATGCGAGGTTCACGCTTGCGGTTCTCAAACTTGCCGAAGTCCGGCAGAGAAAGAACTTCACAGGTCTACAGCGTTGCACGGATGGATGCCAGCACGCTGTTGACGACCTTTTTGCTGTCCTCGTATGACATGTTGTACAGCGAGGAGTGCATATTGTAGAGATCACTGTAATACTTTGCGTTGATCCCATTGTCTTTTTTCTTCTTAGCCACTTAATTATCCTCCAGATTGAGATAGTATACGGCGTCGCGGCCAGTTCCGGGCTTGAAAGTCATCAGAAGCTGACTCGGCTTGGAATACAGACGCTTGCCGTGTGCATGATTATCGGAGCCGCAAAGGGCAGGGGCGATCATGCTGTCTACGCCAAACTGGTCGAACAGCTCAGCGTGATGTTTATCGCCCATGATGGCGATATCTACCGGCGTCCCAAAGTCGCGAGCAAAAAGCATGTTTGCAGTGACGCCGAGATTATGAACCGTATCAAGATCTCCGTGAGTGGAGACGACGGTTTTGTCGCAGATGATGTCTGTGATGAATTCCTCACAGTGTGGACAGATGTGAACCTTCTCGTCATCTTTCAGACGAGCCTGCAGCCACCACGGGATAATCTTCTCCATGTTGTCTGAATGGATCGACTCCTTCTTGTTCTGCACGGTTCTCATGTGGTTGCCGTAGGTTGCGTATACCTCCACACGGTCAACAGCAGCCGCGAGCTCGTGAATTGCCTGCGCGATAATTTCTGATACGCGCATCAACTGATCACAGGTGTTTTCTACAGACTCAAGTCGTACAGTCGGATGAATTGCACCGTGTGCAAAATCTCCAAGCAGATGAATGTGGAGACAGCTGACCTCGTGCAGAATCAGTCGCTCGACGGTCTCGTTAATCATACGTCGAACCCGCTCGCCACAGATAGCTGGGTCGAAAGTGTTGAATGGATTGTCGCAGACCATGCCGTAATGCCAGTCTGTCAATACCAGAAGAGCTTCGTTGGAATCGCCTTCATAATTGCCACCGAAGTCGAGCGGGATCAAGGGACAGTCCTTGTTCAGTCTCTCGGCTGCTGCTGTAATGCAGTCGTGGAGGGACTCCTCGCGAGCCTATGCGTTTACGACTCTGGTCAGCGCCTGACGCTGATCGTAGAACTTGCGCTGTTCCTTTCGAAGATCAAGCTCGCGCATCTCGATGTCTGACAGCAGGGCGCTGCTGTCTGTCAGAGTCTCTTTGTTTGCGTCGAACATTTTCTTGAAAGCTGCGTAGTCCTTGCGGTACTTGCACTCGGTGTACTGATAGCCGAGCTGGTCGTTGATGATGTCGGCTACATCCTGCCACGAGCCAATCTCTTCTTTTTTGCTTCCAATTCGGTAGATGTATGCGTACTCGCTTTCATCTTCCTTTTTGAGCCATTCGGTTCTCAAGCGTTAGCCTCCTTGGCAAGAGCGGCGAGACGAGCACGACGTCGGTCGATGACATCGAGCAGAGCTGCGGCGTCCTTGTTGTTGGGAATGGCGCGGAGGTACTTCTCTTCCTCGCAGAGCCAATACTTCCCGGTCGCGGTTCGTGGCACGCGCAGGTCAGGGAAGAGCTTGTAGATGGTGGCACGTTCTGCCTTTGTGATTCGGATCAATGTAATATTCTCCTTGAAATTTGATGCGGAAAGAGGGCAAAATTGCCTTCTCTATCCACCCCTGTTTCTAAAAAAGGCAAGGCCCTTTTCCCGAAAAATCGGAGACTGAGCCTTGCTTTTTTACTGCCTTTTTACTACAAGTGGACTGCTATTTTGCGAGTTTTTTATCGCGGGCTGTTCTCTCGAATAATCTTGGCGATCTCCTGCCATGTATGCGGACGGTTGCGTTCTCTCCGTCGTTCTTCCTTTTCTGCCTCGTATAATTCTTCGAATGCCCGACGCTTTGCTTCATATGCTTCGAATGTGTAACCGTAAAGAGACAGGCTTCCAGTTAAGCATTCAGTCGCAATCTGAATCGGCTCGCGGCTCGTTTCGATCATTTCATAGAACGAAGAGTTTGCGGTTCCGAAGAGAGCATCCATCAAAGTCATTCGGATATCGCTATTTTCTTCTTTCTCCAGATCTCTCAGAATTACGTACATCGTAGCTGGATTGCACTTATATTTCGACACGAAAGCAGTGAACTCATCCTTGATCTCAGTTATCTCTTCTTTAATCCGCGCACTAGTCAATTCTGGTTCCAGTACGTCTCCGATATTAAAGCTGTTTTCGATGCTGGCGAAAATATACGCAATCTGCTGACGACACGTTCTGGCCGCATCGAAAAACGACTTCGCGAGATCGTATCTGGCTCCAGCCGTTCCGACCATCACGGGGTCGATAATGTAGCTGAACGGCTTGTCTGCTTTCCATGAACCTCTCCAGAAGCGGCAACGGTTGATCGTGTGCTGCACGTAATCCATCGTGGTCTTGTGGAATAGATAGGCTTTCTTCTCGCTGTCGTAGTAGCCTTTGCGACGAGCCAAAATTCCAAAGAAGTTCGGCTTGATCGCACGGCCATTTTCGTCTCTGCGTTCGTACTTAGCCTTCAGTCGCTTGTATTCGTCACGGTTGTTCACGACGAATTCCTTTTTTGCTTTGTCGCTGTTGTGTTAATCCCGGTCGCTACTCGGAATGGGCAGTTGCCCCTCACGGTTTCCCGTGAGCACAGACTATATCTTCACCTCCACAAAGGAAGGGGGCACCACAGGCCGCGGCTTCGCGGCACTTAGTCGTTGAACCTTGCCCTTGATGGGGCCTTGGCTGCTGATTGCCGATTTAATATCTATCATGTGTTAATTACGCAGTTATACTCTATCTCTGCGTTCTTTCTTGCATTGACCGCATCTTCGTAATTTTTATACGAACCGAGATATTTTCTTACTCCATCCACACCAATTTGTGCACACCACTTTTGCGCAGGTTTGCTCCAATACACCCCAACCGAACCGCTAGTATTACCTTTGCCTATTCTGCGATTCATACAGTTTTCGCTTCTTGTGACGACTTTTAATTTTTCCCTGCGATTATCAGTCAAGTCATGATAAAGATGGTCGACTTCGAATTCAGGTATGTCTACAATGCCGCAGATCAAACGATGCAGCTTAATCACTCTGCCATTACTCTTAGTGATGACATACCCATTCTTATCGATATGCCACACATACTCGGCCACCATCTCGTAATCTTCCACACTTATCTTAAACGTCGAACCATCGTAGCATTCCACAAGAAAATAGTTGTCGAGTTGTGTAAACACATTTCCGCAGAACAAGTTTCTTCTTCTATTGTCCAAGCTGTTTCTGTTTCTATGGAGCACTCGTCTCGTTTCAGCTTTCTCACCAATCAAAGCTTTTGCGAGTGAAACATTCCCGTCTTCATTCGTAAATTCAACTTGTCCTTTTCTAACTGCACACACACCTGTCGACACGAATGCAAAATCATCCTCGTCAATCAAAACCTCATATCCTTGATTGCATCTGACGACTACGTATCCATTCTCAAACCGATATTCGTTTGGCTTTCGACTTATAAACTTTTTCTGACGCATATTTTCCTCCTTTCCGCAAGAATATTAACACATGAGACGCTTAGGATTTAACCATACGCCATCCGAACCATTTTTTCTGCTTTCGCCGCATTCACGTTCACGGTTTCCCGTCGCGTTGTAGCTGGTTCGGCTTTACGGTATTCCAGCAATTCAATGCCATTCACTCGCACATCGCTGTACGAGAGGACTCTTTCGAATCTCAATTCCCGACATTACATCCAGCATGGACGTATCGTAGTAGATCTCAGCTACCTCGTTGAAAGTCGCGCCGCTGTTGAGCTTATCCCACAGCAGGCTGTTCAGCTCCTGAGAGAGGTTGATGATCTCGCCGATCATGTTCTCGCTGGTTTTGATGTCAAGATCGGTCTGCTGAGCGCTCGTGTAAGAGCGCTTTGTCTTCTTGGACTCGACCAGAGAGGTCGGGACTTTGAAGAGGTCATAGTGTTTCTCGGCCGCTTTGATAAGCAGCTCGTTATCTGTAAGCATCATTGTGTCTGAGTCAAACCTTTATACCCTCGGTTTCCCGATATTTATTAGGGGAGTAGATCATCTCTTCAGGTCAGAGACCTGTTCGGCACTTCCCACGACGGAATTTCGCCGCCACAGTATGGACTTCATCGACCTGACGGCCGGTATGTCCTGATCGTTACACCTTCGGGGGCATTTCTGCCCGAGCTTGGCACGGTATTACCATTGCAACAGCAAAGGCGTTCACCGTTAGCTTTCACACCCCAGATTTCTGGGTTCACCGAATTTTTACTGCGCCCTCGCGAACGCAGGCGACCTTTTATGGTAATCGCAACCACTCAGACGCTGAAGAATATTTTCTCCAACAGAATTGATGCAAACAATTTCCTCCGTCAAGTTCATGTACTCGCTGATCTGATCCACGTGGATGTTATCCGTCAGCAAAATGTTGCCCTGACAAACGTGAGGACTGCGCGAGCCAAGCAGCCGCTGACCGTCATCGAACCGCATAGACATCACATGCCCGACCGGAATCGATGACACTCCGTGGAACTAACCGATTGACGACAGCATCATCTCCAAAGGATTTCCCACCAGAGTTGAATAATTGCCGTTGACAAGCACATGGCCGCGGCGGATGTTGTTCTGATACGAGCGAATGAGCCCGTCGCGGAAGTCAGCGTACATCTTCGTCTGTGCGAAACGGTCGTTAATACCAAGCAGCTTGAACACAATATCATTCCTTGTCAGCAGGGGAGACTTGAGCTCCGCAGCCGCCGACTGCTGCTTCAGGTGGTAACGCATAACTGCCGGGTTGTTTTTAAGCTGACGCATGTACTCGATGGACGGCTCGAGGAACTCGTCGACTTCTTCCTGTGACATCTGCAGGGTGTTGAGGAGCTGATAATGCGTCGAAACCATGCGACCGTCAAAGTAGTGCGTCTTCTTCTCATGCTTAACGACGCCGAACTTGGGATCCGTGCGCTTCAGCCAATCACGCAGCCGGCCGAACTTCAAATATTTAATGCTGGAGGGAGTCGTGATGATCTTAACGTCCTCGATCGACTTTGCCAAAGTAAATCCATTCAGCTGCTCAACACGAGTGATGCCATGGTCGGCAAAGAACTTCTGAATGTTCGCGTTGAAGCAGCAGGACTTGAAGAAACGGTTGCGCAGAAGCAGCATGCCGTACTGCTCATACTTCTCGCCGAACAGAGACTTGTCCATCAGCGACTGACCATCCCAGATGCTGTTCGTAATCTCAACGTGCTCGGGACCAGATACAAGATGACCGTCCTCGCGTACACGAGTCGCAATAACATCATCCGTGAACGTACTCTCGAAATCGTCGATGACAAGGAAGTTCTCCGGCCGGATTTCAAGCGTGTCCACAATCGAGCTCGCCGTCAGCGCGATGTAGCTCTCCAGTGCTGCAAGGTCAATGTCCTGCCCGGACGCAACCTTGATGCCGCACATCTCCCACTTGTGCATAGCAGGGTAAAGGCGCTCGTCTATGTACAGGCACTTGCCAACACGAGAGGATCCGGCCGACCTTTTGTAACGGACGTAGTGAATGCCGTCACAGTAAAAGCCTTTTTCGTAAAGCTCCTCGCGGATGTCTGCTACGCTGACCTCGGTCGCGATGTTGATTTTGGCTCGATACTCGCCGTCCTCCAGATAGAAATACTTGCCGAGCACGGAGGGGGGAAGAGGGTTCTGAACCTTCGTATCACACTGGATAGCAACCAGTTCGCCGTCAAGCACGTAAGCACAATCGGCCATGTTTTCCGCGACCTCGTCGTAGCGCCAGCCGTTCTTGATGTACAGCGTCTGGCGGATACGGTTGTACGCCTTGACCGCATAGTGCGCCGTCACATTGATGACACGATGAGTGAATTCCTTGCCCCCGGCCTCAAACGAGAAGTTGCGGCGGCGGTAGACCCGCTCGTATACGTCGCGAAGCTTCAGCAGATCCAGAGAGTAGTCGAGCGTGTTGCGGAAGCGCTTCAGGTTGAAGCCCCCATCAGAGGAACGGATGTTGTAGCCGATCTCAGTTGGACGGTCGTAATGGTTCGCGAGGTAGACGTCCTTGCCATCTACGCTTGGAATGTAAACTGCATTCGTCATTCGCTCACCTCATTCCCCAGCGCGAAGGCGGTCACGTATAGAACGTCCTTCTGGGAAACGATGGTAGCTCATCTCCGACCAAATGCTGTAATCCTATGCATCCTCCTCCGGCAGCTTAACACAGGAGCAGCTCGCGTCAGTCGGCGCAAGGCAGTAGTCGTTATGGATGCACGCTTCGCATGCGGTCGGATTGTAATGGTTTTTCATGTAAGATCTCCTTAATTTTGAAATGCGATTGCTCGCGGCGGCAGTTTAATGGCAGCCGCTATGCCAAGGTTGTTAAAATATTTGTCAGACTGTAGTCATTGGAGACTCAGCCTTTCAGGCAGCACCACCTTTGCGACGCTTCTTGTAATGCCCGCGAGGCCGACGCAGACACATTCTTTCCAGTCGATAGGCTGTGTCTCCGTCACCGATGTAAAAGATACGGGGGTTCAAGAGGATGCTACCTTTGGGAATGCCCTCGAATGGCTCGTTGAGTCGAACCATGACAGCCTCGATCCCTTTCGACGTCCTGATCGTGCCGTTGAGACAGATGTTGGTCAGCTCAGTGTAGTTGCTCCGCGAGTAACCGCCGGCCGCCGCCAATTGACGACCGGAGAGGGGAGCTACCAGAAAAGGATCATTGTGGTCTGGCCGCATACAGAATACATTGTAGTCGTTATGCAGGTATGGAAGCATCGAACTCAGGTACCGCAGGGCCAACGTTAATTTCTCATCTCGGTATAGCTGTGTAATGGCCGAGAAGTACATGCGCATCCAGCGATAGCCTGCTTTTACAGCATCGTTCTGCATCGCCTTAGTAATTTTCCCTCTGAGGATAAACCCTTCTGAAAACAGCAGTTCTCCGCGGACATTTTCATATAGAATGCCCTTTGCCTTGAACGTCCGTATCATGGCCAGAATCGTCGTGCGGGTTTTACCGAACGTTTTCGCGAGGTATTCGATCACATCGTCTGGGTGAAGGTCGGCCGCAATCATCAGGTCGTTGTCGGTTGTCGTGGCCAACATCATGAACTTGGCCATTTCAACACCGTCGAGGCCGTAGGCATTTCCACCAGAGACAGGAACCTTGATCCAAGCGTATGGGCCATAGGCTGGCGTCTTGGAAGACTTCGCGGCCGACTTTTCTTTTGAAAGGTGGTCGGCCTTGTCTTTGATGCGGGCTTCGAAGAACTCCGGGTCGAGGTAACGAATGTCTCCAGTCATGACGTCGACACGGGGGTTGTAGTATTTCAGCGCTGACAGGGGGATGTAGGCGCGATGACCGCTAGAAAGGGTGAAGGGGACGACGGCCGTGTAGGATTGAATGTCCGCGCCAGCCTTTTCAATTTCGTAGCGTGTCAGCTCAGCAAGGAAACTGCGTTCTGGTGTCGAGTAGCTCATTCGTCTTCCTCCGGATACCAGTCGCACTCGGTGAGGGCAGCCTCGAGTTCGGCTTGGTCGGCCATTTGCTTTTCGTGCGCGATCTGCATGCTGGACTTGGTCTCAGTGGGGGGAGCAGCCATGGCAGCTTCTCGTTCGGCCTTTACCCGAAGCAGATACTGATAGGTCTCAGAGGAGCGGAAGCGCTCTTCTTTTTCTGCGTCGGACTCTTCGCGGGAAGGTTCGCTCGGACTGGCTTTGAACTGGTCGAAGTATTCCGGCGGCGGCAGTTCGTTCTTGGTTCGCTTAAAATAGGCGCGGGTCGCAGAGTCCAATGGCGCAGGAGGGGGTAGGGGGTGGTCATCGTAAGTTTGGTTCTCGTAATCCTTCACGGATTCGATATCAGATACATCACCGTAATCCTCTTTTAATTTATTATTCTCAGCAGAAGAGGAAAGACCGGAATCATCGATATCATTAACCAACTGTTTTTTATTAAGACTCTCTTCCCTTATATTATTTATATGGTTATTATAAGTCTGGTTATACTCAGTATGGTTAGTGACCGTTTTCTGGTCCTCTAGAAGACCGTTTTCCGGTCCTCTAGAAGACCGTTTTCTGGTCCTCTGCGAATTCTCGGGCTCTTCTTCAGACGACCGTTTTTCAGAAGACCGTTTTCCGGTCGTCTGCGAATTTTCGGGCAAATGCGATTCAGAAGGCCGCTTGTCGGTTGTTGTGTTTGCGGTTTCATCAGGCTCGTCTGCAGAGTGTTCTCGGGCTAACAGATCATATACGTAGATGTGAGGAGGGTTCCCTTGTCCTCTCCTTACCACGAAAATAAGATTAACGTCGACTAATTCTTTGAATATCTGGGAGGCCTTCGTTCTCCCGCAACCGGTGACTTCCATGATGGTCTCCCTTGAGAAAATAATGTAGGTTCGCTTCTTCTCGTCCTGCATCTTGTTCTTTTCTGATAAGCTCAGCCGATCTCTCATGAGAGCGTAAATCAGGATGGCTTCTGCAGACAAGCATCTGTACATTGGGGATCTGAACAGAACCGACGGAAATTTCACGTAAGAGAAATCCCCTTTGTCACGATGCTTGTCCAACCACCGCGCAAATTCTCTTTCATCCATTCTCTCACGACCTTTCCGCTGTAGCTACCACATCGGACGGAAGGCAAATGTAGTAGCGAGTTTCATGTGCGAGCTTGTCGTAATACTTGAAGATGAGGTCAGCCTTCACGAGGTCGTTTACAGCTTTTGTTACTGCATACTTGGTGCAATGAAGCATATCCATTCCTTCTTCAATCTGATAGGTAAAGAACAGATGCCCGTTCCCGTCCTGCTGATACGTTCTCACTGCTTTGTCAAGCATGAGACTGTAAAGCATGATTGCACATATTGAGAGATTAAACTTCGAGCGATCCGACAGGATATGCGGAACAAGAAAGCTATCGTCAGGGCTGACGTCAGCCGGTGCTTCCGACCCGGTGAGCGTTTTGAACCTTGCCATGTAGGTCTCTTTGTCCATAGGGATGATGGGGTACTTGTCTTCGGTGACGTTCATGATAAATCTCCTTTGATTTGATGATAGGCTCTAAAGAACCTTACACTACTTACAATCGAATCCAGATGCCTGTTCTTGCAATTGGTTGAAAATATTTTTCCGGATGAGCATGTTAGACGCTGCTAACTAAGAGGGAGAGCTGTCATCTCAGATGCAATGCTCCATTTTGAGCTGCCGGCCGGCCATTTGAGTTCAGAGCTCCGAGACATCGATAATAGAGCTCCTGAAAAGGTATCTGAAGGCCTTCGGTGTTCGATTCGACGATGTAGCGAGAGTTCGAGGAAACGTGCACGCCTCGTTTCGGTGTATTAAAAGGGTATAAAGAAGCGGAAAACTGGCTGAAATGATGGAAACGTGGAACGAAAGAGGAGGAATGAGGGGAAGGAGAGGGGGAAGGGATGCGAAAAACGGGGTAGGGGTGGGAAATATGGGGTAGAGTGAGATGAAGCAACTTACCCTGGGAAAATCGCTGAAAAATCGTGGAAAATGTAAAATATCCCCCCTAACACGAAAAAGAGGCATTTTTAGCAGCTGATACGTTCTGAAAAACACGATATTTTAACACGCTAAAATTGTATTATCTGAGTAATACAGTTTTTTCGCCTGTAAAGGCTTTCACCTTTACACTTTCAGCCTGTGGATAACTCTGTGGATAACTCTCATATCTTGTGGATAACTATGCTATGTAGTATCTGATACTACATCTGTTGGTGTCTGTAAAGGTCTATCCCTTTACACCTTCCAAAAATCACCGAGCAGCTCGAAAAAACGTGTTTTTTGAAAAAATCTTTTCGCGCTCTAAACCGTTGTTTTCGCTCATTTTTCGCATTTTTCAGAACTTCCTTCGCGCGCGCGATTACAACTTCTTTGAAAAAAGGGCGGTCGGCGCCTGGAAAAATATTTTTCAAAAAAGTGTTGACATTTTCCGCATCGTTTGCTATAATACATCATGTCAGCACGGGAGACCGGCCGACCGGCTCGAGTTCCGAAACAGCTCGAAAAAAGTTCTTGACATCGTGCACACGATGTGATAGAATGAGTACAACGAAACAGGAAACGCGCACCGAACACTGAACGGGCGTTTGAGCTAACAGATAGCTTCGGGCGTGCACCTTGTCGAGTTGTCCGGCTGGTATGTATGTACCACCTATTCCGCCCGTCTTGTGTGTATGCACAAGTCAAGGCTACAAGTCTATCTTGTGTATGCAAGACGGGCAAACGTTCGACTATCCACCTATTGACGCAAGGACAGCGGAAAACACCGAAAACTTTTTCTTGACATCGTGCACACGATGTGATAGAATAAAGTCAAGCTGAACGGCAAACGCCGGACAGCGGTCAGCTGGTTCGAAAATTGTACTTGACATCGTACACACGATGTGGTACAATAGAGACAAGCTAAAACACAAGTCAATAGTCGCAAGGTACTACTTGCAATTCCCCTCGCATTGATGGTACAATAGTACTGTGGTTAACCAGACCGTACATTTTTACGCAAGGCGGTGCTGACTGTGGCTTTTGACCCAACTGCATACAAGAATGAGTACGCCAGACAGTCTTATGATAGGATTGCATTAAACATTCCCAAAGGCAAAAAAGCGGAGCTCAAGGCGTATGCAACGAAAAAGGGTATATCGGTCAACGCTCTGATAGCGCAAGCTATCGAGGAATATACCGGGATACCTCTATCCAAAGACTGAGAAGGCGAAAGCCTTCGAAAGTCAATACATCGTACACACGATGTAGACCACACAACTACATATTTTTGGAGGTAACTACTATGTTAGAAACTGGCATCGCTCTGGAAAAAACCATTACTGGCAAGGCTACCACTATGGCGGAACTGACCGTTCAGGTCAGCGCTCTGAACCGCATCCGCAACACGGCAGAGCCTACCGCGGAAGAACTGGCGGTATGCTTCGCAAAGGTAGAGAAGGCGGCTGGCATGCTCGCTGAGCAGTGGCACGCTGAGCGTATCTCTGAACTTCTCGCACTGGGCAGAACTGAGATGTGGCGCGAACTTCTCGCAAACCGCACTTGCAAGAGTGTCAAGGTAAAACTGAACAAAAAGACCGACCGTTACGAGGCGGAGACCAACAACAAGGGGCGTGTCAACTACCCTGACCTGAACGAGGCATATGTGGACATGGAGACCGCACGCCTTGAAAAGGAAGGTGCAATCTTCGACCCTGAGGACATCACTATCGCTCGCGACCGTAAGTTCAACACCTATGCACCTCTGTTCTTCAACGACTGCTACAAGGCATTCATCGACCACAACTTAAACAAGACCGCGGCTGGCTCGCAGGCGTATGAGTTCCGTACTCGCAAGAACGCAGAGGTCAAGGGCGCTGTTCCGTCTGTCAATCAGCTTGTCACGGACATGAACGAACTCGTTGGCTATCTCCTGCCGGAGAACTTCACCGACAACAAAGACAAGCCCCTGCACATGCTCAAGAAGGATGTCCGCACTCTCGGTGTCGCTCTGTCCAACTCTACCAAGACCGAGCTGAAAGCCAAGGGTAACGGTCACGCGCTGAACTGGCTCCTGAACGTCATCGAACTGCGCATTGAAGGCGCGAACGTAACCGTAACTGTCGAAAAGGCAGGCATGGACAGCATCCGCGACAAGGCAGACAAGACCGACAAGGAAGCAAAATAAACACGAACGGGGGCGGTATGCCCGCCCCTAACTCCGCACAAGTCACACCTCCACGCGGGGCGGAGTGGGCAACGGAAGCAATTCCGGCGAACGTGACAAATAGTCCCTACAATCAGAGTAACTACATGTCTGCGTGTATACGCAGCCATGGCACCGAGCTTGTGCAATGTATGTTGCGCAACTCAACAAGCGAAATGTTTGCAAGGGTGTGCACTTTGGAAAAGGAATAAGTTGACGTCTGAAAAGATACGAACGTCAAACCGCGGATGCAGAGCAATCCCGATGCCCGTAAAGGGGGTGGGGAAAGTGCATGCAAGTGGCGGCTGGTGTGCAATAAAAGCATTGCGCAAGTCAGCAGGGGACAGGTTCCCGAACAGCAAAACCTCGTGGGCTTGCAAGCCACGAACGAAAACAACGCAAGTTTGCGGTCAACTCAAACCGTAATGAATTACTTATACAAATTTTCTATGACATTTTTGGAGGTGCTAAATATGGCACATATGCACTTCAACGGAACGTGCGAGCAGTCCGCCCGTAACTATCACGGTGCAATTTCTCGCAATTTTGGTTTTGAAAACGATTTGAAAGCTCGGCTGGCCTGCAATAAGCCTGTCGCGCAATTCAACCGTGCTTTCTCCGGTTCTCTGGTTCCTCTCGCATACGATGAGGATCCGGAGTACGAAACCCGGCGCGGCGTTGTGTTTATCAAAAACGGATATGTTCACGCAAGAGAAGTGCGTGTATTCTGTGACGAAACCGTTGTGTTTGCAGAGGCGGAACCGCAGTCATACGCAGCAACTCCTAAACATCGTGCTATCCCTGCGCAGGTCGAAAGCGTCTTGCGCAAGGTAGTGCGTAAGGAAAACGTTTCGAGAAAAGAGGCCGAGCTCGTGATGAATTTCATCATGACAAGTCCCCGAGTAGCGAAACCTATCCGAGATAAATTTGCGGCTCGCAAGATTGGGGCTCTGGCAGCTCTGCGTCTTGCCGGTCTGTATTCCGTCAAGAGATAAATTCCCTGACGAGTCGCTGAAAATTGCGACGAAACCGCCTTCGGGCGGTCGGAATAAATCTGAAAGGAAATGATCTCATGAAAACAGTTCTGTCTCTCGCCCTGGCGGCATTGTTGTCCACCTCGTTCGCAACCCCATCGCAAACCCGAACCGCAGCCGGCCACCTCTGCGGTTACGACCGCGGCGATTGCCTCATCGCAACCGATGACGGAAATCTGTGGGCAGTCCGCGACGATCTGCCCATGACCGGAGACGTCACGGTTACGTTCGCAACAAACGGAACCGCCGACGTCCTCGACGACGAAATCATCGCCGTCGAAATGAAATAAGGAGGAAAACGAAATGAGAACGGAAATGATCTGGTGTATGGACGACGTCCGCTCCATGTGCATCCGGTACGACTATTGCACCGGTATGGACTGTGAGCATTACGAAGCGCTCCTCTATCACGTACACACAAACGAGTGCACCTTAGACGAAATCGCATATGTAGCTGGTTGGATAGCACGTTACAGCGATTTCGAAGGTTACACCCACGAGGAGGCAACCCGATCTGTTGCATACTCGCTCCTGAATAATTGCGTCAGGTACATTCCGGTGTTCTGACGCAAACGGAACGAAATCAGAACAAAACCGGCCGGGAACGAAGTAGAAACCAAAACGAAAAACGGCTGGAACGGACCCAAAACAGGAGGAAAACATCATGACCATTATCAATCTGACGCCGCACGCAATCACCTTTCTGGACGGAAACAATTCCGTTCTGAAGGTGGTCGAGCCTTCCGGAACGATCGCCCGAGCCGCTCAGACTCGCGAGCTGGTCGGCAACATTGACGGCCTGCCGGTGAACCATTGCCGCTATGGTGAGGTGACCGGTCTTCCGGAAGCGCAGCCGGAAACGATTTACATCGTGTCCGCACTGACCGCGCAAGCGTGCCCGGAGCGTTCCGATGTCTACATCGTAGACGATGCGGTTCGCGACGAAAACGGCCGCATCGTCGGATGTCGAGCAATCGCTCACATCTGAAGGAAAAGAGTTTCTTGTGAGGTTTCTCTATAAAAAGCCTCATATCCATGGCGTTGCCTGCCAAACAAAAAAACGACCGGCAAGCGAAAGCTCACCGGTCGAATTTCATTGCCTGCCGGCGCTGATTGCTAGTACAATCAGCGCGAAGCATAGCACAAAGCTGTATTCCATGTTTTTCACCCCTTTATACATTAGTAAAAATGTTTTTTGAAAATCAGGGGTACATGAACACCTAGCAGGCAACGTCTATTATAGCACAAATCATGGCCGCACGCAAACGGCCACGACAGCACCCGAAAGGGTGCATTTTTTTTGCACAAAATTGGAGGATGATGAAAATGAAATTTGGTATCCGTCGTCGCTATATGAGACTGTTTCCGGCCGTAAAGGCGGCATTTTTCGCCGCAGCTTGCTTTGCAGCGGCACACATGGATGGTGCGGCCGGCGATTATGGTCCTTTCGTAATCGCTTCCGTCTGGGCGGTAAGCACCGGAGCATTCGCCCTGGGCACGCTCTGGAAGGATTTCAACCGTCACATGATGAAGGAGGCGCGTCGCAATGGCTGATAACACCATGAAGGCAATCCTTGCAGCATCGCAAAATAAATCTTCAAAATTTTTTTGAACCGCCTGCAAGAACCCGCAGGCGGTTTCCATTGTAATAAGTGAACGGCAAATGAAAGGAGAAACAAAAATGATTGATCTTAACAAAACGTATGAGCTCACTCTGGAGGATGTCCACACGGTCAGCCTCGAAAAACTGTACGACAGCATGGCTCGTGCGATTGGTTTCCGCAATGTCGACAATCTGATGTATGACTGCCGCAAGGTCGAAGTGTCCAAAGCAATCTTCAACGAATTCCGCGCAGCCGCTTACGAAAATGGTTCGGGTGACGCAACGATTTCCATGCTCTGGTGCTTTGGCGGCCCCAAGGCAACGATTGATGACGAGGAGCATTTTCTCTTCAAGGTGCAGCCGGGCTTCATCACGCAGAAGGAGGAACCCGTATGCTGAACCCGTTAGGCGAAAAGAAAACGGCCGCGTTGGCCAAAGACATTTACGATTACCTCATCGCAAATGATCTCTGGTTCGACTGCGCGATTTACTTCAACGGCAAACGCTGGAGCACCTATGGCACAGCCGGAACCGGAAAATCCGTAATCGAAGAGGAAGCAGACCCGCACGATTACACGGAAAATGCCGGCGATATTCTCACCGTGATTTTTGAGGGTCCTCTGTATGAGGCTCTGAATTACAGTGATGACTGGACTGTAGACGAAGAGCTTTCGAAGATTTTCGGACAATACGGATGCTATTACGCATTCGGCGAAGCCTGGAACATCACAGCCATATATGACGAGGAGGAATAAATAAAATGACGTTGAAGAGCATTTTGAATTATATGCAGCGAAATGACCCGAACGGCGAGTATGATGACGCAATCGCAATCGCCGAGGGGACTGACACCGCAAAGCAGGCTGAAATTGCCCGTGAGATGATGACGATCCTCGACCGTTGGATGGATGATGTTGGCGATGACCCGCTGTCGTGCAGTCAGCTGATCGAAATGTTCACGTTCTGCAATCGGTACGCAACCGAGCGCGAACGTAAGAATCCGGTTCTCCTGCTCAGCTAAAACAGGAGGTATCACTATGACCGAAAAGTTCAGAGGGATGGACGTTCTCTACAAAGGTAAACGCAAGATGCTTCTGTACAATCAATTCGATCTTGGATGGCAGTACAAAATCTACACCAAGCATGATAATGTGTGGCGCTACAATATCGCTCTCGGAACTCTGTGCGAAGCGGTAACATATTACGACAGAATTTACGACGGAAATTGACGTAAATTCTTGTTATTGTACCTTGAAAACTGCATATAACGAATACAAATGACATTTTTCCAAAAAATCAATGACAAATGTTTAATAAAACTACACTTTCGCATCACTAAAAGGAGCGAATACTTATGAAAAGGAAAGTAATCTGGAGCAATTACAACCTCGATTATGAGGATTGGAAATCTTTCTTCGATGATGAGTATCCCAACCTCACTGAAGATGAGCGCATCGACCTGATGTACGAATTGAACAACGCATATCTGGATGATGAGCGCATGAACCTCGACATTCCTGTTTCCGAGGAAATCATCGTGCTCGGCGACCTTGATCTCTGGTACGGTCGTAAGTCCGGTTACAAAGAAATCCACGGACATTCGATTAAAGATTGCCTGTATACAGATGCCTACTACGCAACGTGGTATCTCGATGACCGTGGTGATTTGTGCTACGAAGCCATTCACCATGACGGAACCAACCACTATCTGTATCGGCTGTTCAAGCCGGACGTAAGCGACACACGAAAGGAAAACTTTCTGGAAAAGGTTCTTTGCGGAACCGTCACCAGAGCAGATATCACTCGTACCACGCAGCGTCTCGGTGATAAAATCGCCGAAGTATACGGCTGGAAGATTTGAAAGGAGAGACGAACTATGACATACAAGCAAGGAAACTGGAAGATAGTTCTTGTAAGCAGCGGTGTAAAACAGGACTTCATGTCAGGTTTTGCTTCCGAGCAGGAAGCAGAAGAATTCGCCGAAAAACATGGCTGGGTCTGGTTGGATGAGAACCAGTTTGAGTGGTGTATGGAAATCGAGGAGGACTAACATGAAAACAGAATTTGAAGTGTCTTTCCGGAAGAACGGAATTCATCAGGCAAGAATCATTGTTGCCAAATCGAAAGATTTCGCCAAGCGGTGGTTCCGTTTGATCGAACCAAAGGCGGTCATACTCGGAATTAGTGAGAACTGCGATTACAAACCCGGAAAGCCGGTCGAGGAAGTTCCTGACGATTGGAACGGCATCCTGTTCGATGATGTGATCGATAATAAATTCGTCCGTGATGATAACATCGGATGCGAACGCACCCTTTATTTTGATGTCCCGTTGGAATATCTCGGGGAAGATTACTTCGACGAAGAAACGCGTAGCCTGGCGGTCAGCGCAACGATCAGCATTACCTACGATACAGATTATCCAACCTACGAAAAGACTGCTTTTAATATTTCTCCGACCGATTCCCACGGTCACGACTTTGATTCCTTCAAATATGAAATGAGCCTCGAAGAATATCAGATGTTCATGAACATTGTGAAGGAGTTCTTTCGTCACACAGTCAACGTCAGCTATGTGCATGGCACAGATCCGGACGATCCGGACACCGGTGTAACTCAGTTCGACCTCGATGATGAAGACGGAGAATACTGCGATGTTGAACTGTTCAATCTCATCATTGATTTCTTCAAGGAAAATCACTTCGTTGATCCTTACGTGACAGGAATTTGGGAGGTGTAACATGAACAACCGCATTGAAATTGATCTCGGCTTTGCTACTCTGACCGTAGATAAGAGTGCAGACCCGATCTTCCCGAATGAAATCTACATTAGTCTTGAAAAGGACGGACAGTGGTTGCAGGATATCGCCACTGTTGCTCAGGATCATTACTGCGAAGATAATGAACTGACCTTCAACGAAGGTATTCGTGTTCTGGTTTACGCTGATAAAGACAGCGAGGATTATACAAACGAATTTAACATCGGCATTTATAAGGAGGAATCGTAATGGAAATCACCTTTAACGTCCCTATCTGGAACATCGAAGCGCTTTGCGGCTACAAACCGATTACGACCTTCTGGGACGATTTCAGCATCGCCGAAGGTTTCGGCTTTGGTGCGGTCTGCGAGACTTGTAACCGCGCTTTTCAGGAATGGAAACATGATTACAAGTACCTGACCGAGCTTGTCATGGTTCTGAACTGGAAAATCTGGCAGCACTACGAACACAATGAACCGCTCGCCAGACTGTACAACACCCTCTGGGAGCGTACTGATCAGTACGCGATGGAAAACCTCAAGGGTGACGAATTGACCTATTATTTCGTCACCACAGACTAACACAAGGAGGTATAACCCATGAATGATTTCAATTTTATCTGGAATTTTTCGGAGATTCCGAAAAATTCTATTGAAGCAATCGATGAGCACCTTGGTTTCGTATCTGTAGGAGAGATTCACTGCGACATAGTCATTCGTGATTACGGTACCGATTCCCCGTGCCTCGTCTACGACTTCGATTTTTACGTCTTGGGAGAGGACACAGGCTATGGCTACCGAGAAATCGATGGAGTAGAGCGTCCATACGATTACGCTGATGGAGACGGTATCAGTGTCAAAAAGGTTTCGTCATTCGCCGATCTTAAAAATCTTGGCGAGAAACTCATCACCGAATACGTCAAAAACTTTTATAATGGCAGATATTCTCTGTTAGAGAAGGCTGCCAAGAAAACCGTGGTCTGGTAAACGTAAAATGTGAATTTAGAATGGAGTACATATCATGGGAAATCAAGCAATCATCAAAGGCGTCGGCACTAACATCGGCGTATATGTTCACTGGAACGGCGGGTACGATTCGGTACTCGCCTTTACTCAGTATTGCAAGCTGAAGGGTTACCGCAGCCCCGAGAGCGATCCTGCTTACGGTACGGCACGACTCGCGCAGGTAATCGGCAATTTCTTTGGTGGTAGATGCTCGGTCGGTATTGAAAACATGAGCGGCACGACCGTTATGACGCCTGAGCTTGTTCGGGAATTTTACCTCAGCAACGGCGTTTACGAAATTGAAAACTGGGAGATTGTGAAGCATTGGAATCCCGATGTGATCGCTCTCGAAAATGAATCCCATGAAGGCTACGATCTCATCGAAATGCTTTGCGAAATTGATGAGTGCCAGCCGGTACAGGAGCAGCTCAGCAAGGGATTTATCACCGCCAATCTGGTAGACCCGAAAACGCTCAACCTCTATGATGAGGTTTTCATTCAGGATTTTACCGGCAAGGTTGAAAAGCATACCGTTGTGGGGTTTGCCTCCGCCCGCGAAGTATTCCGCAACGGCCATGACGTGAGCAACCTGCCGTTCGTAGATAAATACGGCGCACCCGACTACGAAAACAATATCAACAATTATCTGACGGAAAAACTCGTCAGAAAAGTCAAGGGAAGTGACGACGATGAATAAAATTGCATGTTATTACGCATCGCTGGTAAGGAGTGAAAATTATGATGAAAAAAATCAAGATCGCAGAAGAAAACATTAATCGCATCGCAGAAATTCTGAATGAAGTTCAAAAGCGTTCGCGGGTTCGATGCGTCACGCCGCAGGAGATCATTGACACGTGCAACAATGTATTCCGAGAACTAAACATCACGAAAAAAGCTCTCGAAGGGTGCATGTTCACCGCTGATTTGAACGCACAGAATTTTCCCAGCGCATATAAGTACACGCCGGAGAGTACGTTGTTTACCGCTGTTTATAAACGCGGTTCGTGGTATTTAAGTTCTGTGCGCCGTGATACAACGCGCCGAACGTCGCAGAAAGTAAAAATGATGCTGACAGATTCCGCGAAAACGGCACCGCTTTCGAAATATGAGTGTTTGAGATTTTGAAGTACGTGTTTTTTGAATTAAAAAAGAGAGGTAAGAAGAATGAGATTAGTAAAAGAAATTAAAAAGAATGAGCTATTAGGAAGTAGTTGGGGGATTTATGAATTAAACCCTGATGAGAAAAAGAAATACGGAAATAATTATGCCTTATCTCAGGGCGTTTTTTCTGACTATGCCATAAAAGAATTTGGTGCAGATGAACTGTTATCTAATCTCAAAGACTTTGCTTATGAAGGCTTTTTTGAAACAGAAAAAGAAGCCTATATGCAAGTTAAACTGGTGGAGATGAAGAGTAAGATTGAAAGAATGGAAAATGTATTGAAATTACAAACACCAGAATGGTAACAAAAATGTGTATTTGAAGGAGGAAACAGTCTATGAAAAATATAAAAAGATGGTTTGAAAATGATATGATCAACAGCGACCAGCATTACGATATTTGTGAGTATGACGGACATTTAGAGGCGAAAACAGATAGTGCGCTTTTTATGGCAGTATCACCGCATGATGGTAACAATAATAAGTGGATGCTTAGAGTAACTCCTATTGCCTCATTTGATAGATGGGCAAATTCAACAGCCGTAGAAAAGTTCTTCGGTACGGATATTGAGTTATGTGATTACCTGCATGAATATCAGCTCAATATTTATAAGATGCTATTGGAACGTCTGTCGGAAGATTACCGGCAGTTAGAAAAAGATTGTTGTCAGTAATTGTGGAGAATTTTGAAAGGAGCGACACCATGGTAAGAGTAAGATATACCGATCACACTGGCTGTAACGACGGCGTTTCGGAGTACGCAACCGAGCAAGAAGCACGAAAAGCTGTTGCTGAAGAACTTGAGATGACAAAGAAGATGTGGGATAAAGGATATCTTCGTGTTTTGAATTCGCCCGATTTTGCTGAAATCTATACTCCGGGCGGCATTGAGTATGCTAAATGGTCGCTGGAGTGCGACACGGCGGAATACGCAAAGCAGTTCTGCGAAGCAATCAAAACACTTGCGGAAAACCCTGCTAATTTGGACAACCTTGAATCCTATCTCAGCCATCATTTTTATGCATGGCTGAAGAAATTTGCAGCGACACCGGAAGATATGGCCGCCGAGATGAAAGCGTTCGCTGATATGAAAATCTAAAACATTTGCGAGGTGAATACACATGACTTTAGATGAATATTTTGAAAAGCACTATGGTAAATTCAAACCTGAGTGTGAGTGGTATGTAGGTAAATTCGAACCTGAGTGTGAGTGGCATGTGGACCCAACTCCAAGCTCGTGCAAATTCTACATCCCGAGCCTTCACATGGACATCGTGTTGTTTGAGAACGATGGAGAAGTAACCGAATTTCGGTTTCCTATCGAGTGATTGACGAATGGTTCAAAGAAGAGGGCCTCACACGAAGCCTATTCGTCAGCACATTCAGAGATCAGGTTTCCGGCAAGTCGATGTACGACATCGCTTTCCAGTACACGCCAGCATTTTGACCGAAGCATTTGGCCTTAAGGAGGGTACATAGTAATGTATTTCAAAACAGTCTGGGGATTCAGCGGAACTGATGAGCAGAAGGAACTACAAAAGAAGCAGCTCCGCGATGTGCTGACGTATCTTGGTGCAGATGTGACAATGGATGATGTTAATCTCGAAGGCGAAAAGGCGTTCGTGATCACCATCAAGGCGTAAGTAAACAAGAGTTTGAGGTGAAAAATATGTCTGCGTTAGATTGGATGGTCATCCATGAATGTGACGATGAAGAAAAACCTACGCAGTGGGCAGCTGAAATTTATCATCCTGAATACGGCAAATGGTGTTGGATCAGCAACACTGGTGATTACTTTATCGTAGAAGTGGAGGACAGCGGAGGCTTTTTAGAACTGGCTAAATGCAAATCGCTGACCAGCGCCAAACGTTGGGTGACAATAAATTTGATGAAACGATGAACAGAGAGGAGAAAACACCATGGATGGAGCTTTCCAGAACAAATGCTTTGGTCTACCCGATAATTTCGACTGTGATAGCTGTCATTACAACGCCGGTTTTCAAACCGGTTGGGGCGGCGTTGTAGGTCCTTGCGGACAGCAGAACTGCTGGTACTCCTGCACAGTTTGCCGGTATAACAGCGGAGGCGAATGCTATGCAGAAGACGATGATGAATAAACACGATTGGGAGGTGACTCTACATGATCAAAAACGTATACTGCAAGAGATGCGGCCATAAAGTCAAGCGAGAAACCACGAAGGGATTACGGAAAGAATATCCGTATTATTGCCCTCGCTGTGACGAGAACATGTATCGGTTTGAGACTGTGAAAAAACGATGATTAGAAAGGAGGTTGAGACCCGATGATCGGTGGATTCCGATGTGATAATAACTGCAGATTCGTATGGGCAGAAAATCAAGAATGGGATGATAAGACCATTCAACAGCTCAGAAAAGAGCATAATATTTTTTATGATCGCAGCAGCCATATTGCCGTTATGTTATATGGCTTTTCCAAAAAACATGGCGGTATGGTCGTTTTTGGATTTGAAGATGATGGTACCATCTATTTTGAAAAGGATGATCATCTGAAATTCAAACATGCGTTCCACAGCAGAGTATTGCCTGCTGTGCTGAAAGAACTGCAAGATGCTTACAGCTACATGAAAGCAAGAGGTTACGAAGCATAATTTTAGGAGGAAAAATAATAATGAATACAAAGATTAAATATCTTTACAGGGACGAAAACAACTTTAAGACTTTTTTCGATGAAGTTCTTGCAGGATCTATGACCAAAGAACAGGAAACTGAAATTCTCAATCTTCTTGCTGAGGAAGGAGTATTCATTCCAGATTCCTATGGCCTTAATGGTTATGATAATTGTGAGTGGCTCGGATACGAATCGACCTCTCGGCCAACGACTGTTCCCATGTCGGTTGAAGACTTCATCAACAAAGTCCGGAATCACGCAGAGGAGTGGAAACAGGAGGTTGTCGAACCTGGTGAAGGTCTTAAGCCATACGCTGTAACCATCAAAGAGGTATATTGCAAGACGGTTATCATCTGGGCTAGAAACAACTCTGATGCGGAAGAACAGGCGGATGAGCGTTGTAGCATCGACGAAATCGAATTCGAACCAGATGATTTTGTTGATCGTGTAACCACCTGTGAGGGACTTGCACAGGCGGATGATCTCAAATGCTTTGAAATTTACGGAAACGAGACAGATTAAATTCAATTAACGACAATAGGGAAGAGGCCGACCGCCTCTTCCTTTTATATTACAAATGGAGGCAATTATGAATTACATTGCATTACAGAAGGCTCAGGAGGAGCTCAAACTTACCCCTGCAGAGAAGGAACGTTACGACACGCTGGTTGCGATGCACCACCTCGTAACGTGTATGAACAATGAGAATGCGTATATGATCTGGATCTTTACGGTTCCGGATGAGGCAAGCGCATATGACCTGGCTGATATCGCGATGGACGAGGAAGAGTTCGACGATGTTGTGAAGCTCTTCAAGAAGCTCTGGAAGAAATATGGTGCGGACGAAGCCGGGCTTTGTATCGGCACCATGACTTACTAAGGAGGAAATTCATATGAAAAGGGTCCGCGGTTATACCTTCATGACGCCAAAGGAGCTTATCGACTTCATGTTCGAAAAGAAAATTCGAGAGCTTGACTTCACTCTTGACGAGGATATGGAAGCAATCAGCGAAGGAGAGGAGCCGACCGCTTGGTACGGAATCAAGCTGTTCAATCTGTTTGATGACTCGGAATTCGCCGACGTAATGCTTCTCGGTTATCACGGAGGCGGAACAGACAGAGCCGACCTTCTGAATGGTTGGGATGAAAATGGCCACGAGATTGAAAGCGAAGCGGACGCAAAACGTTTTGCTGTCTACATTCTTGAAACTTATACCTTTGCAGAAGCCTGTGATGGCAGAGTGCTCTGTGTTGATTATGACATTGATGAATGATTTAAGGAGGATGTACAAATGAACAACAAGATTAAGGAAAAGATTGCAAAGCTCCTCGCTCTGGCAGAGTCTCCGAACGAAAACGAAGCAAAAGTCGCGCTGCTCAAGGCTCGCGAGCTGATGGTGCAGTACAAGCTGCGTCCGGAAGATTGCTCGGCAAAGAAGGAAAACGTCGTGAAGAGGGTTCTCGACGACATCAAGTGCACGACGATGACCGACTTCTGGATTTACAAGCTGTCCGATGTAATCGCAAAACACTACTGCTGCAAGAGCTACTGCATCAAGCCGCCTCGCAGCAAGTCGCTTACGCTGGTTCTGATGGGCCTTGAGAGCGACGTTGAAATCGCCGAACGCATCCTGCGGTACGCGATCGATTGTGTCAAGGTCGAACAGCGCAACATCTACCGCATGAAGAAGTGGCAGGGCTACGGCACGACCGATCTTCGTCTCGCCTGCAACGCTTACGGCGACGGTTTTGTCGGCGGCCTCGACCAAGAATATCAGCGGCAGGACGCTGAGCATCAGGAATGGGGTCTCGTCATGATGACGCCGAAGGATGTGCAGGATGCTTACGGCAAAATGAGCATGACGACCAGCAAGACCCACGCGAGGAGAGCTGGTTCGTGGGCAAACGACATCCGTGACAAGGGAGTGGAGCACGGCCGCTCTTTTAAGCCTGACCAGAGACTGAACAACACTGCAATCGCACAGTAAGGAGGAAACGAAAATGATGTTATATGCTGTAGCCAGCCTGCGCTGTTTTGATGAGTCTGATGAGGAATATTTCTCCGCTGAAAAAGTTTTCTCGACTGAGGAAGCCGCTAATGCGTACATCAAAGAGCAGGTTAATGATATCGTAACCGGCAAGAACAAAGAAGATCACGAGCTTTTCTACGGCGAAAACGAAGAGTTCGCGGACAATGTTTATGCTCATGAGAATTACATCACTGACGAGTGCCACCGCTTTATGTGGGAAGTGTCTCCGGTTGAGCTCGACTGCCTTGCTGAGCTGAAGGTTTACTGCCAGCTCCGTGACAGCTATCAGGAAGAAGATGTTCGGAGCGTGCTTGAAGACGAACTTGAAGACTGTGACGCGGCTGAAAAGCTCGGCTATCACAGCATCGACGACATTCCCGAAGATGTATATGATGAGATGGTTAGCCGTTACTCGAAGTACGTGAGCGATTGCAGTAACTGGAACGAGTTGGCTCAGGATGCTATTCGGGATGTGCTTCATGAGGAAATGGAAAATCAGAACATTTCTGATGATGAAGATTGAAAGTGAGTTGATATTAAATGAAAAATAACCGAACAAATGTTTGTAATGTGTCCATCTCCAAGGGCAACATCAAGATGGGCGCGATCCAGAGCGTATCTCTCCCGGCAATTAAGACCTGCCGGGACTGCCTCTGTAAGGAAAAGTGTTACGCGGCGAAGCTCGAAAGGCTTCGCCCGTCGGTAAGAAACGCATATCAGCGCAATCTTGACATTCTTCTGAATGATCCGGAAGCGTACTGGAGAGAGGTTGAGGCGGCAGTAATGACGAATCGTTACTTCCGGTTCCATGTCAGCGGCGACATTCCGACGATCGATTATCTCCGCAGAATGATCGACATCGCGAATCGCAATCAGCACTGCGAGATCCTGTGCTTCACGAAACGATATGAATATGTAAATCAGCTGCTCGCTGAAGGAGTTGAGCTCCCCGACAATCTGCATCTGATCTTCTCCGCCTGGGTTGGCCTCGAAATGGTCAACCCTTTTAGTTTGCCCGAAGCTCATGTCCGCTTCAAGGACGGAAGCACGACGGCAAGAGAAGATGCCATTCCGTGTGGCGGCAACTGCACTGAGTGTGCAAAAACTGATGGCGGCTGCTGGACGCTGAAGCACGGCGAGCAGGTCGTATTCAACGAACACTAAAATGACCGAATGAAAATGACAAATCCGACCGATTGGAGGAATACAAATGAAGAAAATCTATGTTTTGAGCTACTGGTTTGATAATGATGAAACGTCTGGCGGTGAGGTAATCGCCGCCAGTGAGAACCTTCATACTCTGAATACTGTCATGCGAGACAGAGTAAAGCAGTGTGGCGTTCTGGATGAGGAGGAAATCGAGTGGGACGAGGACGAAACCGAGTTCCTGACCGACGATCCTAATCAGCGTTATGTCTGCTACTCGTACTGGTACAGCCCTTGTAATTATGCAAAGGTTGTTTGGCAAATCGTAGAAACGGAGGTAATTTAACATGGCAGAAAGCAATATTGGAATGGGAGCAACCTATGAATGTGATGAATGCGGTGCAAAGGTATACGATGATGGTTCTTACACGCCGGGATATCGTATCCTTAATGACGAAACTCCCAGTCGTCGAATCGTGTGCGAAGATTGCTTCGACGCACTTTGGGAAGCAGGAAAGATCAGCCAGTGCGAAGCATGCGGCGAATGGTTTGACTACGGTCTTCTCCATGACGAGCCAATCGGCGACGATATGTTTACGGCGTGTCCTGCCTGCGGCCGTGATGTTGTTGAAGGCGACACAAGAGAGCACCGCATCAGCGAAGCATTCGCCTGCAAGGTAAAAGCAACTTCTTATGCTGTAACGATTGCCTATCAGGACGGAGACAACGCAACGTACCTGTTCACAACTGACCGCGGAGCCCGTGATTTCGTCTGTGATCAGGTTGCAGGTTTTAAGGCGCACGGCTCAACGTCGTTGGTTGTCAGCGGTTCCGGAAATGAAATCACAATCTACATTCAGGAACCTGATGGAGAAGAACAGGCTGTAAGAATTCTTTCGAGCCGAGTTTACGAATAAATTTTGAATTACAAATGGAGGAAATTATTATGTACGATATTCACCGTGGAGATGTATTTTATATCGACAGAGAAGAAACCGTAGGTTGTGAGCAGCGCAGCGGCCGGCCGGCAATTGTTGTTTTGACCGACACCCTCAACCTCGCACTGAAAACAGTTGAGATTGTGTATCTCACGACACAGCCGAAGCGTGAAGCTGTAACCCACGTTCCGATCCTGTCGACCGGTCTTCCGTCGACAGCACTTTGTGAGCAGGTCACGACGGTTGACACGACTCGACTGAGCGGTTACAAGTGTTCCTGCAGCGAGGAAGAGATGGCCGCGATTGATGAAGCAATTCGCTTCTCGCTTTCGCTCGGCGACGGCAAATCTGCCTCGGACGGCACTTCGATGGAGGCGCAGCATTATATCAAGCAGATCAATTATCTGAAGGCACAGCTTGCCGAGGCAAAGATGGCGGCGAAGATTTACAAGCAGTTCTACACTGACCTAATCAGCGTCGGCCATCATCCGGCAGAGCTCCTCATCTCTCAGGATAAAGAGGATCCCGGCGTCGCTTAAAAAATATTTTGTGTGAACTGCAAGAAAGGGGGTGTGGTTTCCATTGTATGAGGTGAAGGCAAAAGAGGAGGTCACATAAATTATGGACGAAATGAACAAAGAATGGAGTTATATCAAAGGCGCTATTGGCGATATTGCTTTCGTTATGACTCCGAAGGAGCTGATCAAGTCTCCTCGATACAAAAATGTTTCGGCTGTATCCAAGCTTTTATATGGACTTCTCCTCGACAGAACGCATCTCTCCGTAATGAACGGTTGGCTTGATGAGAATGGACGCTATTACGTGTACTACTCGGTTGACAGCGCGGCCGAAGATCTTTGCTGTGAAAGGAAGAAAGTCATGCAGCTGTTCAATGAGCTGGCCGATAATGACCTGATCAAGAAGGTCAAGCAGAAGAACGGCCGAGCAAATCGAATCTACGTTCGAGATCCTGAATCTCTCTTTGAGTCCCCTGATTGGACCGGTTGTCCTGTGGATAACGTTGTTGATAAAGCAGTACCAAAATGGGACTCGGGAACTGAGGCTGTGGATAAAGCAGTCCCAGAAAAGGACTGGCCTGTGGAAAAGCAGTCCCATCCTGGTACTGGTGACCCGTCCCAAATTGGTACCGGATTAAATTCAAGCAGTCCCATTTTGTCCACCGACCAGTCCCATCCTGGTACCCGGCGAGTCCCATTTTGGGACCCTAATAATACTGAATATAATAATAAATATAATAATACTTCTTTAGAGAAGAAGGTAGACCTTACTGCTAAGGAGAAGCTCCTCCCAGAAGAGAAGAAAAAATTAGTTGAGAAGTTTGGAGCTGAAGTCGTTGAACAGGTGCTGAACACTTTGAAGGTTGCTATGAACAGAAGCGACCAGTACATCTGGATTGCCGGAGTGATGAAACCTCTGGCAACCATCAAGAAAATGATTGAGCAGGCTACGGCAGAACAGCTTGAACAGACGATGATCTATCTGAGCAAGAGAACATCGAAGCCTCTGGACATGTTTCAGACGGTGCTTGAGCTGTTCTATCTGGCGGCAAAGGACAATACAAAATCTGCATAATGCAAAAGTGGAAGGATGATTACGTATGAACAAGTGGTTAAGAAACGATCTCATGAAAATCAGCGAGCAGGTTGAGGAGCTGTCGAGCGACATTGAACGGATTCGAGACGGGGAAGAGGAGAAACTGGACAACCTTCCGGAGTCCCTGCAGGACAGTAACAAGGCCGAAGCATTTCAGGAAGTAATTGATTTTCTGGATGACGCGTTGGCGTCGATGACTGAGGCCTGCGAAGCCATCACAAATGCGGTCGGCGTCTGAAAGAATCTGTTGTAATAACTGGTAATCAGTGATATGATGAAAGAAGGATAACTATGGCAACAAATAACGTGGTGAAACTGTTTAATGACGACGTAAAGCCGTTGCCAGGCGTCCCGGGATTTGTCGGACTCGATTACGATAAACTTGCGGAGGCGATTCTGAGGCTCCAGAAAGAGCAAGCCGAGCAGGAGAAAATCACGAAGAAGGCAGCGAAAGCCGAAGCATCGTTGAAGCGTCGCACAACGCATGGTGCAAACGGCACGGTTGACCCTATCCGCGATAAGGCAGATGTGCTGAAGATCGCGCAGTATTTCTACGATAAGCACCAGATCCGCAACGCTCTGATGTTCCTGATCGGATGCAGTGTCGGTTTGCGCGGCGTCGATCTTTGCAGAGTAAAGGTCGGAGATATCACGGAAGACGGCAAATACCGTACAAAAGAGCAGAAGACAGGCAAGTACCGCACGGTTGCACTGAACGATTTGGCAATGACCTGTTACCACGAGCTGGTCAAAACGATCCCGAACTGCACAGAAGACTCGATGCTCTTCCAGTCGCAGAAGGGAGACAATCAGAGCATCAGTCGGCACTCGTTCGGCAGAATTCTGAGAGATGCAGGAAAGGATCTTGGACTTCCGTATCGACTCGGAACTCACAGCATGAGAAAGACTTTCGGTTACCATCTGTTTATGGATAATCAGAGTTCGCCGGAGATTCTTGCTTATCTGCAGAGGATTTTCAAGCATTCCAGCACCGCAGTGACGCTGAATTACATTGGCTTGAGTGCTGAAAAGGAAGAGGAATTGTACAAGAACCTTGATTTTGGCTTTGATATCAGTGACGTTAAGGAGGAAAAGTAAAATGGCTAGAGGCAAGTACGCGAAGAAGAGACTCAGAAAACCGAATCTGCCCCAGAGAGGATCGTATGAGGAACGCAGGTATTATCTTACGAAAGAAGGAGCAGAAGACTTCACCTCGTACAAGGATTACGACGGAGACCGAGCTATGGAGTTGCTTTTCAAGGACGCGCCCGATGTCGATTGGAACAACGAGAATTTTAATAAGCTTTACGAAGAAGGCAAGATTACGGCGAAGGAGCGTGATCAGGCTTGGCGTATCACGGCACATGAGGTTACGAAGATCCTGCATCCGACAGTAAAATGGTACGAAATCGTACTCGGCGGTTTGTTTCTGGCAGGCCCTGTAAGCATTGGTATCTGGATCGCGATTTTCTGCTTCATTGCAAATGCGATTGGATCATGACAGGAGCTAAAATATGTTACCAGGATTTCAGTTTTTGCTAGGTTTAGGAGCACTGATCTACGGAACCGCCGCGGGTCAGTGTAAAAAACCGCCACAAGACACCCCGGAAGAACGTGAATTATTCAACATTTATTGCGAAATAAGGCACGACAGATGTACTGATGTGTTCGCTCCAAAACATTGGCCGAAATACATTTATGTTCGAGAATATGATCGGACGCCGTGGAAGGATCTCGCATCGTTTTACGGGACGAGTGTTACAAATCTGCAAACAGAGTATGTGAAGTGGGCTTGTAAACAGCGTGGAATTCCGTTTGACTATGATATTTTCAAACGCGCTTATTTTCGTACAGCTCATCTCTACTATTGGGAAGATGAAGTACAGCCGAAAAGCATATACAACGAACAATACAACCGTAAGTGTTGGGCAGAAGCCGAGGCAAAGAAAAAAGCAGAGGAGGAACAAATAGCAAAAACGAAGGCCGAACGTAAAAAAATCGATGATGAGATTCGAAAGAAACGTTTAGCTGTTCGTGCAGAGAGACTTGCAAGAGAGAGAAAAGAGTCCAAAAAATAGGACTCTTTTCTTTTTGCTCAAAATGTGAAAACATTGGTAATTTCTCATAGAATTACCATGGAAAACAGTGACGAAACGTTGTAAAATTAAAGCATAAAGCAAGGAAAATCTATGATATTTTACCTATGGTAGTCAATAAATTGACCTTGCATATTACTGCTGTTTGTGGTAATATATAAACATAAGTCGAACGCACGTTCGATGCAATTCCAAGGAGGAAATTATGAGTCTGAAACAGAAGTTAGAGACAATCGAAGAGCTGTGCAATTATCTTGCGGATGCTTGTTATGTCCGCGCTGAAGTAATTTTGCCACATGGTATCATGGGCGGCTCTTACATATCCTTCGTAGGAGAGGAGATTGAGAAGTTGGATGACGGCTTCTTGATCTACGCAGGGGAGAACAAGATGAAGGTACAAGGAGATTTTGCAGGAGCAGTAATCCATCCGATTAGTGATGATACAGCTAACCTCACTGTGAATTTCGTTGACCAGTACCCAATTTATTTTGTTGTAGTAGTTGACAAATAACCCTTGTAATTGCCCCAAACATATGTTATACTAATCACACACCCGGTTATGTTGTTGTGTAGTGATTATTTGATTTATTTTGGGGTGGAGCATATGAAAAATGAATACCGGAACGAATTCGCCAATTCTTTAGACGGCTCTTTAATGTATCTTCTTCTGCAGATATTTGACGTAGCAGAAGAAATAGAAAAGGAAAAGAACGTCAAGCTAGAACATTTCAGCAAAGAGGATTTCATTAAACTGTTCAACTCAGGACGATGGACAAGCGCGGAGGATGTTTTCCGGGTTCGTCATGTGTTGCGAAGCTATGGAGAGTATTTGAATACTCTCGGTGAGTTTTTCAATTTCAAAGGACTGAGTGAAATCCATAAAAAAGATCTGGATAGAAACTCAAGTCTCTGCAGATTTTATCTCTCATTCGAAGAGCTACAACGAGAAATAGGAACCTGCAGATTCCTATCAATGGAGTGGCGAGACAAAAGTATTTTACTTTTGTCAGCTATAGGTCTAACACACGAAGAGATTGCGCAACTCTGTTTTGAACAGATTGACGTAATGAGATCCACGATAACAACAGCAGATACAACGTATAGGGAAATAGAATGGTTTATACTCGAGTTTCTCATTCCGAGAGATACGAACATTGCATGCGGGAAAATATGCAAGTCTTTTGAGGTAAACCAGAGACCGTTTACGAAAGATTCTTCGCAAAAAGCTGCAATAAAAGCAGCAAAAAAGTACCGAGTGAGCGAAAGATCATTGTTGCCTTCCAATCTTAAAATCTCATACCTGCTAAACAAGCTATGGGATTTTGAACAAAAGAAAGGAATACGAAAAGCGACAGCTGGAGAATTGGTGGAATATTGGACCGGTCGGCCGATTAGCGATAAAGCGCTATATACATTGTGGGAGACATATCGGGATTGGAAAGCAAACAAATAGCTTTGAAACAGACGACGAAAAAAGTCGTCTGTTTTTTTCTTTGCCATGCAAGAAAAGGGGTCTGAAATCGATTGTAAGTAGTGTAGAGGGAAATACGTTCAAACGTGTCAGAGCGGGTTTCAAAAAAAATTAAAAAATTTTTCACATGAGTGCAAGAATCAGTGTCGATTTTCGATTGTAAGTAGTAGAGAGATAAATCGGCCGAATTTTTTGAGACCTATGGTGCAATTACAAGGGTTGAATTGACGGTGCAAATGCGCAAGTCATTTTTTTAGACCGCTGTGGTGCAATTACAAGGGTATCATTTGTTCGGCGTACCGATAATGGAGGTGTTCCGAATGAATGATGATGTAAGCCTTTCGCATGAGGATCGCATGAAGCTTTTCGAAACCACTGAACTGTATGGTCTGAAAATTCTTCATATGTTTTACAAGAAACTCGCGTACAACGAAGACCTTCAGCAGGAGATGAGAATTGCTCGCTGGCAGGCCGCCATGGAGTATGATCCCTCCAGGGGAATCAACTTCACCGCGTTCGCTAAGAAGCGGATCTTGGAACGTGTATCGGCTGAATGCTATCGAATGCGTCGGCAGAGGAAGATTCAGCTGACGATGATCAGAAAATCAAAGGTCGACTTTCCCAAGAGTGAGGTCGAGGATGATTACTCCGCCTTTGAGTTTCTCGATTTCGTCGAGCATCTTCCGTGGCCGGCAAACGAAATTCTCTTCCTCAAACATGAGGGTTACAAGCAGATAGAGATTGCAAAAATGCTTGATCTTCCGGAGTATCAAGTCTCCCGAGAGCTGAAACGAGCCCTCAAAAAACATGCGGAGTGCGAAATCGCATAACGCCTTACGGGACTTACGTCCCGTATCGAAATGCGGCTGTGTTGTAACGGCAGCAAATCAGCTTCCCAAGCTGAGAGTGCGGGTTCGATTCCCGTCAGTCGCTCCACCGGCGTTTTGCCGGCATTGACTCCTTCTTTCTGGCAGCGGCGCTTCGAGCGCCGCAATATGGATCCTTAGCTCAATCGGCGGAGCCTCCCGCTCATAACGGGAAGGGTGCAGGATCGTTCCCTGCAGGATCCACCACCGGCGAAAGCCGGCACACATCCTTTCACCTCTGGGGTGCGAAAGCACCCCGCTACCACTCATTAACTCAACTGGTAGAGTAACGTCCTTTTAAGACGAAAGTTATGGGTTCGAGTCCCGTATGGGTGACCAATGCCCGCCGCGCAGGGTAAATATTTTTCGAAGTGCTGAAACTCCACACACATCGGCCGCGCGGGGCCAAAATAGACATCGCCCAGATGTCGGCATAATTTCATAACGGGTCGCTCGTCCCGTCAACGAGCGATCTGCTCTTGTAGCTCAAGAAGAGCTGGGAGATGCCGGTTCAAATCCGGCCGAGAGCAGAACAGGCAGAAAGACAGGCGCGTAGTGTAAAGGTAACACAGCGGTCTCTAAAACCGCAGCGGTCTGCCCGCGGTAATTCCGGTTCGAACCCGGACGCGCCCGCCAAACAATTAAAAAGGAAGTGTTTGTCATGGGAAAAGATCAGTATTTGTTGTATCACCCGAAGTTTAAGAAGTATGTTGCGTTTGATCCGGATTCCAAGCCTATTTTCGTGTTTAACCCTGACAAGGCTAAATTTTTCACACATGTTGCGGCATCGAACTTCATGCAGAAGAACGCTTTTGGAGAATTCAAGTTCTGCAATATTATCCCTTGCGGAGGAAACGTGCGCCAGATGCTTGCAGACGCATCTAATACAAGCGTTGCTCGGAACGACCTGTTCCAGAAACTTATGGATACCCTCGAGGATAAAGTAAGAAATTATGACGCTCAGATGGTAGACCTTTACCATTATGTTGGCAACAACCCGAGACCTACAGCACCAAAAGCATACAAGGTTTACGCAAAACTGTCTGCTATCGTTCAGGAACGCTCAAAAGCAAAAGCTCAAATTCAGGCCATTCGTGAAGCCATGAAGTTTGAGTATAAACCGTATCAGGCTAGAACCGAGCTCTATGATGAACTAATCAATCTGTAAAGGAGAAATTTATGAAGGAAGCACTTAAGCGAACGGCCATCGCGGCCGTAACCCTCACTACATTACTTACCTCCGCCGGGGCAGTCAGCTCGGCAGAGATCAAAAAAGACATCGACGCAGCGAACGCAAAATGCGAAGCAGCGCATCAGCTGGCGGAGAATGCACGAGCACTTGGCGTCGATGAAAGCCACTACACGATCTGGTATGCAAAGAAGCTCTGGACAGAGCATAACGAAGACGTTGTGGCACTAACCAAGGAATACAACAAAGCACTCGCGGAAGAGAAGAAGGCCGCGGAGGCCGCGTCGAACGGTGTAGCGCTTGGAACTTTTAAGCTGACTTTCTATACAGGCGCAGCAGACGAAGGTGGAAGCGTTACTGCGATGGGAACACCAGTAACCCCGTGGTATACGGTAGCAGTCGACCCTCGTGTGATTCCTCTTGGTTCGAAGCTTCGCATTGAAGGATACAATGGAATCTTTGTTGCTCAGGATACAGGGTCTGCAATTCGTGGCTCGATTCTTGATATTGCAGTCGGTAGCAAATCCGAAGCGAATCGGCTCGGCATCCAATATCGAAAGGTTTATCTCGTTAAGTAAGGAAGAGAAGAATGGTCATTCACAAAGTAAAGTATTTCCTCAGCGGGCTACTCGTCGCAGTCATTCTGGTAACAATGGCGGCCTGCGAAGCTCAGCCGGCCGCAGCGGGTGTTGATGGATCAAACAGTCTTCAGGCTCAATTTGTAGAAGTCGGTTCGTACATCGGCTACAAAGTTGTGTACAACGCCGCGAACAGAGTGATGTATGCGGTATCGGATGGAGGACATAACGCCGGTACGTTTACACTTCTCGTAAACGAAGATGGCTCGCCGATGATCTGGAAGGGTTGAATGAGAGTAATCGCATGGCTCATAGGAGTTGTTTTCGGTTGGTTTCTGCCAGATATCAGCCGATGGGTATCAAAAAAATCTGCCAGGCGTCATGTGATTGCAGGCAGAAAGCACTGCAGAAAGATCCAGTGGTATCGATGAGAAATAAATTGATTATGCTGTCGACCGTTTTGCTTCTCGTGTTTTTAGGAGTAGCCGCAGCCTTCAGTTTGATTTAGTGATAAACCTGTGTGACGAAAGGAATGTTCGGAATGGAGGGCAAAATTGAAATCTGAATTTGGCACCTTGGGCGACGGAAGAGGGCACACAGTTACCATTCTCATGGACGGTGTTGAATTATTTCAAATTAAAAACCCAACTGCGTTTGAAGTGGAAATCGATAGCACCGTTGCTAGAAGACAGCTCGCCGTAGGTGTTTATGAAGACACAATGCTTTACGGAGATTCTGTAACAAAAGTTAAGATCGAAGGCCAATCTGTTTTAGACGACAAAATTACGTTTGGAGGCGATTAAAGTGGACTTTTACAAAGGCGAGTACGTCGAATTAGCGACTGGACAAACCGGCTACATTGCAGTAGTAGACAATAATTCTCTTATAACTCAGTTTGTCATCAAAATTCTCACTCCGGCGGCTGACAAAGGCAAAATCAAAATTGTAAACATCCCAAGGTTTGAATCGCCAGCATCAATCTTTGCACAGATAGGCTGTCATAAGTTTCGTGGGGACAAAATCGAGGCAGTGGCGCTTGATCCGTATTCAACGACTACACCGCTGCCTGTAATTCGAGATAAACTTAATGAGTTGGTGGAAGCAGTCAACCAAATAAACGAGAGGTTAGGAGGATGACGGTAAGAATGGATTTGCATGTAGGTGAATACGTCGAATTAGCCGATGGCAGCGTTGGTTATATTGTCAGGTTTTATGACAGCAGCGATTATGCCGGTCTTATAAGATTGGAACGTAAAACAATCGAAGTGAGCATAACGGCACCAGAAAAGGATAAAGGGTCACTTAGATCGATATTTGTGTACGGAGGAGATTCTCTTTCTAATTATTTCGCTCGGGTAGGCAACAAAAAACTGAGAGAAGACGAAAAGGACACAATCAAACCGATCAACCTCGCCGGAGCTTTTCTCAGCGCGACCGAGCGCATGCTCGCGCAGAAGGTAGACGAGTTGGTCAAAGCAGTCAACAAAATCAATGAACAGTTAACGAAGGAGCGATAAAAATGGCAGAGAAGAAACCCACGTTCTATATGATGGTCGGCGTGCCGGGTTCCGGAAAGACGACCTACGCACACAGAATTCCGAATGCAAAGGTGCTGTCCAGCGACGAGATTCGTAAGGAACTCGGAGTAGACGGCGGTGATAAGCAGGCCCACGGCCGCGTCTTTGCAATCCTGCATGAGCGAGTCAAGGAGACCCTGCAGAACGGCAAGGATGTTGTGTATGATGCGACCAACATCACATCTTTCAGACGCAATAACTTTCTGAAGGAAATCAATGATCTCGCTGGCAAGAAGGTTTGCATTTATCTCGCTCCTACTCTTGCGCAGGCTATCCGTCAGAACGCCGACCGAGATGAGCCCGTTCCGGAACAGGTTGTTCGCGATATGGATATGAAGCTTGAGGCTCCGACCTTCAGTGAAGGTTGGGACGAGATGAAGCTGATGAAGACGCTCCCGCAGCGTAACATCGACCGCATCCGTAGTATGACCGCAAAAGAATACGCGGAATACATGTACAGCGATTACGGTTTGCTGAAGATGAACCGAGATCTGGGTACTTTCCTCTCGAAGGAACAGTTTATGAACCACTTCGTTCAGTGGCTGAATAGCCCATCCGAGGATAGCAATGATGTTCTTTGATTTCGATGAGATCTATGACGTTCTGGTTGAGCAGTATGTTGGAAACCAGATTGTCAGCCGCCAGAGTTTTTCCGCGCCAAAGGAAGTCATTGTGATGCAGTTCTTGGCTCTTTGCGAACAAGCTGCCCAGGAACCGCAACCACGAAAAGTCAAAATGAGCCGGCTTCAGAATGTTTGCGATGAGATCACTGGGGAAGAGAAAACTCTTGCGCTCTACGTAGAATTCCGGAACAACAGGTGGGAGGAGTAAGGAATGTTCAAAGTAGGAGATACAGTGTGGGTTCCGCATTCGATAACCGGATTATGGGAACCCCACATAACGATAATCAAAGCAGTTGAAACGTATCCGAATGCGGATACGAATTATACGGTCGATCTTCCGTATAGGAGATTGGCACTCCGAGAGGAACTTCATATTGAAGAATTCAAATACGAAGCCTTTCAGGTCTTTGATAATCTTGCCGCCTGTAAGAAATTTATCAAGGATTATTACTACGATGGGCTGTGTGAGGGATGCAAATATGAAGAGCTCGGCGGGGCAATTTGGAGATGCAATACTTGCGGAAACACTGAGCTCGTTGCCACTGGTAAGCCGAAAGACTTCAAACGTGTCTGCAAGAGAACCGGGCTGACGGTAGGTTTGGAAGAATGCTGCAAGTTCTTCGAGCCGAAAACTGAGGCCGCCAGAAAGGAATATGTTTCGTGGGAACACTACGAGGATATTCTTCGCAACTGCGATTTTAATCCGAACTGCATCCACCATCAGAAGTCAGCTAACCACTGCTGCAGCTACGATTTTCTTCTGGGCTGCCCGGTTCATGTCCGTGTGTCGTTTGATTTCAACGGCAGAAAAGTACAATCGGTTCTTGTGCCGAGAAAGATGTGGATCGACCAGAGCTACATTGACGGCGATAACATCACATGTAGAGGCTTGCGGTATGAACCTATCCTGACGAAGGTCGGTCTCATAAAAAAAGGAACTGAGCCGGGCGTATCGTTTGGAGAACTCAAAACGATCAACACCAAAACCGGTCAGTTCGTGGAATAAAAATAAATAAGTCTCGTGTCCTCACCGCTCATCTGGGCGAGTATGTACAAATTGGGTCCTTTTAGAACAAGCCTATCAGGAGACTTCCAACCGAGAGGACGTCAATCGTCCAACCGGGGATCTACGAGATACCTTGTTCTTTCAGTTTCTACAACGTGAACGCAGTCACACCGAGACCGAAAGATATAAACTTGGTTATCATCCAGGCTCTCTCCTTTATCAAATTTCTCGCCGCTGACCAATCAGCAGGACGAGAGTACACGATGAGCGGCGAGGACGCGAGACTTGAATATATTATAAACCAAGAGATAGGGGAGTGCAAACATGAAGCTAGTGGACGAATTTCTCGATATTTTGATAATCATTTTACATGTTTGGATTATTATCAAGTTTATTTTCGGACAGAGCTATGTTAGCGCTTTTTTATACACACTGCTTGGATGTGGCTGGTGCGCAGCATTTTGGAAAAAACACAGAAAATAAAAGTCAAGTTTGAGAGGAGAACGAGTATACGAAACATCTGGGAGATATCACAAAGATAAACGGCCGCGAAGTTCCGGTCGTTGATTGCGTCATCGGCGGCAGTCCTTGCCAAGATGTTAGTATCGCAGGATCTAAAGCGGGATTTGAGGGGGAACGATCAGTACTTTTCTTCGAACAGACACGACTTGTAAGAGAAATGAGGGAGCACAGTGAAGCAGCTTCAGGGACAGCAAGTCCTCGATACATGGTATGGGAAAACGTCGTCGGAGCTTTTAGCAGCCACAAAGGAGAAGATTTCCGCCGAGTCCTCGAAGAAATCGCGAGGATCGTCGAACCAAATGCCGTTATTCCTGAACCTCCGAAGGGCAAATGGAGAACTGCCGGATGCGTCATGGGAGACGGATGGAGCATCGCTTGGCGTGTACTCAACGCACAGTTTTGGGGAGTCCCCCAGAGCCGTCGCAGAATCGCACTTGTCGCAGATTTTGGAGGAGAATCCGCTCCCGAGATACTTTTTGAGCGCAAAAGCGTGTCAGGGAATTCTGAAGAGAGCGGAACGAAACAAGAAGGAACTTCCGGAGTATCTGCGGTTAGCGTTGGAGATCCAGTCGAGGACTGCATAATCCTTGATATGACGCATGCCTGTGATGTCATTCGAGAATGCGGTCAGCATGTACCGACACTCCAAGCCCGCATGGGAACAGGCGGAAAACAAATCCCGCTTTTGTTCCGGCCGGTTTGTGTAGGAAATGGACAGGCACACATTGCGACACATCTCACGCCGGATGTGTGCCAGACACTGAACTGCATGCACGACCCGATGGCGGTGATGGAAGTAAAGCCCGGCAGGGATAAATTCATTCGACGGCTGACGCCACTCGAATGCGAAAGGCTGCAGGGGTTTCCGGATAACTGGACTGACATCGGAGAATGGACAGACTCAAACGGAAAGGTACATAAGGAGAGTGCAAACACGGGGCGATACAAAGCGATGGGAAATTCGATTGCGCTGCCGCCCTGGCGATGGGTGCTTAGCAGACTGTATAAACAGTTTGACCGGCCGGCAACGATGGCAAGCCTATTCGATGGAGTCGGAGGTTTTCCTCTGATCTGGAGAGAGCTCGGGGGCGAAACACTGTGGGCAAGCGAAATTGAAAGCTTTCCAATCGCGGTCACGAAGCGGAGATTAGGCGAGTGAAACAAATGGTGAAGGACGGAGCGTGCAATGAAAGAAGCAGAATTAAATGAAATCTTGAGAAATCATAAACATTGGATTCTGGAGGATATAGATGGTTGGAAAGAGATGAGGGCAGACCTGCGCGAAGCAGACTTGTACGGAGCAGACCTGCGCAAAGCAATCCTGTACGGAGCAGATCTGCGCGGTGCAGAGCTGGGCAGGGCAGATCTGTACAGAGCAGACCTGTGCGGAGCAGACCTGAGCAAAGCACACCTGTGCGGAGCAAACCTATGCGGTGCAAACCTGTACGGAGCAAGTCTGCGCGGAGCAAACCTATACAGAGCAAACCTGCGTCGAGCAAACCTGTGCAATGCAGACCTGCGCGGTGCAAACAATATACCTTTTATTCCGATGGCTTGTCCAGATACAGGAACTTTTGTCGCATGGAAAAAGGCAAACAGGCACATTGTTAAGTTGGAGATCCCAGCAGATGCTCGGCGAAGTTCCGCAACGGGAAGAAAGTGTCGATGCGATAAAGCGAAAGTGATAGAGATTCAGGAATTAGATGGTTCGCCCTCTGAATTAACGGAAGTCGCAAGTGGATATGACCGCAATTTTGTTTACCATGTAGGCGAAATTGCGGAAGAACCTAAATACGATGAAGATCGTTGGAAAGAATGCGCACCGGGGATTCATTTTTTCATCAATCGTCAGGAAGCAGTAGATTACAACGGTTAATAGAAATCACACGAAAACTTGATCGGTGTGAGGAATGGGAGGAACGGAATGAAATCTGTGATGTTAAGCATTCGCCCGAAGTGGTGTGAGAAGATTGTCGGCGGTGAAAAGACCATTGAAATCAGAAAGACCAAGCCGAAACTGGAAACGCCGTTTAAGTGCTACATCTACTGCACCAGCGGTAGGCCTGATCTGAACATTCCTATTTCGCCGGAACGCCTGATGCAGGACTACTTAGATACAGGTTCCATGCAGTCGTTGAACTGCCCGCTTGGGAATGGTAAGGTCATCGGCGAGTTCACCTGTGACCGGATTTATGAACTTGCGCCCATCAACCATGCACCGGATGGCGTAGAAAAGCAAGCTTGCCTGACACGAGAAGAAATTGTGAACTACCTAAAGGGAACCGGCTACGGCTGGCACATTTCCGACCTGCTGATCTATGACCAACCGCGGGAGCTGACGGCGTTTCGGCGGCTTTGTCCTAATGACCTATACTGTGAGGCCTGCGCCATGTACAGCAACAACAACGGTATCTGCAACAATGGGGCTTTGACGCTTCGCCGCCCGCCCCAGAGTTGGTGCTATGTGGAGGAATGGGAACAGAAAGAATTGGAGGAGATGTAAATGGGCAAGTGTAAGCCGGGTGATATTATCACCATTAAAGGAACGGAATTTGCGGTGCTGGACGTAGAGAAAGGCGCAGCGAACGGCAAAGACAAACTGTTTGTGCTGTTAAAAGAGCCGTTTGGAAGCACGCCGTTCAGCACGGACGGCAACGACTATACCGAAAGTAAGCTGCGTGAGAAGACAGATCAGTGGTTTGAAGAATTTTCGGGTGATCTGAACAAGAAACTGGTTTTTTCGAGAGAAATCAGTCTGTTGACAATGGACGGGCGCGCGAATTATGGGATTGTTTATCGCTTAGCAGCACCGTTGACATTTGATGAGTGGCGCAAGTATTCACGCTATATTCCAGATTGCGAGAAAAGCTATTGGCTGGCAACCGGAGATGGCGCAACGGGGCGCTACGGCGTGGACGCCGCGATGCTCGTGTACCCCAATGGCGCTTGGGGCAGCGGCAGCTGCTCGAACGCGTATGCGGTGCGTCCGGCTTTGGTCGTGTCGGAAGAGCTGATTGATACGCCGAAGGACGACGGCTTAATCAAGTACAGCACGATGGAGCTGATTCAGGAGCTCGCGGAAAGGGCAGAGATGGACAATTAACTGTGCGTGACGATCGGGGAGGAAAACGATGGCTGAAATTACTTACATGGATTGTTGGCACTTTATAGCGCCTTTGATTCCCGTTAAGGTCGATACATATTCGATGGATGTGTATGTGATGACTTTTCAGGCGCTGAAAGAAGCGGAAGAAAGAAGGGTGAAGGGAAACGATGGCTGAATACATCACGAAAAAGGCCGCGATTAACGCGGTAGAAAACGCCCCTATCGAACCGTTCTAGAGTGAGTGGGAAGAAATCGAAGAAGCGATTAACGCTGCGCCTGCCGCCGACGTTGTGCCGGTGGTGCGGTGTAAGGACTGTATACACTATGATTTAGGAGTTTGCCTGAAAATTTATTCGGATGGCAACGCACAAAAAGATTCGTGGCAATCTCGTAACCCCAACGACTTTTGCAGCTACGGCGAGAGAAAGGACGGAGGTGCGGACAATGCGTCTGATTGATGCTGATCAATTCATTCTGGCCATTATGGATGCGTCATTATCTTCCGTTGACGAGGATACAATCCTTGATTTGGTTGATAGCGTCCCCACTGTGGATGCTGCGCCGGTGGTGCGGTGCAAGGACTGCGAGAACGCATATAACAATAGCTCTGCGATTGCTTCGGGGATTTTCTATTGTTCGACAAATATGAGAGCGATGCTGGAAGACGATTTTTGCAGCTACGGCGAGAGAAGGGGCGGAGGCGAAAGCAATGTATAAACCGCTGGCAGACAGCACCTTGCTCCACATGACGAAAAAGAAGTTAATCGAACTGCTACGTACAGCAGAGCACAATGCAGAAGTGTCACAGGAATGGGTGGCACAACAGGCGGAGAACCTCAAGGATTGGGAGCCGGTGGTGCATTGTCGTGATTGCAAGCATTTTAACCACGAGCGCATGGAATGTGAAAATGAAGCCGTTTCGACCGACCATGAGGGCGGAGCACAATACAGCTTGAATTTTTGGCTGGATGACTTTTGCAGCTACGGCGAGAGAAAGGACGGAGAGTGTGAATCATGAGACTGATTAACTACGAGGAATACAAAAGCAAGCTGCTGGAGGTCAGAGACAGTATTCCACTGACTGTTCCTGCCGCAACGTATGAACTTATGCGCGAAAAACCGTATACACATGGTATGGCGATGCGTGGAGGTATCCGTAAGGCTTTGAAGTGTTTGGAACAATGTCAAAATGTTTCTGATGTTGTGCCAGCTTCACAGGAGAGAATCTACAAAGATCTTTTAGATGCTCTGCTTAAAGACATTCAAAGCCTTGAAACCACGCTTAGCGATGCGTGTTGTATGTGCACTGGGATTGAATGCACTGAATGCAACTTATGCCATTTTAGGGACGAACTATTAGCGATCCTCGAACGCGCGGCCGAGAGAAAGAAACGACTCGCAGACTGAAATGTTTAAATTTACCGAGGTGATTATTTATGAAACAACGAAATTTTGAAGATACGCTTAATCGCCTGGATGAATATCTTACTACCTTGGACGATGATGCATTTTTCGCAAAACTGGGCACCAGTCTTGAAGAACTAAAGTGTAAATCTAAAGGAGCGAAAAAAATGATTGAGCTTAAATCCTGCCCGTTCTGCGGAGAAAGCGTAAGCATTGGAGTTCATGATGACGAATGGAACTACAAAGGAGAACTTGGCTGCGAATATGAGAGCAACCCTTGGAGCGGACTTTACTACGGTTTGCATCATCCAGGTTTAGACGCATGCTTCTGCTGTACAGACGGAAACAGCGAAATAATGGGCGGAATGCTGTTTGATACGGCAGAAGAGGCCGCCGAGGTATGGAACAGGAGGGCGGACAATGCGTGAAATCACCAAAGCCGACATGGACAAGCCGATTGAACCGAAAATGGCGCGTGACGCTGTTACAGCGGTGCGCGATATAGCTGCGTATTTAACGGTGGGTGAGTGGTGCTTGATTATGGCAGGCGTGAAAAAAGCCGTTGAGAGAATGACACAGGAGGAAAATAATGAGGTTTAAGAAAGACGGGAAGGTGTACGATTTAGCCGAGATGCGGATCGAGGTTTGCGACAAAGCCAAAAGCTGCGAAAGATGCAGGGCTATGATTGCTGCAAAAGCCTTCGACATTCCGTGCCCGACTATTTGGAACAGGTTTCCGAGAGGAACGGCGGCACTCTGCGGCTTTGAGGTAATCGAGGACGACACGCCCACCATTGCCGAGACAGTCGAGGAAAACAGCGAGGACGTAAAGCGCAAGCTGACCCGTGCGGACATCCTGCACGCGGCGGAGAAGTGCGTATGCGGACAGCGCGAGACGGACTACGGCACGCCGGAGGACAACTTCAAAGCGATTGCGGAGCTGTGGAGCGTATACCTCGACCGGATAAGCGTAGGCAAATACGGAAATATGATCGTAGATGAGAAGGACGTTGCTGTAATGATGGCGCTGCTCAAGATTGCACGTATTGCGCGCGGCGGCGGAAAGGCTGACAGTTGGATTGATCTTGCAGGCTATGCGGCTTGCGGGGCGGAATGTGAGGGAGTAACGGAATGAAGTACAGAAAGAAACCTATTGTGGTTGAGGCTATCCGGTGGACGGGTGACAACGGGAAAGAAATTGAGGCGTTTTGTGGAGCTGACGTTATGTTTGGAACCATTTACGAACCTGATCCTGTTTCGGCTACGTGCATCCACACTCTTGAAGGAAAGATGTACGCGCGTCCCGGAGATTACATCATCAAGGGTGTAAACGGCGAGTTCTACCCCTGCAAGCCGGATGTGTTCGCGAAGACGTATGAGAGGATGGAAGAATGACAGGAAATGAGTATCAGAGACTTGCGATGCGCACGGCGACGAGCAAATGCCACGATATGGCGAATGCGGCGCTCGGCTTAACAGGCGAGGCGGGCGAGGTCGCGGACGAAATCAAGAAGTTTCTGTTTCACGGACACCCATTGAACCCTGAGAAGGTAGTGAAGGAACTGGGCGATGTGCTCTGGTACGTTGCCCTCATGGCCGACTTGCTCAATGTGTCGCTGGATTTCGTGATGGAGCACAACATTGAGAAACTGAAACGGCGATACCCGGACGGATTTGATCCGGTGAGGAGCATAAATAGAGAGGAGAACAATGGCAAAATGAAAACTCAAACAGTATGTGACTGCGATAGTTGCAGATATTGTGATGAATGCACAACTGATGATATGGCAAGCTGCGCCCACGGTGCAAATATGAGCTGTGGAAGCGACTATCAGCCAAAGAATAACGGAGGACTTGAAATGAACGAGCTTAAATCCTATCCATTCTAAGGTCATGCGGAAACATCAAAAGGAGAAACAAACTTGAATCCAGTATTCTATGCGCTTTGTATCATTGCCGGGATCTTTATCTGGGCCTGCTGCGCTTTTATGTTTAAGAAGCTCGGCAGTGTTCTGGCAAGCATCTTCGGCGATGCGATAAAGGAAATGTCCGACGAGGACGAAAATAATAAAAACAAAGGAGAAAACAAACATGAGTAAAGGTGCAGTAGGCGGCGTAGTTCTTGCAGCCGCATTGATTTTCGGAGGTATCAGCGCGGTGACCTGTATGGAGCGGATCCCGACTGGTTACGTTGGCGTTGTGTACAGCATGAACGGCGGTGTCCAGGATGAAATTCTGACGCAGGGCTTCCATGTAGTCGCGCCGACCAAGAAGGTAAAGAAGTTCACAGTCGGCAATGAGCAGCTCGTTCTGACCAAGGACTCTCGTGACGGCAGCAAGGACGATGATTCTTTCAACGTCGCGACGGCCGATAACGCAAACATCAACATCAGCTTCCAGATGTCTTACCGTTTCAAGCAGGATGAGGTAGTTGATACATACAAGAAGTTCCGTGGCATGGACGGCGAAGATATTGTGAACAGCCGCGTCCGCACGATCTTGAAGTCTAAGATTTCCGAGGTCACGACGGATTATACCATGATGGACATCTACTCCGGCGACCGCGCAAAGATCAACAACCAGCTGACTGAGATGCTTTCTGAAAAGCTCGGCGACGAGTTCGGCATCGAAGTAATCGATGCCTCGATTATTGACGTTCATCCGGACGAGCAGCTGCAGCAGACGATCAACGACCGCGTGACCGCGATGCAGAAGAAGCAGCAGGCCGAAGCTGAGCAGGAGACCATCAAGGTTCAGAATCAGACCAAGATTCTCGAGGCTCAGGCAGATGCCCAGGCAAAGCAGATCGCGGCCGAGGCTGAAGCGAAGGCAAACTCGACCATCTCTGCTTCGCTAACCGATCAGCTGCTGAAGAAGATGGAGATGGAAGCTCGCCAGAAGCATGGCTGGGTTACTGTTCAGGGTAGCGACACCGTCGTAACGAACGCGAAGTAAAAATATTTTCGCGGAGCTGCAAGAAACGGTAGCCGAAATCCATTGTAAGTAGTGTAAGGGTTTTGAGAGGCAGAATTGAGCAGAAAAAGAAAAATATTTTCAGATAGCTGCAAGAAACGCCTCTCGGATTCGATTGTAAGTAGTGTAAGAGTAATTTAGTCCTTCAGCAAAAAATAAAATATTTTTTCGAAGCACTGCAAGAATCGATATACGAAATCGATTGTAAGTAGTGTAGGCAGAATGCAGGAAGGGCTTAGCACTACCGACGGCGTGGAAGACCGCTGACAGCCGGGAAAGACCGGCGATATATGAGGAGCGTCCGGTGACAGAATTATGGTGCGACGGGCGGGCGCACGAACAGCAAATATATACAAAAAACTTTCTGCAAAAAAGTTTCTCGCGGCTCGACTCCGCGGCTCCTCAAAAATCCGCCAAATGAATATGCCCGGTGTAGCTCAGTTGGATAGAGCGTTGTTTTCGTGGGCCGACAGGTTCACGCGCAGCAATTTTCTTTTGCCAATCATGCCAAAGGTCGTCGGTTCAAGTCCGGCCTCCGGGCAATAACGAGGTGTGGCTCAGCTTGGTAGAGCGCTCGCTTTGGGAGCGAGATGCCGCAGGTTCGAATCCTGTCACCTCGACCATATGCAGGTATAGTTTAATGGTAGAACATCAGCCCTCCAAGCTGAATGCACGGGTTCGATTCCCGTTACCTGCTCCATTATATTGCGGGATAGCGCAGTTGGTAGCGCGTCTGTTTCATAGGCAGAATGTCGCCGGTTCGAGCCCGGCTCCCGCAACCATATGCCGATGTGTCGGAATAGGTTCACGAGGGCGTCTCAAACACGCTTGCTCAACAGAGCGTCGGGGTTCGAATCCCCGCATCGGCACCATATGAGATCGTGGCGGAATTGGCAGACGCAGCGGATTTAAGCTCCGCTGGGACAATCCCATGAGAGTTCGATTCTCTCCGGTCTCACCAATATGCGGCGGTAGTCAAGAGGTAAGACTCCCCCCCATTATAACGCGAACCGATAAGTTCGCCCACAGCAAATACTGGCTCCAGGGGGCATGCGCTGGTTCGACTCCAGCCCGCCGTACAACAGGGACACTCACAGCAAACTTTAAGACTTTGACTTGAAATCAAAATGCCTTTGTGTCCCGTATCCCTCCAAAGGGCGCTCACAGCAACTTTTTAAGGACTTAACTGTTAATTAAGGATTCTAAAGCGCCCTGTGGAATAGAAAAAAAGGAGGAAAAAGAAACATGAATCTCACATCTGCATTGGAAAATACGCTGAACGAAGACTACAACGTCAGCGTCACAGAGAACGGCGCTGTCGGCTACAGAACGACCGGCAAAGAACTGCTCGATCTGAACTTCTCCGTAGCCTCGCTCCGCAGTGCAAGCGAAGCTGAGATCGTGAGTAAGTTCGTCAAGGCATTCTTCGAGGACAAAATTGCCGCGATGAAGTGGCTGTTCTTCGCCCGAGATGTTCGAGGCGGACTTGGCGAGCGCCGATTGTTTCGAATCGTGATGAAGTATCTGGCGGACAATCTGCCGGAATACGTTCGCCCTGTAATCGAGCTGGTTGCAGAATATGGCCGCTACGATGACCTGCTGTGCCTGCTGGATACCGGCCTTGATTCGAAGGTATACCCGCTGATTGAGGAACAGCTAGACCGAGACCTCAAATCGATGAAGGACGGCCAGCCGATTTCCTTACTTGCAAAATGGCTCCCTTCTCCGGGTGCTTCTTCTGCGACAACTAAGCGTTATGCAAAGCAAATTCAGAAGGTGCTTGGTGCAACGGAACGTCAGTATCGCAAGATACTTTCCGATCTACGCGGCTATCTCGATGTAGTCGAGAAGAAAATGTCCGCCAAGCAGTGGGGCGAGATCAAATACGAGGCGGTTCCGTCTCGTGCAAACCTGATCTATAACAAGGCCTTTCTGAGAAACGACGAGGAGCGCCGCCGTGCTTATCTGGAAAGCCTCGCTAAGGGCGAAACCAAGATTAACGCAGGCACTCTGTTTCCGCACGAAATCGTCCATAAGTACGGCAACTCCACATGGAATGCAATCACTGAGTATAACGAAACGCTCGAGCAGCTTTGGAAGGCTCTGCCTGATACGGTAAACGGCAACGGGAACACCATTGTCGTAGCAGATGGCAGTGGCAGTATGACCTGCGATGTAGATCCACATAGCAGCGTAACTGCACTGGACGTAGCAAACGCACTTGCGATTTACTTCGCGGAGCATTCCTCCGGCCAGTTCAAGGACAAGTACATCACGTTTTCTGGTCATCCTCGGCTGGTTGATTTCTCCAAAGCAAAGAACCTTCGTGAGAAGCTGTTGATTGCCAAGCAGTATAACGAGATGGCGAACACCGACGTCGAAGCTGTTTTCAACCTGATTTTGACCACAGCGGTCAACAATCGAATGAGGCAGGAAGATATGCCGCAAAACGTTCTCATCATCTCCGATATGGAGTTCGACGCCTGTGCAGTTTGCGGCAGTCAATCAGATTACTGGAGTCGCAAGCGGCCGGATTCCCGTCTGTTTAACGTGATTCGTCAGAAATATGAAGCTGCCGGTTATAAACTTCCGCGCCTCGTGTTCTGGGATGTCAACAGCCGCACCGGCACCATTCCGGTCAAGGAAAACGATCTCGGTGTTGCTCTGGTTAGTGGCTTCAGTCAGAATGTAGCTTCTATGGTGATGAGCGGTAGGCTCGATCCGTATGAGTGCCTGATGGAAACGTTGAACAGCGAACGCTATCAGCCAGTCGAGAAGGCATTGGAGGGAATTTCGTGATACTGCTTTTAATGTATCTTATTATCGGTGCTGTCGTCTGCGGCGCGAATTACTTCGTTATGCAGCAGGGCAAGGAAGACCAACAGTATTTCGATGAGCTCAACTGCACATTGGGATCAATCATTATCGGTATCTTTTGGCCGTTCTGCGTCGGCGTTGTAGCAGCCAGAGTGTACCAGTACATTCAAAGGCACAAATAATCGAGGTTTGCGGTAATCCTTAAACCGCTGTCTAGTGATCAGCGGAGGCTTCATGTTCTTCATAAACTCATATAAACCGGAACTGAAAGAGAGCTTAAGAAGCAAAGGACTCGATCCTGATGATTTCGATATACTCATGGTTGTCGCAGGGTTTTTATGGCCTCTTGCTGTCGGAATGGCTCTTGCACATGGTCTATTCAAAAACGATTGATCGATAGAAAGTGAAAGGACGACAAATGAAAGTTTTAGTAGTAGTGGATATGCAGAACGATTTCATTGATGGAGCACTCGGTACGCCGGAGGCGCAAGCTATCGTTCCGAGAGTAGTCGAAAAGATCAAAACAACTGGCGATATCGTTTATGTAACAAAGGATACGCATTATGCGGATTATCTCGATACGCAGGAAGGAAAATTACTTCCCGTCCCTCATTGTATCGCGGAAACCTACGGATGGAACATCGAAAAGAATGTGCAGAATGCGCTGGATGAGCGAGAAGAAGTTTACACATACGAGAAAGAAACGTTCGGTTCTGTTGATCTTGGTGCCGCGCTGGATTTGGTTTGGGACGACAATCTGGATGAAATTATTCTGGTCGGCCTTTGCACGGACATCTGTGTTATTTCCAACGCTCTGCTTATCAAAGCATATCTCTCGGACGTAAAGATCACAGTGGATGCGTCCTGCTGTGCCGGCACAACTCCAGAGCGTCATAAGAACGCGCTGGCCGCCATGAAAATGTGTCAGATCAACATCGAAAATGAGGAGGAATCTGTATGATTTCCGTAAATGGGGAGCCGATTGATTTTACTCAATTCCCGGATGGAACAACTTCGTTTCGCTACTCTCCCGGCTTGGAGGAAACGTTCACAATCAGATGGAAATATGATGGCGATCATGAATGCATTTTGCTGTGGTATCTCGTTCACCATCTTCGCAGATGTGATTCTCGCGCCGAAATCACACTTCAGCTTCCGTACATCCCCAATGCGAGAATGGATCGCGTCAGGGCTTTCGACGAAGTTTTCACCTTAAAATATTTCGCGGAGTTTATCAACAGCCTGGCTTTTGATATCGTAAGTGTTCGTGATCCGCACTCCAATGTGGCCGCAGCTTTGATTGATAACGTCTATGTTCTTGATTCTAAACATTATATCGATCAGGCGATTGAACATTGTCTCTCATATGATGACAATCTACTGATCTGTTATCCCGACGAAGGCGCAGCGAAACGTTACACTGAGCTTCTGAAGCGCGAACACGTTTTCTGCATCAAACACCGCGACTGGCGCACGGGAAATATTGAAGGATTGGAACTGACCAACCCGGAGCTTGTCAAGGGACGCAACGTTCTGATCGTAGATGACATCTGCTCTCGCGGCGGCACATTTACTCACACAGCCAAAGCGCTCAAAGAAGTCGGAGCAAAGGATATTTTCCTTTACGTCACCCATTGCGAAAATACCATCGAAAAGGGCACGATCCTGACCGACGGCCTGATTAAGCACGTTTACACCACCGGAAGCATTTACCGCGGCAACCACGAAATGGTTACAGTTCTGTTGTGATAAGGAGACGAAACAATGATTAACTACAATCCGCTGCTATGTTTGGACTTCTACAAGACCTGCCACGCCGAACAGTATCCGAAGGGGCTGACTCGCATGGTCAGTTATTACACCCCGCGCATGAGCCGTTTGGCAGACACAGATAAAGTGACGATGTTCGGCTTGCAAGCGTTCATCAAGGAATACCTGATTGACGGCTTTAACAAATATTTTTTCGAGCGAGATTTCGAAAAGGAAATCCTCCCGGAGTACAAGCGTGTGCTTGGCGCAACAATCGGAACTTCCGGCGTGGGCAAAGAGCGGCTGCTGAAGCTGCATAATCTCGGCTTTCTGCCTCTGATAATCAATGCAGTTCCGGAAGGAACACGGACTAACATTCATGTGCCGCAGATCGAGATTACCAATACGTTGTCATCTTTTGTTTGGTTGGTAAACAGTATTGAAACCATGCTGTCCTGTACAATGTGGCACACGCAGGTTTCTGCGGAGGTTGGCTATCGGTATCGCCAGATCGTCAACAAGTACGCAGACCTGACCTGCGACGACGATGTTGACCGCGCCCGACTTCTCGGTGATTTCTCGATGAGAGGACAGGAGAGCGTCGAGAGCGCAACAAAGAGCTCGGCGGCGTTTCTGTTGAGTTTTCTCAATACAGCGACTGTCCCGGCTATTCTTTGGCTGGAACGAAATTATAACTGCAGCTGCGATCAGGAACCGGTTGGATATGGTGGTATTTCGACCGAACACAGCGTAATGTGCTCCAATGCCGCAGTTGACGGTGATGAGATTACACATCTGCGCCGACTGCTCACCGAGATTTATCCTCATAGCAGTTTCTCCGTTGTGTCTGACAGCTACGACTATTGGAATTTGGTTGATAAGCTGTTGCCGCAGCTCAAGAACGAAATCCTTGAACACAATGGAACTCTTTCTATTCGCGGTGACAGCGGTGATCCGGTCGAGGTTGTCACCCAGACAGTATTTCATCTCTGGAATATTTTTGGCGGCAAGAGAAACAGCAAGGGATTCAAAGTTCTGAATCCGCATATCAAGGCGCTGTACGGAGACAGCATCACGCCGCAGCGTTGCGAAAAGATTTACTCAATCCTGAAAGAGAATGGGTTCGCAATTAACAACGTGGCTTTGGGGGTCGGCTCCTTCTCCATGGAATGTCTGGAGACGATTGACGAAAATGGTAATGTCCAGTATAACCCGTATACGAGAGACACGTTCGGTATCGCGGTCAAGGCAACCTACGCAGAGGATGAGAACGGTAAGCCGATTATGATTTTCAAAAATCCAAAGACGGACACCGGTCATTTTAAGAAGTCCCAGCGCGGATGCTGTATCGTGCGGGAGAACGACGGCGAGTATTCTTATGAGGACGGACACACCTTTGAGGAAACATACGACCTTGATAATGAGATGGTACCTGTATTCATTCATGGTAATATGGTCAATGAATACACGCTGGCAGAGGTGCGCGACAGATTGCACGGAGGTAAATTCTAATGGGAAACGCAAAGACACTGAAAAATCATATTGTCCAGTGGATTATGGACTACTTCGAAGATAACGGCAAAGACTGTTACGCCGTTGTTGGCATCTCTGGAGGGAAGGACAGCAGCGTTGTTGCCGCTCTCTGTGCTGAGGCACTCGGCAAAGACCGTGTTATCGGTGTGCTGATGCCGAATGACGAGCAGTCAGACATCGAAGATTCGCACCGGGTGGTTGATGCTCTCGGGATCAAAAGTGTCGAAATCAATGTCGGCGGCGCTTATTCTATGATGCTCAGCGAAGGTTCGCACGAACTGCCTATCAGCAAGCAGGCGGAGGTAAATCTGGCACCTAGACTTCGAATGGCGGCTCTATACATGGTAGCGCAGTCTTTAGAGCACGGTGGCCGCGTAGCTAACACCTGCAATTATTCCGAAGACTACGTTGGTTACTCCACCAAGTACGGTGACAGCGCCGGTGATTTCAGTCCACTGTCCGGCTTGTTTGTCAGCGAGGTCGTAGCAGTCGGCCACGAGCTGCCGATCCCTGCCGATCTGGTGGACAAGACTCCATCTGACGGACTTTGCGGAAAGTCTGACGAGTCAAATCTCGGTTTTACTTACGCTCAGTTGGAGAAGCATATCGTAGATGGCAGCTGTGGTGATCGAGAGATCGACAAGAAGATTTGCAATCTGCATTATAAGAACCTTCACAAGATTACGCCCATGCCGTATTTCAAAAAGCAGTTGCCCCTGGAAGGCTTCTAAGCTACAGGTTTGCGGTCAACCTTAAACCGCACTTTCACGGGTGAGTGGTGAACAGGAAACACCGGAGAGTAATATCATCGAAAAGCAGGTTCGAATCCTGCCTCACCTGAATCGCACCGCAGATCAACAAGGCTTGCAAGCATCTGCGGTGAACAGTCCGTGCCTGCGAGGTGTCGTCGGACTATAATTCAGAAAAAACGCCTCGCTACATTCCTCGGGACAGGTTTCGGCCGCAATTCGCGATATCGGCCTCGAGTTCGAATCTCGACCGGGGAGCCACATGGAGCAGTAAGCCTAAAGGCAAGGCAGTAGTCTTGAAAACTACCAGTAGCCCGCAAGGGTGTGAGATTTCGAAATTCTCCTGCTCCGCCAGAAATGCAGTTCGACTCTGCTCGCTGACCGAGGTTTGGTAAGCTAACACGGTTCCCGTTCGATTCGGGCAGGTGACCTTCGGGTTCCATTGGTATGGTAATGGTCAACGGTGTTCTCTCGCGTCGCGTCCGTCAAGCGTGGCAATTATTGTTGAGAGGCTGTGATTCTTTGTTTGATGCATTGACAATTTCAGATTACATTATTCGGCGCTGCTCCGACGAAGGACATATTGTCAGCAATCTGAAATTACAGAAGTTACTGTACTTCGTTCAAGCTGAGTTTCTTGTTTTTCATCGGAAACCATGTTTCCGAGAGAAAATCGTCGCTTGGGATTTTGGGCCAGTAGTTCCGGAAGTGTATCGCAAATTTTGTATTTTCGGTTCTGCTCATATTCCAGTATCCGCAGTCGCAAATCCGATATTGGCTAGGGGAGTCAAAGAACTTATCGATGGTATCGTCTTTGAATGTCTGCCATTCAGCTCGTCACAGCTTGTCGAAATCACTCAGCATCAAAACCCGTGGATCTGTGCTTATGCAAAGGGCTACGGCACAGAGATTACGAATGAGTCCATCCTCAACTTTTTCGCGGAATAATATCTTCCTCCATGTACGGCGAGCGCAATCCGCGGCACGATGCTCGGCCGGTTCAATTCCGGCGAGGGAGAAACCTTTTCCGGTGTTGGGATAAACCGAAGCTCTTTATTGAGAGTGGTCTTGGCCGAGGAGGGTGGCCCACGACTAAAAACTTAAAACCCACCCTCACAATATCTCCCTGATAATGGCTACGGATTTAGTATCGCGAGACTGGTTCGGCCGGTTCGATTCCGGCGAGGGAGAATCGGCTGACCTTTCCTGTCGATTCAGAAAAGAGGAGTGGCACAACCTTTCCGGTGTTTTGGTTAAACCGATTCAGCGCTGCTCGCGCGTGGAGCATCTCAGATATGCATTTCTGAGATGAAAGAGTATTGGCATTAAAGTGCCTGAGTTGAAACGGGAGCGTTTGTAGGGAATGAGATACTATGCCATGGCTATTCCCGAGTTACTGGTTGCTAAAGGCAGAGGCCGCCAGCCAAAGCACTTTCGACTGGCTACCCCGCCAGACGAAGAGGAAGAAAGACGGGGCACGGTCTGAACAGACAAACGTGCTTAATAGGTCCGCGCCGATTTGATAGCCGTCGGTCAACGATGTCTTATCGGAATAGTGAAGAGGGTAGAGGATCGCTGGCTCGGCAGTCCGACCAACTCTCGGCCAGCGAAACTCGCACTTTAATGTGTTACAAGCGGCTTTAATAAAAAGTATCCGCGTCCAATGCGGTTACTAAACCTGCGGTTTTGATAGAGAGGCGGTGATTTTAGTGGGAGTAAAGCAGAACGTAAAGCACTTCTTCAGAGGACTGTACGAGGCAAACCTCGCGGCTCAAAAGGAAGCTCACGGCTTTGGCCATTTCGACATTCGATAAACACCGCCCGCGTTTCGCGGGCCAATATGCTGGCATGGCGCAATTGGTAGCGCATCTGATTTGTAAACAGACGGTTCTCAGTTCGAGTCTGGGTGTCAGCTCCATAATAAAACCATTGTTTGAGGTGAAATTATGATCGGCGCAATTATCGGCGACATTGTCGGCTCACGTTTCGAGTACGATAACATTAAAATCAAAAACTTTGAGTTGTTCACGGATGACTGCCACTTCACCGACGATACAGTTCTGACAGTTGCTGTCGCAGGTGCATTGCTAGACGGTGGCCGACCAAGTTATTCGCAATTACAGAAGAGTGCAAAAGTGTGGCTACGAGGTCTTGCAAAGAAGTACCCTGACGCAGACTACGGCACACGTTTTGAAGATTGGGTCAATCGCAAATCTGATGAGCCGACCAACAGCTATGGGAATGGAGCTGCGAGTCGAATTTCTCCTGTCGGCTTTGTTACCGCAAGCCGTGAACAGACGATAACGCTCGCGGATACGATTACCGGCGTAACACATAATCATGTTCACGCGCTCATTGGTGCCAGCGCGGTGGCTGTGTCAACGTATTATGCGCGAATCGGATGGCCAAAAGAGCAGATCAAGAAACATACCAACGAATATTTTTACCCAATGGACTTCACTCTGGATGAAATCCGACCAGCGTATTCGTATTCTCTGGCGTGCTGGGACACCGTCCCGCAGGCGCTCGAAGCGTTTTTTGAATCGACCAGTTTTGAGGATGCTATCCGCAACGCGATTTCAATCGGCGGCGATAGCGATACGATTGCCGCAATTACCGGCGGTGTAGCCGAAGCATACTATGGCGTGCCGCAGGAATTAAGAGAAAAGGCCGAATCTTATCTGGATGAACGACTTCTTCGTGTTATCCATGCCTTTGAAAATTTATTTGAACGATGAGGTGTTTGTGAAGTGGCATTAAATGAAGCAGAGGTGAGAACATGGCAAAAGAAACCCCAGAACTGTTAGATAACGTCATCGAAGAAATGGATATTCTTGCTACGCAGGATTTTTTAGACCCGCGCGGCGCTTACTCTGAATGTATTTGGCACCCTCGCCAGATCGCGAAATGGCTCAGAGAATTGAAAGAACTTCGCGGCATCAAAAAACCTCATATGGTTAACAACCGTCCGCTCACTCCTCGCGAACTGATGGATTTAGACGGAGAGATTGTCTGGGTTAAATTCAATTGGTCTGACTATGAAGATCAGTACATGGTTGTGGATGCAGTAAACCAGGTTTGCGGGTCTTTATCGCCGGGAAAAATTTTCTACTTTAAGGCAAATAAGGAAGGGCTCTGCAGTTATTGGGACATATGGGCAGCCTATCGTTACAAGCCGGAGGATTGTGATGATAAAGAAGATCATTAACTGGTTCAAAACTCCATGCAAAAAAGATCCTGAAATTCAAGCGTTCCTTCGATATGCTGATGAGGTTCAGCGACAAAAAGACGAAGAAGAACGAAAAAGGCTCGAAGAAAACAACGAGTGCCTGCCTTTCGACGATATAGGCAATTGGAGGAAGGCTGATGATATAAGTGCATGGAAAAAGATCTGGATCGAAGATCTAAGATATCCGTTGTCATCTGGCTATCAGGTCATTGAACGAAGGGGATCCTCTATAGTCTATTACCATCAAGCTGTTAACGCGGATCATGTAGCAGTAATGGAACTCATGATCCGAGAAGCATCCACTTATGGGCTTGATTGGGTAGCGTACAGAAGAAAACCAAATTGGTATCCACCGGAGGATCGAGAAAAGTGAAAATACTTAAACACGGGTTTCGTAAGCCGCCAAAGCCGCCGGAGCCGGTAGTTCACAAAGAGAAATGTATAAGATGCGGATGCTTTTTCGAATATGTAATTGAAGACGAAGAATATGATTGGTTTGCAGAACACGAAGACGGATCTAAACGGGGACACGGCTTTGTTTATTGCCCGGATTGCGGCAAAAAAATCGTTGTCTCTGAAGCTATCGGTTTTGGTATGTTTTCTACACAGGAATACAGATAAATTATTAACGAAAGAAAGGGGGAGCAAAATATGAAATATCAAAAGAAGCCGGAATTTGTCGAAGCTGTCCAGTGGACAGGGGAAGCAGGGCGTTACAGGGAAATTAAAAATATGTGTGATTGTGGAGTTCACTGGTGGAAAGATAATTCTTTAGGTATATACGTCGGTAATTATCTAACAAATGTATCCCCGGGAGATTTTGTTGTAAAAGGTACAAATGGAACAATCAATCGTTATGAGAAAGACGCATTTGAGAAAATGTATGAACCATTGGAACCGGTGAACTGTAATGAGCCTATCGAAGACACTCCGGAATGCGAAGCAATCTCTGTTGAGCCTAGTTGGCAGGAACGTATGCAGGGCGAATACCACGACCTCAAGACCCGCTACGAGAAGCTGCATCGCATAGTGACGAAGTACGAAGCCGGAACGCTTGACTTCACTCCTAACTGTTCTCTTGATCTGCTCCGCCAGCAGAAGCGCCACATGGGCGAATATCTACACGACCTTGAAATCCGTGCTGAAGTTGAGGGGATTGAACTGTGAAAGTAATCACTCACGGAAAATTCGGCGCACAAAGACATAGATGTGTCGGGTGCGAATGTGTGTTCGAGTATACGACGGACGATATCCATCGAGAGGACACATACGACGGTTGGGAATCATTCGTTCTGTGCCCTGAATGCGGCAGGCCAGTCGCGGTTATGTTGAGGAAGAGGTAAATATGTGGGACGATAACGACTACTGTTACGAGTGCAGCGGCTACGGCGACGACTGGTACGAAGACGATAACGGCGAACTTCGCTCTCGCTGCGGCGACTGTCCGTTTAATCCGTTTAACGATTAAGAGGCAGATAGGTAATGTACGACAGCTTCATCGACATTTGGGAGGGAAGCCCTGTGTGGGGACAGCATATTGAAGACTGGAAAACTCCAGAAGAACGAAACATCGATTTACACGACCACTGGATTGTTGAGCTGGCGGATAACGGCTGGATGGATCACATCTGTCCTCGATGCCATTACAAGCGCAATCTGGACAACCATGTAATCAACACATATAGATATTGCCCGTACTGCGGCAAGCGACTTTATGGAGGAGGAAACGACGATGGGGCTCGACGTTTCGATTAAGGAAGTGCAAGAGTTTCGCTGTCCAGACTGCGGCAAGCTCGTAACGACAAAGGATGTCAACGAGGTCAACGCCGGAGGGCCTGACTGGTACGATTTCTTAAAGTCAATCGACTATTACGCTGAGGGCGGCGATAGCGATTGGTACGGCAAAGACATGATACTTACCGACGAACAGGCTCGTGAGCTTGCCAAGTATTCTGTCAAAAATGTTTACTGGCCGAACAACGATATCGAAAAGCTCGTGGCCGTCGCTCTGCTGAGAGGTCATAAGGTGGTTGTCAATGCAGATTGGTGATACACAAATCATTTATTGCCGAGACTGCAAATTCTACGGAGTAGGATAGGAAGGCATTAAGGATTGCCTTAATCCGTATGGGTTATACCTCTCCAAGGAATTTGATTTTTGCAGTTTAGCAGAGTTTAAGAGTAACAGTAGGGAAGAGCCAGATGAAGGCCGGCTTAATGCCCGCGGTTAATCCACAATCAAAACGAATCAGTTTGGTAGTAATCCCAAAAGAGGTAATTCAAGATGGACTTTCCACAAACAAAGAAAATGCGTGATCTCAGAACCGGCGATGTTTTTGTACGAGATGGTTTTACTTATGTAGCAATCGCCGACCCATACTACGGCACAGTCTGGGTGACAACGCCCGAGTATGTAAATGAAGAGGGTGTATACGGTTATACGTCAGCTGCTTTGCTGCAATACGAGCCAGAAGACGAAGTAAGAGTTATTGATAAAGATGAGCGTCCTCTGAAGATGTTTATCGGTTCTGTGAGAGGTGCGTAACGTGAAAAAATATGTGAATACAGCAATGATTACTTCTGGTTCCGCGGACGATTTCAATAAGCGTTTAGCGAGTACGATTGAGGATTTTCAGAATCATGGCTGCGAAGTTGAAGTTCAGTATCAGACTGTGTTCAGAAAATCTTCAGAACATTTTTTATACACCGCGTTGGCTCTTGCCTATAGAAAGGAAAATGAATTATGAAAAGCAAACCGTGCTATACCACTCTCAGCGAAGAGGAGAAGAATGTAGAATTAAAAACATGGAAAGAATTCCGAGAACAAGGATTTCTTTGGCTCGTCAATTCAATTCTCCATGTGTTTGGATGGACAATCGCCGTGGAAGAAAAAATTTCAGATCCGGAACAGGTTGTAGCTAATGTTTACCGTACAAAATTTAGAGGATTCCCGGAGGAAACCAATACAAGGGGCTATGCTCTTATCGCAGAGTATATGAAGAACAATGCTGACGCCCTCTACGACGAGGCGACGAAAGGCTGATTTTGTTGACTGAAAGAGAGCTCGAAAAACGCCTGCGAGCTATCCGAAAAGAAGGCCGCAAGCGCGTAAGACATCGCAGTAGCATCCCATTGCTGACCAGAATGAGATTGAATTTTCTCTATTGGCTGTATATGGCGTGCCCGTATGGCTGGACAAACATCAGAGAAAAGATCTATCACCGCTGGTCTGCGATATATCAGTGGAAGTTATAAGAAACAAAGGTGGGGCTGTGAAGAACATTCTATCATATATGACTCCAATCTCTGGGAGCGAGATAAAGTCTTGGATTGTTGAGCATACGACCCACCAGACAGAGTATTCCAAAATCGCTCGCACGATGCTGAGATACATGAATCTGGATGACTCTGCGATGTATCAAATAGACATTTCTCCAATAGGAACCGGATCTGGAGAACGTCGAAAAGGAAGGCCAAACGTCGCTAAAATAAAGAACGCCGAACTGTCGAGACAGAACGACGCTAAGAAATGAGGTTTTTACATGGACTTTTCTGAGCGATTCCCTGACATGAAAGTCGGAGAAGCAAAGCACGCACTTCTCAAGCATCAGATCAGCTTACCATGCTGTATCTGTGGGAAGAAAACTCAATTCTCCGATCTCCGTTTTGGGCGAAGACTTTGCAGTTCAGAATGCTTTGATTACTTTTATGAGGATGTGTACGGATGAAGAAGATTTTTATTGCTGCTACGGTTGTTTGCTTATCCTTGGTGACATTAACTGGCTGTTCGGTCACGGTGCGAGAGTCATCTGAAAATCCCGATGTCATCTCGACTACTGGACTTAGATCAAGCCAAGGAAGCGGCATGTTTTGTGATACCTGCGGTAAAGAGTTGAGTAACCGAGAATGCGGCGACAAATATCAAATTACGTTCTTCCAAGGGCGTATCGTGGAGGAGACCTACAACTTAGTATGTCCGGATTGTGCAGACAACATTGTAGCGTACATTGAACAATTAAAGAACAGTGATGAGAAATGAGGTTCTTATATGAAGATCAGAGGATTCACCAGTTCGGATTCCCCGAATTTGGAAAAAGATATGAAACAGGCATTACTGTATCATTCTATCGTAAAGGTCGAAGAGGTAGACGGTCAGACCGGTCGGCTTATTTTAGACGATGGCACGAGACTGATCGTAATCGGGAATGAGGGCTGCGGTGGTTGTGGCAATGGGTGGTTCTACTTAACCAAACTCAACGCCTGTGAAAATATGATTACGGATGTTAAGTGTTCAGATGACTTTAATAGTGGAAACGAAGTTTTTTCGTTGTTCGTGTATTCTGTAAACCAGCCAACAACCGAGGTTCTTCGTTACGAAGGCTATGACAACGGCTATTACGGCACAGGATATCGTGTTTATGTTGAGGTAGAGGAATGAATACGAAAAAACTTTTTATCGCGGCTGCGGTGACCTGTTCTCTTCTCGCCCTGCTGGCCGGATGCAGTGATGCGGAGATGGCCGGAAACAACCGTTTGGAACAGAGCTTCGCCAGAGACTTCGGCGGCACAACCACCATCACCCTCGAACCAAATCTGAAACTCGAGGAAATCACTTGGAAAGACGACGACCTTTGGTATCTCACTCGACCGATGCGCGAGGATGAGGAGCCTGAGACGCACACCTTTACAGAGAAGGGCGGTTTCGGAACCGTATTTGATGGCGGAACGGTAATCGTAGTGGAAATTAAGGAGTAATTTGATGACAAGAACATTTTGTGACATCTGCGGGCAAGAGCTATATCCCAGCTTCACAGAGCCTATTTACAAGATCGATATGAAGCTTACAAATGGAATTCCTTATGGTGGCGAAAGATCATATTCCTATGGTGAGGTCTGTTCCAAATGTACCAAAAATATCGCGTCTTACATTGATAGAATACCAAAATTGTATGAGCGGAGTTTCGATAACACAAAAGGTTAATTTGGGGTGATTCACGATGAGCGAAAAGGTCTATAACTTCAATGCCGAATACGCCACCGATGAGGATGATTTCGCGGTCGGCGTATCCCTGTTCGACCAGAACGACGCTCTGGTGTTCTCCGCGTGGAACTTGAATGCATGTCCAGAGGATGCGGTGATTGGTCGTGACCTGTTTGATGAGAAGGACTTTGTCAAGGCGGTAAAGCTCGGTATCTCGCTGGCCAAGCAAGGATATGACGACGTTGATTTCACCGACGCGACTGGCTTGTACCATCATAAGTGAGGAGAAACCAGTGACCAAAGGACGTTACACCAGAGATTTTTACTTCTTGCCGACCATTTTGTTTCACAACGGCGAATCTTACGTCAGCATTGAGATCGCGTGGCTCAAATGGTATTTCGGCGTTGTTCTTACGGAGGATTTTTGATGAATCGAGGAACTATCAATATTTCAGAATTAAGACCGGAAGAGCAGGAGCTTTACCGGAAAATCATGTCTGGCGCTTACCTTCAGGACGAGACAACCGGACTAAATAAGCAGAAATACAAACGCAAGAGGAGATTAAGAATGGGAATTCCACAGTTACTTGTACTTGTCTGGACAGCTTTGGAGCTCGCTGTCGGGTTCATTTTTCACGATCAGCTGGTTCCTGGCAGAGTGAATGGTTGGAGACAAGCTTTTGCATGTGTTATCAAAATCGCTGTCCTCACGGCCGGCGGCTTTTTTAACTGAGGAGGAAAACATGAGCACATATGTTGTAGCAGACATCCATGGCGAGATCGACCGCTTCCATGAGATGCTCGAAAAAATTAACTTCAGCGCGGCCGACCAGCTTTACATCGTCGGAGACGTAATCGATCGGGGAGCTGAAGGAGTAGAAATCCTTCTCGAAATCATCGATAAGGGCAACATCCACCTTATTCTCGGCAATCACGAGGATATGATGCTCGGTACGCTGAGCAAAGACTCGTTCCCGGAAGCTCGCAGAATGTGGGCAGCAAACGGGGGAAACAAGACCCGCCGCGATCTGCTTTACCACCGAACTACTGCTGAGCGAGGCAAGATCCTTCGGTATTGCCACAAGCGTCCAGCGATGGAGGCCGTCGAAGTAAACGGCACGATGTGGACTCTGGTTCATGGCCGGCCGTCGACTAAATTCCTCGACATGATCTGGGGGAGAGTCGCGGCAGACGATGATTTCGGAGATGAGCATTACATCGTTGGTCACACGCCGACCTGCTATCTGACTGAGAAGTTCAATGAGCCGTATCAGATTTTTCACGGCAAAGGCTTCATCTGCATTGACTGCGGCTGCGGCAATCTGACAAATCCATATCGTAGACTCGCGTGCCTGAGACTCGAAGACATGGCTGAGTTCTACGTCTAAAAATTAAATATTTTTAGTGTTTTGCAAGAAGTATAGGCTGGATTCCATTGTAAGTAGTGTAGAGATTTACAAGGGGTTCAGCCTAAAAATATTTTAGGTGACTTGCAAGAAACGATGCCCGAAATCGATTGTAAGTAGTGTAAGGATAATTTGAGCTCTGAACAGCAAAAAAGTTTCGAAAAATTATTTTTATGCTGCAAGAAATGGAGTTCGAAATCGATTGTAAGTAGTGTAGAGAAAATATGAGGAAGTGACGATATGAGCGAAGAAGAAAATCTGAACCAGACGTTTCTGGAACGTTTTGACCGTAAAGAGGCTTTCGACGAATGGGAGCGAAAGATGATGGCGTGGGGCGAGGTTGGCACCGAAGTTGACCAGATTGAGAATGACACTGGCCGATGGACAACGTACATGACAACGGTTTTCAAGATCGGCGACCGATATTTCGCAATCGACTGGGATCGCGGACTTACCGAATGTCAGGAGAACGAATACTGTAGCCAGCCGGTAGAAGTAACTAAACGCGAGTATAAGAGGACGATCATGGTAACCGAGTGGGTTCCGATCACGGAGGAAAACGATGAGAGACCCGGCCAGAATTGATGAGTTCTGCGACCGCTTGAAGGTCGCGTGGAAGAAGCTGCCGGATTGGCGTTTCGGTCAGTTCGTGATGAACTGCTTGGGATCTATGCACGCGCAAGGCCGCGACCCGTTCTTCCCGGAAGAGCCGGAGATGATCGAGTTCATTGAAAAATATGCCGAACATTTCGGGACAGAGAGTATTTGAGGGTGATCGAATTGAAAGCAAGGAAAGAACGACAATTTTTTATTTTCAAGCTCGATGACGGTTCAGTGGTTAAATATGACCTGTCAACAGGGGTTACTTATGGTAAGCTCGGCAAACCAGTGAAAGATCTTAAGACTCAGCTGCGCAGATATAGTATCGAAGATATCATTCAAAGCTTTGAAGATGAGCATTATCGTAATTTTCTGTCTTTTGTTCGTTTGTCGCAGAAGACATACATTACCAACCCGGGGACACTCTTAGAGAGAGCTGCTCGGATGACTCGTTTCGAACAGTTTTTCTCGGCAGGCATTAAAAATATGAACCCATACTACCGTTGGAGCATTAACGAAACGCCTAAATGGTTGCTTAAAGCGTGCGTAAACTATGGTTGGCAATTGAATCCAGACCTGTACGATACGTATATGGCGATGCCGGATGTATATCAGACTGCCTGCAAATTTGAATATCAAACACTGACAATGTTCGGAGTGCGTGATCTTCTAACTATCCCTAAAAGATGGGGAGCCTCTCAATACGCAGTCGAGAAGTTAATTTCAAAACATGGATACACAGCAAAGGCGCTTTTCCTTTATATCGATCATCTGATGACATACGAGGCGATTGAGCGACCGATCTTTCTTTTGGGCGAGATATCCGATTATGCAGATATGATGCATGAGATCAGCCCGAAATTCGACAAATATCCTCGAAATTTTCTCACTACGCATAGAATTGCGTCACGAAATTATGAACGACTCAAGACCACAATCGACGAGGCAAAGTTTCAGGCTCGGCGCGATCCATCTCTCGAGTGCAAAATCGGACAATTTGTATTCGTATATCCGAAAACTTCGCAGGACATCAAGGATGAGGCTGTTCAGCAGAACAACTGCGTGGCTTCGTATATCGATAAAGTTATCGACGGCTGCTGCCATATCCTCTTTATGCGATATGCAGAATGCCCCAACCAGAGTTTAGTCACGATTGAGGTTCGCGGAAACAAGATTGTTCAGGCTCTGCAAAGATACAACCAGCCAATGACAGAAGAACAGCGTCGAGCAGTCGATGCTTGGAATAAACGATACGAGAACAAGGAGAAAGCATCATGAATTTAGCAAAAGGAACCCGAGTGAGACTGATTAAGCCGCTTCAGAAAAGCGACGAAATCGGCGATATTTATACGGTAAAGAATGCAGACGATACATCCATTACCGTTATCCGAAGCCGCGAATATGACATAGAGAATTTCCTGAACGCCACTTTTGGCATTGGCGTTACCGGTTATTGCGTTTCTCAGCAGGAGTTCGCCGAACATTTTGAAGTCATCGGCATGGAAAAATTCAAGAGGGAGTCCGGCGACAAGGTAATTGTCGGTGACTATACCGAAACCGAGCTTGATGAGCTTTGGAACGCAGCCAATTACTCTTACGAGGACTTCAAGAAAATGCTGAAACGCTCGGTTAAGTGGTGTGACAAAGATCAGAAGAAGCAGCGCGAATGGGCAGGCCCACATCACGAAGTAATGTCTGGTGTTGAGTATTACATCAGCAAGCCCAAGAACAAGTCGTGGAAAATCAAGGTCTGCAACGATGGCTACGTCGGTATTGCCTCTTGCCGCCCAGATGACCATTTTGTGATCAGCACTGGCGTTAAACTCGCCGCAGCGCGAGCCAGACGTAAGAAAGCAAAGGCAGAGCATCTCGCGGCACTGAAGAAGATTGAGGAGACGCGCGAAGAGATGATGGACGCGATCAAATGCGAAAACCTGATCATCGGCAAGATCTATCATGGAGGCGAGAAGTAATGGCGGACAAAACACAGTTTTTAAGCCCGGAGCAGCTCGCTAAGAATCGGGAAGAGTTCCTGCAGATCCTGCGAGATAAGGTAAAGCGCGAAGGTGTAGAGGATTTGATCCACTATCTGGAGAATAATGATTTCTTTACTGCTCCGTCTTCGACCAGATTCCACGGCAACTATGAAGGCGGCCTCTGCGAGCATTCGCTGAATGTTTATGATTGTCTGGTGGCTCTTCATCAGAAGTACGAAAAATTCGAGTACACCGACGAAACGTTGGCAATCGCGTCCCTGCTTCATGATTTATGTAAGTGCTTGACGTACAAGAAACAGCCGGCGTTCCGTAAAGACGCAGACGGTCGTTGGGAACAGTATATGTCGTACAAGTTCGACGAAGTATTTCCGGGCGGCCACGGAGAGAAGTCGTGCTTCATCATCCAGCAGTTCATGAAGCTGACGCCCGATGAGTATCTGGCAATCCGCTGGCACATGAACGGTTTTGACAACGCCGTCAAGGGCGGCGACCGAGCAATGAGCGCAGCAGCCGAGAAGTGCAAGCTCGTACCGATGCTTCAGCTGGCCGACATGGAAGCCAGCCACATGCTCGAAATCACGATTGAGCACTAACCGCAAATCCGACTTTTTAGTCAACACACCCTGCAAGGGTTTATATAGATATTTTACTACGAGGAGTGATTAACATGGGTATGCCCAAGCACAAGCCAAGCAGCCATCAGAAGGGCTGCGCAAAGTATCAGAGCGAGAACCGTCTCGCAAAGAATAAGGAGCGACGCCAGAAGAAGCACGAGAAGCGTCTCGAGCATTTCGCAAAGCGCCGCGAAAAGAAGCAGGAGGCAGCTAATTGAGCGAAGCAACAAAGAGCGTATTTCAGACTCTGTATGATGCAGATGTCACCGGAAAGGTAAAGAAGAAGAACGGTTTGTCCTACATCAGTTGGGCAGCCGCATGGGCAGAGGTTAAGAAGCGTTATCCTGACGCGACATACCATGTTTACACCTGTCAGCCGGAGCCGTATGAGGAGACTACCACGGAGTATGAGGACGGCATTCCGACCGTATCCCGTACTGTTAAGCGCACTCCGCAGCCGCGTCCGTGGTTTGACGACGGAAAGAGTGCATGGGTTGAGGTCGGCGTGACCATCAATGGTATGGAAGCTAAGGAAACCTACGCTATCATGGACTTCAAGAACAACGCCATGAAGGCAGATCAGGTCACCTCCACCGATGCAAACAAGGCAAAGATGCGTGCTCTTGCGAAGGCATGCGCACAGTTCGGCCTCGGGCTCTACATCTACGAGGGCGAGGATATGCCGGAGGGCGTCAAGAAGGAACGCACCGGTTTGGCTGATGCTCGTAAGAAAGTCGTTTCCGCTGCACAGGCAGCTGTCAAGCGAGGCGTCGACCGCACGAAGATCTACGAGCTGATTGCCGAAAAGAACAACGGTCATGACTCGCCGACTGAAATCCCGACTATCGCGCTCTGCGAGGAAATCGCGGCAGCGATCAAGAATATGAAGAAGTAAAAGACATAAGGAGACTCAAATTACATGAACAAGATTATCATCATCGGCCGACTGGCTCGTGACCCGGAACTGAAGCAGACTAACGGTGGTACCAACGTATGCAACGCTGTTGTAGCAGTAGACCGTTCGTATAAGGATAAGGACGGCAATCGCCAGGCAGATTTCTTTGATATTTCTGCGTTCGGCGCGAAGGCGGATTTCCTCGCGAAGTATTTTGCAAAGGGCGACGCCATTGCAATCTGCGGCGCTATGGAATCCCGCAAGTACACCGACAAGGACGGCAACAATCGCATCGCGTGGTCTATTCACGCAGATGATATTAAGTTCTGTGGCGGTAAGACTAATGGCAACGGCGTCGGCTAGAAGAAGAGCTTCGAGGAAGGCATCGACAGCAATCCGGTCGAGTCCGACGACGTCCTGTTTTAAGCCATGAGCGAGTGGACAGAAAAGCTGAAGTAGAGAGTCTGGAGCTGGTCATCTGCCACGCAGGCACATGAGTGTCCCTACGGCTTCTACCTTCAGCGGCTCCACGAGCCACGAATTGAATAGGACGAAAATGTGTTCGCCCAATACGGAAGCCAAATGCACGAATGGCTCGAGATGACTTTCAAAGGCATCATTCAGCCAGAGGATTTGCTTGAGCTGTATCTCACAGACTACAGTTCGAAGGTAACTCTTCCGTGGCCGCCTAACAAATGGGTCGACCTTGAGAAAAGTTATTACGAGGACGGTCTCGCATTTGCAAAGCATTTCAAAGGGCTCTCTCCAAAATATGAAATACTCGGCGTCGAGCTTGAAGTTCGCGCCGAGATTGATGGTTTCAAGGTGATCGGCTACATCGATCTGCTGATTAAAAACAAAGAGACCGGAGAAATTATTATCGTAGACCACAAGAGTAAGAAAAAATTCTCATCCAAGGCAGAAGAGAAGAAGTATCGAAAGTAGCTTGAATTCTACGGTTACCTCGTCCATGAGATCTACGGGATCTGGCCGTCCTACACAGACCTTGACCTCTTCCGAGGGCAGAAGCATTATATTATGCCGTGCACTCCAGATGACTGCATCGCTGCTAAGGATTACTTTATCGATGCAGTTAAGTCAGCTTGCGAGACGGAAGAATGGCTCGACAAGCACACTATCAAAGCACGAGAGAACTTTCTGTCTGAAAAAGATGCAAAGAAGGCCGCGAAGGCCGACTTCTTCTGTTCAGAGATTTGCTCCGTGCGAACACACTGTCCTAGATCGTCGGTTTATGTGAAGCCTGAAACTGAGAAGAAACCAAGAAAAACAAGAGCAAAACGAGTAGGAAAGTGAGCAAGAAGTGAATGTAAACGACATCAAAAGTGTAGACTCCGAGGCCGGAATCGTCGCGACGCTGATTGAGCATCCCGACTATAGCTTTTACTCAGAGAACCTCCGGCCGCGGCACTTTACAGATAATTAGAACGCAAGCCTTTACTACGCGATCAGCGAACTGGCAAAGCGTGGCGTCGAACAGATTGATGCTTACAACATCATCAACATGCTGAGTGCTGAGGAGAGCACAAAGAAGTGGGCGACCGACTTCACTCCCGGCAGTCTGAACGAGTTCCTGGAGCTGAGCAAAGGCGTTGCCCGAAGCTCGGTTTCTGAATACATGCTGGCGGTTAACAACGTGCTCGACAAGGCATTTCGCCGCGACGCTTACAAAAAGCTCGAGGCGTGTCAGAGGCTTTGCTTTTCACAAAACGAGGAGCATATTGAGGAGAAAATCTACAACATTCTGGATGGCGTTATCATGGATTATTCCACGACGAATGAGCTGCCAGAGTATAAGGATGTTGTAGACGATCTCTGGGAAGAGATTAAGGCGCGGCAGGGCGAAGGAATGTCTGGCGTTCCGTTCAAGTTCCCAGCTCTGAATAACTACGTTCAGCTTGAAACAGGGGAACTCGTCATAGTTGGCGCGAATGCTAAGCAGGGCAAAAGTATGTTTCTGCTCAATGAGGCTGTCGACCTTTTGAGACAGGGATACAGTGTACTGTATATCGACAGCGAGCTCAACACTCGAATGTTCACGGCCAGACTGATCGCACATCTCACAAAGATCGAGTTCAGCCGAATTCGCTCTGGCAAATATACAGACGAAGAAGCTGAGAGAATTAAGGCCGCGCTCAAGTGGATTAAGGAACAGAAGTTCACACATAAGTATATGCCGATCTTCGATCCTAATGGCGTTTACTCTGTTGTGAAGAAATCTATGCACGCACAGGATACACAGGTTCTGATAGTAGATTATTTTAAGGCGTCAGATTCAGGTTCTGGAGACGGAGCCGCTTACGAGGTCTACTCAAATTTAGGCAAATTCGTAGATATGGTCAAAAATGTCCTCTGCGGAGACCTTGGTCTGATTGGCCTTGGCGCTGCTCAGACAACAGCAACCGGCAAGCTTGCGGACAGCGCAAAAATTGCTCGTAACGCCTCGACCATTATGATTATCGACAACAAAACCCCGGAAGAAATCCAGTAGGATGGAGTGGAATGTGGAAACAAGAAGCTCCGCGTCGTCCTCAATCGTAACGGAGAACAGATGGCTCCCGGAGAATATATCGACTTAAAGTTTAACGGTAACCTGATTTCTTATGAACAGGCACCAAAACAGCACGACCCCAACGCACCATTTTAACGAGGAGTAAATCATGGAGATCAGAGAAGTAGTTGAACAAATCGATATCGTCGACTACATTTCACAGTATCTCGACCTCGAGCGGCACAGCGAAGATGAGTATGTCGCGTCTTGCCCGTTTCATGATGAGCGAACTCCCTCGTTTACGGTTAGTCGGTCAAAAGGGTTTTATCATTGCTTCGGCTGCGGAGCGCATGGAGATGTAGCAGACTTCGAAAGACGTTACAGCCGCGTTTCCATGTATGAAGCAGTCAAAAGGATGAAAGCCTTCGCCGGTATTACCGAAGATGTTATGCTTCCGCCAGCACATCTCTCCCCAGTAAAGGTTTTGAAAAAGTACATCCCCAAGAACGATCACATTTTTCATAGCGAAAAAAGTGAAAATCATCACATTTTTCTGAATGAGGATGTGATGGAACAATATGAATGGCGGCCGGAGAAGTTTCAGTCTTGGCTCGATGAGGGCATTCCTCTTGACCAGATGAAGCGCTTCGGCTACCGATATGATGTGCTATCAAACCGTATCGTGCATCCGATCAGAATGCCGGACGGCCGTATCTTCACTATCTGCGGTCGAACCCTTGACCCGGATTTCAAGGAAAAGAAGCTCCGCAAGTACACTTATCTTGTGAAACTCGGCGTCCTCGACACGCTTTTCGGACTGTATGAGAACCGAGAAGCCATTCAGAAAAAAGGGGAAGTTATCCTTTTCGAAGGCGCAAAGTCTGTGCTTAAAGCTGCCGGTTATGGCTATGATAACTGCTGTGCGGTGCTGACATCTCATCTTAACCCTTATCAGCTGAGAATTCTTCTTTCACTCCGTGTTCGCGTCGTGATTGCTTTCGACGAAGAGGTAGACCCGCGCAAGGATGAGGAAATCAAAAAGCTGAAGCATTTCTGCCAAGTCGACTGGGTTCGAAACAGAGACAGGCTGCTCGGCGAGAAAATGGCTCCCGTAGACAATGGAGCGGACGTATGGAACACATTATACAGCAAGAGGGAGCAGATCACGTGATTAAATTTTAGAACTATCATAAGCACACAACATTTAGTAACCCACGAGTTAGTGACTCTGTAGTTACTTACGAGGATTACGCAAAACGCGCGGTCGAGCTCGGCCACTCCATTCTTTCCAGCTGTGAACATGGTTGGCAGGGGAGATACATCGAGTGTTACGACCTCGCAAAGCAGTACGGATTGAAGTTTCTGTTCGCCGCTGAGGCATACTGGGTGTGGGATCGGCACGAGGAAGACCGCTCCAACTGCCACATTTGGATTGGCGCGAAGAACGAAAATGGCCGCGAATGGATTAACGAAGTGCTCAGTCAAGCGAACGAAGATGGATTTTACTATCAACCACGACTTGACGAGGAGCTTCTTGACCTGCTGCCGGCCGGCGACGTTTGGATTACGACGGCCTGTGTTGCAGGCTGGAAGTACCGTTCAGAAGAAGAGGATCGTCTCAAAGCTCTCTGGAAGAAGCTGTACGACAAACATGGAGACAACTTCATGTTTGAGGTACAGTATCATCCGTCAGAGCGACAGAAGGAGCTGAACCGTTACATCCTGGAGCTCCGAAAAGAGATTCCCGCGCCGATTATTATGGGCTGCGACAGCCATTACATTGACGCTGACGGAGCAGAGCTCCGAACCGATTTTCTCGTTTCGAAAGAAGATCGAAAGGCCTACGACGATGAGGAAGATTGGTTCATGGATTACCCGGATGGCGACACCGCTGTTCAGCGTTTCCGAGATCAGGGCGTTTTGAACGAGGCTGAGATTGAGTCAGCGATCAATCAGACGAACTGCTTCCTCGAAGTCGAAGAGTACGAATGCGATATCTTTGACGACAGCCTGAAGCTGTTTTCTCTCCATCCGGACTGGACGCAGGAGCAGAAAGACGCCGAATACCTCAGATTAGTTGATGAAGGCTGGCAGAATTACAAAGCTGAAGTCGTTCCCGATAGAGTTTCAGAATATGAAAATCAGATCAAATCTGAAACCGACACGGTTGTCGAGTGCCACATGGCAGACTACTTCATTGATAACTACCACGTTATCAGACGAGGAAAAGAGCTCGGCGGCCATTTGACAAACACCGGCCGAGGCAGTGCTGTTAGCTTCTTCACCAATAAGCTGCTCGGGTTTACTGAGGTAGACCGTATCGCGGCTAAGGTAAAGATGTATCCTGAACGCTTCATGACGGCAACTCGTATTCTGGAAACACACAGTCTGCCGGATATCGACTTCAATGTGGCTGAGCAGGATATCTTCGCTGAAGGACAGGCTCAAGTCTGCGGTCGAGATCATGCAGTTCAGATGCTTGCCTATGGCACGCAAAAAGCGTCAGCTGCGTGGAAAATGTTTGCGAAGTCACAGGACATTGACTTTGCTACGGCGAACGAAGTGTCTGCTCAGATCAAACGATACGAGAACAAGCTCCGTACAGTGGACGAAGAAGAAAAAGACAGCGTCGACATCATGGACTTCATCGATAAGAAGTTCCACGAAATCTACATCAGATCGACCGAGTATCAGGGCATCATCACAAGTTGGTCTCCTGCACCGTGTGCGTTCTTGCTGTATCAGGGCAGCATTCGCCGCAAGATTGGTCTGGTAAAGATCAAAGACAAGATGTGCTGCGCGATGGACGGTCACTGGGCAGAGAAAAATCATTTCTTAAAGAATGACCTGCTTCGCGTTGCGGTCGTTGACCTCATCAACAAAGGTTATACCCGCGCTGGACTCAAGGTTCCAACTGTAAATGAACTGCTTGCAATGTGTCCTCCGGAAGATGACGTATGGAACATCTATCGTAAAGGCTGCACGCTTGGCATCAATCAGGTTGAGCAGCCGGGAACAGCAAGCCGAGTCGGAGTTTATGCACCGACTAATATCTCAGAGCTTTGCGCGTTTATCGCCGCAATTCGTCCGGGCTTTAAGTCGATGTATAAGATTTTTGAGAGTCGGCAGGACTTCTCATATGATGTCAAGCCGTTTGACGATCTGCTTCGAACAGAAGAACTTCCGCAGTCATTCTGCTTGTATCAGGAACAGCAGATGGCCACATTAAACTACGCCGGTTTCCCAATGTCAGAATGTTACGCGGCCATCAAAAACATAGCGAAGAAGCGCAAGGAAAAAGTTCTGGCTTATCACGAACGTTTCATCGCTGCCTTTTCAAAACGTCTTGTTGAACAGGAAAACATCAATAAAACTGATGCTGACTTAAAGGCCAAAAATGTTTGGAAAATCATAGAAGATGCGGCCGGGTATGCCTTCAACAGTAGTCATTCGTACAGTGTTTCTCTGGACTCACTCTACGGAGCATGGCTCAAGGCGCATCATCCTCTCGCGTTCTATGAAACCTTCATGCGTATCATGGACGAGAAGGGTGACAAGGACAAGCTCTCCGCAGCAAGAGATGAAGCTGAAAGCTACTTCAACATCAAGTTCCCGCCGTTCCGTTTCGGACAGGATAACCGAAAGGTAACCGCCGACGAGGAGAACAACGCGATCAATAACGCGCTGACCTCTATCAAGGGTTTCAACAAGGCCGCCGCAGTTCGTCTTTATGAGATCGGCGTCGACCGTCCGAAGTATCTTACAGATGTTCTTCTGGCTCTCCGGCCAAACGGCATCAAGGCAGCTACGACAGAGCCGCTTGCGAAGATCAGCTACTTTCAGCCATACGGCAATGACCGCGAGGTGCTGAATATAATTTCTCTTTGCGAGGAATTGGATTACGGCGGCCGAGCATCACTTCCGCGCGAACGAGTCGACAACAGCTTCTTGGCTGAAATCGTACCGAAGTACGCGGACGGTTCAAAGAAAGACGGCTCGCCAGCGTCAAAATATACGTTCACAAGCCTTCAGTTGAGCGCTCTGCGAGACGAAAAGAAACGCCTCCGAGCAGAGATCAAGAAGACCGACTCGGAAGAAGCGGCCGAACAGCTCGCCATGATCGATGAGCAGATTGAGGAAAAGCTGAAGCTCGTAATAACGCAGGTGCTTCATGAATGCGAAGAGAGAGTTCTCTCTGCAGGAATTCAGGATCTGCCGTTCAAGACGAAGATCGCGAACCAGCGGGACGTCCTCGGATATGTAGACATTCAGACCGGCAGGGAAGAAGACCGCCGTCGAGTTCTTGTGACGGACTTCCGACCACTGCTCGACAAAGAGAAAGGAAAACCTTGGGGGTATGCCTGCTTTGCTCAATCCCTTGGCTCTGGTAAGCGCGTCCGAATGACACTGAGGTCTCGGCAGTACAACCAGAAGCCGATCGCCGAAGGTGACATCATCTATGTAAGCAAATGCACAAAAAATAAATCCGGATACTGGTATCTTGACGAATACCATATCACTAGCGCGTAAAGGAGAAAACATGATTAAGAGACATATCCATCAGGTTACGGAATATTTCAGCGAGAAGGGCGAGATGACTACCCGCATCATCGCCGACATCGATGAGACGGACTACAACGATTACGACGAGTGCTGTGATTGTGAATGCTGTGACGACGAGCATGAGGGGTTGCTGCCTTGATGACTGAACCGCCGTTTTCGAAAAGCCCGCGCGACCCCGATTACGTTCCCGAAATCATCGGACGCTGCGAAAGATGTGGAGAAGAACTCTCGCCGGACTGGGAAATCTGGCGAGATGACGATGACAACCTTTTCTGCTGCCAAGATTGCGCGATTCAGTATCACGGAATTGAGGAAGTAGACGATATTTAAGGAGGCACACATGGAAGAAGATAAGAAGCCAACCAGAGAAGAATTTGAAACAATGCTCCGCACTCAGCTCGAGCAGCAGTTTCAGCGTGGTATGTATACTGCGGCTTATGGCCTGACGGGTGCGATCAATGAGCTGATCGACACGTTCAAGAAGAAGCCACGCAAGAAGCTCGCCGACTATCAGAAGGTGCTCGGCGATATCGCAAGGCTGTGCGCGACGAGGGTAAAGAACCCAGACAAGCCGAAGGAGGAATAAGAATGCCAAATCTTTCAGCACTGGAACGCGAAACCATTGCGAATTACAATCAGCAGGAGACTGAGGCATGTGTATTTACTTACGACACCGTGCTTCAGCGCAAGCTGGATAAGCTTTGTTCCGAGCGTCCAGATGAGATCAAGATGACCGTCGAATGCAACGGCTCAAAGAACTACGTTTTCCCGAAGAAGTGGTTCAAGATTACACCGCCGCGAAAGTCAAATATGACTGATGAGCAGAAGGCGGCAGGCGCTGCACGACTGAAGGCTCTTCGGGAAGCAAAGAAGGTGAGCGAATGAAGGTAAACCTTTTAGCATGGACTCCGGCACCGGAGCTTGTAGTCGCGGCGGCCGGCAAGGGTTGTTACTCGTCGGCTCCATCCAATGACATTCTGGAGGATATTGATAACGAGGCCGCGGCCAAGTTCATTCAGTAGATCAAGAAGTCCGGCCATCTCTCTGTTCTGGAACACGCGAACTTCACGTTCGGCGTGGAAGGAGTTTCCCGTGCACTGCTCGCGCAGATTACGCGACACCGTATCGCTTCCTTCAGCGTCGCGAGTCAGCGCTACATCAACAGCAACAACATGGACTTTTCGATCCCGGAAGCGGTCAAGAACAACATCAACACAGCTCGCATCTTTGGCGACTGCATGCAGACCATCACATCGGCCTACCGCGATATTCATGCGTATCTGATGAGCGAAAAGCTCCGAGAGAAGTATGCAAAGTTCATCACGCATGACGGCCTGAACATCGCCTTCCAGAACAACGCGAAGTATTTTTACCTTGCTCTGGACAGCAAGATGGAGGCAATGCACACAGACCCGAACGCTACTGAGGAAGATCAGAAGCTCTACAAGGAGTTCAAAAAGGATCGCTCGGCGGCCGAGAAGTTTGCTAACGAGAATGCCCGCAGCGTGCTCCCTAACGCCGCTCAAACGAACTTCACTGTGACCATGAATGCACGCGAATTGCTCCATTTCTTCGCTCTACGGTGCTGTAATCGCGCTCAGGACGAGATTAGAGAGCTGGCGTCCCAAATGTTAGTTTTATGTCAGCAGGTTGCTCCGAATATCTTTGATAACGCCGGCGCACCGTGTGTGAGCGGGAAATGCCCCGAAGGCAAGATGTCTTGCGGCCATCCGCAGAAGGCGGTGATGTGATATGGCGAGAGCAGTTATTGTAAATGGCGCGGCAAGAAGCGGAAAGGATACGTTCTGCCAGCTTTGCCAGGAAGCTTCGTATTTTCACGACGCGCTGACCATTCAGATCAGTTCGGTCGACCGCATCAAAGCGGCCGCGGAAAAGCTCGGATGGACAGGAGAGAAGGACGACAAGTCCAGAAAGTTCCTGTCTGACCTGAAGGATCTCGCGACTGAATATTCCGATGCGCCAATGAAGTATCTCGAGTCGGTTTACAATCACTATGCAACAGAGGGGGATATGATCATCTTCATGCATATCCGCGAACCGGAGGAGATCGAGAGAGCACGGAAGAAGTTTGACGCGCTGACCCTGTTGATTAAGAGGCCAGGCGTCGAGCCAATTCAGAGCAACCATGCAGACCGCGACGTCGACCAGTACGACTACGATTATCTCGTAGTTAACAACGGGACGTTGGATGATCTCGGCAAGCAGGCCGACGATTTTGTAGAAAAGGTAATCAGCGGCTACTTTGAAATGCGCCGCGAGGAAGTTAAGTAAGAAGGGTGCCTATGCTGAATATCTAGAAGAAAGATGGTTCTATCGAAGCGTTCTCCAGTCAAAAGATCGTTTCCGCGATTCGTAAGTCCGCTAATCGTGCTATGTATGACCTGTCCGACGAACAGTGCCGACGCGTTGTTGATTTGACGTTGGCTCATCTTGCAGAGCATGGCGGGGACGTCGCTCCGGTCGCGAACGTACACAATGCGGTCGAGAGAGCTCTGGACGATGTAGCTCCAGATGTGGCCAAGTGTTATCGTGATTACCGTAATTATAAGCAGGATTTTGTCCATATGCTCGATGACGTATACCGCAAGAGTCAGGCAATTCGTTATATCGGTGATCGAAACAATGCCAACACGGATTCCGCTCTGGTTCCGACTCAACGCAGTTTGATTTACAATGAGCTGTCGAGTGCTCTTTATAAGAAGTTCTTCCTTAACAGAGAAGAACGAGAGGCGATGAAAGACGGATACATTTACATTCACGACCGTTCAGCCCGTTTGGACACGATGAACTGTTGTCTGTTTGATATGGCAAACGTTCTGACCGGCGGTTTCGAGATGGGCAACGTCTGGTATAACGAACCGAAGACTCTGGATGTAGCCTTCGATGTTATCTCGGACATCGCTATTAGCGCAGCTGCTTGTCAGTACGGCGGCTTCACTATTCCTGAAGTAGACAAGATTCTGGCACCGTATGCTGAAAAGTCCTACCGCAAATATTATCAGGAATTCATGGACATCGTGAAAGATGAAAATGCTACTGAAGACGCTGACGCATACGCGGTCAAGAAGGTAGAACGAGATATGGAGCAGGGATTCCAGTCTTGGGAATATCGTTTCAACACGGTTGGTTCCAGTCGCGGCGACTATCCGTTCATTGCAGTTTCGTTCGGTCTTGACAATTCTCGTTTTGGTCGAATGGCATCCATGACTTGTATGAATGTCCGAGCAGGCGGGCAGGGAGCTGCTGGTCATAAGAAGCCTGTATTGTTCCCGAAACTGACGTTCCTTTATGACGAGGAGCTTCATGGCGAAGGAAAACCGATGGAAGATGTCTTTGAGTGCGGAATAGATTGCAGCACCAAGGCAATGTATCCAGATTTCTTGAGCTTGACTGGTGAAGGTTACATCCCCTCTATGTATAAGAGATACGGCCGTGTCGTATCACTCATGGGTTGAGAAAGCACCGTAGCCCATGTAAAATTCCGCGAACCTGCAAATTGCAGGGTGTGAGGACGGCGTTTAGTGTGAGTAGGAAATGACTCGTTAACGTCCTTGCTAACAGGGAAGGCTTGTGAAAACAAGATAATCGCTGTGCTAAGCATAATCGGATTCTCTAAAAGAAAGAAGGTGAAAAAATGTATCAATACAAAGGATTCTTGGTTGATGATGATTTCAATATTTACAGCGCTCGTACCGGCTTAAAATTGACTCCCAGCAAGGGGTCGGATGGTTATATGTAGGTTCAGTATAGAGACGTTAATCAGAAAAGCGTGCACGAGCGAGTACATGTGATTTACGCTCATGTATTCATCCCTAATCCCAATGGTTATAAATATGTGAATCACAAAGACAGCGACAAGACTAATAATGAATTGAGCAATCTGGAATGGTGCACTAATTCATAGAATGTCAAGCACGGCTGGCACAGTGGCAATAGAACCCATAAAAACCGAACTAAGGTCGTAGTAACATTCCCGACCGGAGAGATAGAATACTTCTCGTCTATTAGAGAGGTTGGCTCGGTTTTGAATTTGGACAGACATAAAGTTGCCCGCATCTTAAAGGGTGAGATGAAAAATAATTACCCGTACCAATTCGATTATGCAATGTGAAACGACTACCGAAAGGGTATCTGAGGTGAAAGTAGGGTTGCCTCAGAGAGTAACCAAGTAGGGTACACGGCAGGTGGAAATCCTGTTGTGGAAGCGCGGAAAGCTGACCTAACAGCTATGATATAGTCTGAGCGGCATTAGCCGCTTGTGCAGAGCTTCTCTTTCTCCTTGGTTCGAACGAGGAGGAGAACATCCGGCAGACGAGACAGACAAACCTGTATTCGTTGGCCGATTTAATCTTGGAGCGATTTCACTCCACCTCCCGATGATCCTTGCAAAAGCTCGTCAGGAGAACCGAGACTTTTACGAAGTCTTGGATTACTACCTTGAGATGATCAGAGAACTTCATAAGAAGACTTATGATTATCTGGCGGAGAAGAAAGCATCCACCAACCCCCTTGGTTTCTGTCAGGGCGGCTTCTTGGGTGGCCATCTTGACCCGGAAGAGAAGATTGGAAAGCTACTTCCTCCAATGACTGCATCGTTCGGTATTACTGCGCTGAACGAGCTTCAGGAACTGTACAATGGTAAATCCATTGTCGAAGACGGAGAATTTGCTCTTGAAGTGATGAAATACATCAACGCGAAAGCTGAAGAGTTCAAAAAGGAAGATCATATTCTGTACGCTCTCTACGGAACACCGGCCGAGTCCCTTTGTGGATTACAGATTGAACAGTTCCGCAAGAAGTATGGCATTGTAAAGGGTGTATCCGACCGACCGTATGTGTCGAACAGTTTCCATTGCGGCGTTTGGGAGGACATTACTCCTCCACAGAAGCAGGATCTTGAAAATCGCTTCTGGGATTTGTTCAATGGCGGCAAAATCCAGTATTGTCGGTACCCGGTATCTTACAACAAAGAAGCCCTCCGTTCGCTGATTCGCCGAGCGATGAAACTAGGATTCTACGAAGGCGTAAACCTGTCGTTGGCGTACTGTGAGAAGTGCGGGTATGAACAGTTAGATATGGATGTCTGCCCGAAGTGCGGATCGACTGACGTCACAAAAATTGATAGGATGAATGGCTATCTTGGTTATACTCGTGTCCACGGCAAGACACGATACAACGACGCTAAGAACGCAGAGATAAAAGACCGCGTCAGCATGTAAGAGGTGAAACATGAATTATCATAACATTACCAAGGATGACATGCTGAACGGAACCGGCCTGCGTGTCGTATTATGGGTATCGGGGTGCGCTCATGCGTGCCCCGGTTGCCAGAACCCACAGACATGGGAACAGATGTCTGGTATCCCATTTGACAAAGAAGCGATGGACGAGATTCGTGCAGAGCTTCAGAAAGATTATATCGACGGAATTACACTGTCTGGCGGTGACCCTCTGTTCCCGGGCAACCGTGGGGCAGTGACTCGTTTGGTTCAGACAATCCACGAAGAGTTTCCGGACAAGACCATTTGGCTGTATACGGGGTATTCTTACGAATAGGTTTGCACTTTGCCTGTTGTGGGACTGGCCGATGTCATTGTCGATGGAGAATATCTGGAGACCAAAAGAGACATAAACGCGCCGTGGGTCGGAAGTACCAACCAGCGCGTAATTGATATAAAAAAGACCGCGGCGAGCGGGAAAATTACCTTATGGGAGGACAAACATTGTATTTAACCGTAGCAGAATTTGACACCGTGAGCTTCCCACAGTTCACGGCAGACGTAAAAAAATGCAACCCTCTGATCTCAGAGAGCTGCATCGAAGATATGTGGCGCGACCTCGTTTTCCCTGATCGCGCGACCGAAGGCAGTGCAGGATATGACTTCCGTGTGCCGTATGACATTATTCTTGAACCAGGCGAGTCGGCGCTGATCCCGACCGGTATGCGCTGCCACATGGAGGAAGGATGGGTGCTGATGCTTTTTCCGCGCTCGTCCATGGGCTTCAAGTATCGCATGCAGTTAGACAACTCCACGGGGATCGTGGATTGTGATTACTTTTTCGCCGAGAACGAAGGTCACATCATGGCGAAGATCACAAACGATGGCCGCGAAGGCAAGACGCTTCATCTGCGAGCGGGCGACCGCTTCATGCAGGGCGTGTTCATCCCATATGGCGTCACCGTTGACGATGAACCTAGAGGGAAGAGAACCGGCGGCATCGGCTCGACCGGAGCTTAAATCGAACGGATATTCGTAAAAAAAGGCACCCTTCGGGGTGCCTCAAACTTTAGGGCGAACATACCAAGTGCCGGCTTTATCTTGCCAGAGCTTGGTTTTGTGCTTACCAATCGTGATATGGTACTCGAATGCCTGAAGCTCGCAGTTCAATACTTTGCGGCCGACAGTCTGAATGGTAAACATCTTGCCTTTGTATCTAAGAGAGGTCGGGAGGTTCGAAGCAGACTCGGAGAAAACTTCGACCACTTCGTACTCTGGCCTGAATCGAATAGTATCTGGCGGGGTGCCGTTATATCGAATGTTCATATCATCACCTCACGTTTATTATAGAACGTGTGTTCGAGAAAATCAAGGAGAATATATACAAGCAAATCAGGGGATTATACCTATAGGAGGGATACCATGGAACAAAGAGAAGTACAGAATCGAATTGATTATAAGAATTTCATCATCGAAGAATCTTTCGGAGAGACCGAAATGATAGATCTCTTAGCACAATTTTACTCAAGCCAGCAAACAAAACAGGAATATGTATCCTAGAACAAATAACATTTTGAAACTGTTGTAAACCGTGTTATACTAATGGTGTATATACGGTTCGTTTTCTTGATAGGAGGCAAGAATTTGAACGAAACGTTAACCTCTCTCAAACAATATCTTGCGATTGCGTACTATCGTCTCTCTAAAGAGGATATAAGGCTGGGAGAAAGTGAAAGTATCGAAAATCAAAGAAGTATCATTAGAAATTACTGCGAACAGAACCATATTTTCATCGCGCATGAATTCATCGACGATGGATGTTCTGGATTAAACACAGATAGAGCCGGGTTTATGCAAGCTCTTCAAGCTCTTGAGACTGGGCAGTTCAACATGTTTATAACAAAGGATTTGTCTCGCTTATCCAGAAATCACATTGAGGCGGATAAGTTCATCGAAGAATATTTTCCGCAAAAGGGTATTCGTTATGTAGCTGTAGACGATGGTGTTGACACGCTGAAAGAATACGATATCATTATACCATTCAAGAACTTATTCAACGAAATGAGTTCGCGTGACACATCAAAAAAAGTCACAAACGCCATCAGAGTTAAAAGAGAACGAGGAGAATACTATGCGAGCGCGCCATATGGCTATATCAAAGATCCTGATGATAACATGCACTTGATACCGGATCCTCGTTGCGATTGGGTTGTTACAAAAATTTTCGATTTGTATAAGCAAGGGGTAGGGGTCACAGACATTGTTTGGCAGCTTGAGGAAGATGGTATTCCTTCTCCTTTGAAAATGAGAGGATGGAAAAATCCGCACGATAGCCGAAAAAACAAAAGTGTTCATTTCCAGACACCTGATGATGCACCTGACTGGAAAAAATCAACGATATACTCTATCCTGCAGAACGAAGTTTATCTCGGCCATACCGTTTTAGGAAAAACAAAGAGAAAAGATTTTAAGAAAAAAATCAGCTGCAAACGTCCTAAATCGGAATGGCATATCGCGTACAACACACACGAGGCTCTGGTTTCTCAGGAAACATTTGACGCATGTCTAAAAAGAAAATACGCTCAACGTCCAAAATCTAACGGGGCATATAAGAATATTTTTTCCGGCTATGTGTTCTGCGATACATGTGGAGCTCGGTTGGTCACAAATAGCCTCAATCTATCGTGCGGAACCTATCAACGATTTGGAAATAAAGCTTGCCAGAGACATGGCATCAGATATTCTGATCTTGTTGAAATCGTAAGAAATCGTTTGAATTTTTATCTTACGATGGGAAGAGACGAAAGGATTCAACTCGTCGAAAAGATAAGAAGGGAACGTGGCGAAACAAATCGAAACGAGGAAATCCAGTCAAAAATCGATGAGCTTAACGATCAAAACGAAAAAACAAACCTTGCAATCTCAACCGCTATTGAAAATAGTGTGAGCGGGCTTCTCAATCAAAAGACACTTGAAGCGCTCCTGATTAAATACAACAATGAGATCAAGATTCGTGACTCTCAAATTTTTGAACTGAAGAACCAACTCGAGACCAACCTCGATACTCAAGCTTTCAATGATTTTGTTGATAATCTTCCATACGATCACCCGATTACGACCTTAACACGAAGAGACGTAGAAACCTTTATCGACCGTATTGAAATTTCGCATTTCGACGTTGATAATTACAAAAACCAGAAGGAACTCAGAGTCAAAGGGCAAAAACAAGTGGTAAAAATTAAGTATAAATTTTTCCCAAGGAGTTTATAA